CAGATGTTAATGCTTGCCTTTCAGCTTCCCTTAAATCTTTGTGAAGACTTGTAATTTCATCTTTAAATTTTTTTGTTTCTATCCTTTCTTCTAATGTAAGTGGTGGGGCCTTTTTTAATGCTAATATTTCATTTCGTTGGTCTTGTAATTGCTTTTCATAATCAAGTTTCAATTCTTGCATCTTAGCTTGTATCTTATCCAGCTGCTTTGCTGATGAAATAGAAGTTTTTGATTGCTGTCTTTGGGTTCTATCTATTAATTCGTAGCCCTGTAGTTTTAATTTCCTGGCCCATCCCTTAATTGAATAATCGCTTGTGTCAAACTGGATGGCTAATGTTGCTAGGTTAGGGAACTTATTTGTGTCGTTATAGGCCTTCACAAATTCCACTTTGTCTAGTTTATCAAACTTGGTTTTTCCGCTCAAAACTGACCTTCCTTGGATGTATTACAATGTAAAACATTATTATAGCATACACAGTTTTACGTGCAAGGAAGTGTTGTTAATTAGGCCGCATTGTCGAGTTTTTTAGTCCACATACCTTTGATGTTTTTTCGTTGGGTCTTCACGCCTTCCACATAGTCCAAATACTTCATGGTATTTTTGATGTCCTTGTGGCGCAAGCTATTCTTAGTTCCATGTATATCTTTAGAATTGTTGTAATACCTAACACCGTAAGTATGCCTTAAACAGTGAAGGCCCTTACTATGATTCGGTGTGAACTTATACCAAATCCTTCTAAGTGTAGATGTATTCAAAGGAAATAGGGCCTCGCTATCTGGTATTTCCCTGATGTAGGCAAGAAGTTCCTTATAAAAAACTGGTGGCAATATGGCCATACCGTTATTAGAATTTTTCCTTCCTATTATGTAAACACCGCCATTGTGAATATGTTCTTTTTTAATAGCTGCTAATTCACATTGTCTTGCACCAGTATAAATGAGAAGGCCCATAATTATACCATTTCTGGTGCCCTTGGCTTCGCCTCTTTTCGCAAGGAATATTTTTAGTTCATCATCATTTAAAAATTTATTTGGGTTTAACATACCATCACCATCCTGTTATTAACATTCGACTAGATTAATTGTGTACTCCATACCTTCAATTTCTCTTTTAACTTTTTCTATTTTTCCAAGTATGATTTCTTGCTGGACAGTCATTGCTATTGCATTTAATCTGTCGCACTCTTTTTCATAATCTTTTAGTTCTTGCTTTGCTTTACTTAATTCTACTTTCATCTGGTCTATCATTCTTACTTACCTTCTCTTATATAATTAATTCTGTTTATTGCACCTTTAATTGTGTAGTACATACCACCAGCACAGTAATCAGTCATCGAATCATTAACATCATTTTCACGTCTAACAACAATAAACAAACAATCATTTTCTTGGTCATGGGCTTCAACTACAACACCATCAATAGTAGCAGTAAACACATTGTCATTACTAACCATTTTCTTACCAAATGCTTTTTCTATTTTTTTGATTACTGATGTTGTTTGCATTTTGTCCCCTTCGGTTGTTTTGTTAATACTATAATATCCTACAATGTAGGAAAAGTAAAGCGAATTCGTGCGTGTTAAGTCACTAGAATTCTTACAATGTAGGATTATTTATAGGTTTTAATAAGAGTGGGCCTTTGATTCGGGTTGCATGTTTAGGCCCACTCGATGCTGTTCCTTATAGATACCATCACACCAAAATAAACATGCAGTTTGTTCCCTTCTAATATTCTACCAAAGGAAATAACTGGAATAAAGGTTTATTTTAGGGAATTAGCTAATTCTTTTTGTCTATTTGCTAATTCAAGGTCACCTTCCAACCTTTCTATGGTTTCAGATTTAAATTGTGGTAGCATCTTAGTAACTTTATCTTCTACTGTTATGCCAGCACCCAATAAGTTTAGAAATTTTTCAAACCTACTTAAATGTACAAACAGTTCAGATTTACAATCCATACCTATCAATTCACCAAAAGGTGTCTTGTGCTTTTGCTCATATAAGTACATCAGTAAAATACCATTTCCATATATCTTTGTTTTAAGATTGTATTGGGTATCTTCAAATTTAAAATCATACCTGGTCTTTTGTTCTGAATCAGTTTCTTTATCCTTATTAAAGTTAAGAACCTTTAAATTTTTTTCTGTGTCTTCACTCATTTGCCACCTTCACCTGTTGCGTCTTGAACGCCATCATTATTTGTAATTCTTTTGATACCTATATACTCAAAGCTTCCATCTTTCCTATCTACAGTATCACCACTTGCACGGCCACGTTTCATTATAGATTTATGTACATGATTGCAGTAATATTCAACAGCGTACCTATACAGTTTTTCATTATCATTCCATTTCTTAAGTTCAGGGCCTTTATATGGGCCAGACATCCCGTAAGTACCGTCATCATCTAAGTCATAACTATTTTCACCTTTACCAGCGTGCATAGGCGGCTTATCTATTTTTATATCAATTGATGTACCAGTTCTGTGCCATAAACCAAAAGGTACACGTGTCCTAAAGACGAACCATTTCTGGATAAATACTTTATCAAGCTGATATTCTTTCCCACGAAATATGAAATGTATCGGTGAATAGTTATCGAACATTTCCCTACCATTGTAATGGATAGATTTACCAAAGAGTAATTCAATAGGTTTAAAATACCAATGCCAACCGAAACCAGATTCCATAGGTTTTTCACCCCAGAAAATTCTACACTCTTTTTCATACCAATAGAAACCGTACTGTTTCCCAATACCCCACTTCCACCATTTAGGTCTTGGAACTGTTAAATAAAGTGAGAAGAAAAGTAAACCAAATATGAAACTAAATGATGGCCCATAATCTTCATAATCGAATTCAACTGAAAACCTACATGCTGGGCCAGAACACAACTGGTAGTGAACTCTTGAATTGTGGTGCTTATCGTATATCCAACCACGAACATTAAACCACCTTTTTTCGTTATCTTCTTTCTTTAAATTTTGATACCTATGGTGCATAATTATTTCCCCTTCTCAAATTTACAATTATATTATTTTTCTTTAGTCCATTTCAATCTACCCTTTAACTTGTAGTTTATAGCTACAAGGTCTTTAGCATATTTAAGTGTATTGGTAATAAAATGGAATGTGCCTTGAACATCACTAACAGAATACCTATCTACACCTTGATAAGAATAATGCGTTATTTTTGCATTTCTAATATATGTATTTTCAGGGTTTAGTAATTTATACACAGCTACTACCTTCACTTGCAATCCTTTATTTTAATAGTTTCACAAACTGTTCTTCTGTTAAAACTTCAACCCCTAATTTTTCGGCCTTACTTAGTTTAGAACCAGCTTTTTCACCAGCAACAAGATAATTCAAACTTGCACTAATACCCTTTATTTCACCGCCATTTTCTTTTACTATGTTTTCAAAGTGGGGTCTACTATTACTTAATTTTCCTGTGAAACAAAAAGATTTACCTTTAAGGTTACTACTTTTTAATTTCTTTTTAACAGGTTTACTTATTGTTAAGTAATCCAAAAGTTCATCTATAACTTTTCTCTTTTTACCCAACCAATCTATAATAAGCAAGGCCCTTACCTTTCCAAGTCCAGGAACGCTGCAAATTTCTTCTTCACTCATTGATGTTATTTTTTCTAAAGTATCATAGCCAGCGTCAATTATAAATTGAAAAATTGATTCACCAACATTCGGTATATTTAAAGCACTAAGGAAAATATGTAACGGTATAACATCATGTTCCTGGAAAGCTAGAATATTCAATGCGGCTTTTTCTTTTACACCGACTAACCCTATATGGTCATGCTCTAATTCAGTATATATTAAATCTTCAACGCTTAATTTATAAAGGTCACTAACTGTTGAGATAATGTTAGCTTTAAACATTTGCTGTATTCTCTCTGGGCCAATCCCTTTTACCTTAAAATGATCTTTTATTTTATCTGTCCATTTACAAAGGTCACCAAGTTTTCTGGAATCACACTTTAAGTTTGTACAAACTAAGAATGGCCCGTCAACAGCTGTCTTACCTTTGCACATCGGGCACTTTCCTGGTGGCATCTGTATAGCACCCCTTTTAACCCTAGTTATAACTTTTCTTATTTGTGGTATCACATCGCCTGACCTGAAAACTTCTACAACATCGCCTTCCATCGGTTCCCTGTTTGGCCACAATTTTTTTATTGTATCCAAGTTTGCTAATGATATATTTTCAACGGTCACACCTAAATCAACTGCTTTAACTTTTGCAACAGGTGTAATTGTTCCTACTTTTCCCATTGACCATTCAATTGATTTTAATGTTGTAGTGGCCATTGGGTAAGGATACTTCATAGCTATAGAATATTTAGGGTTACCACTGGGGTCACGGCCTAGTGCTTTTTGAACACTCATTTCATTAATTGTTATTACAATACCATCAGCTTCAAAATTTTCTAAGTGCTTTTTCTTATTCTTTCTATGATAGAAACTTATGATGTCATCAACACCATCTAGCACTTCAAATGCTACATTCTTAAATCCGAGTTTCTTTAATAGTTTAAATTTATCTTCTTCGGTTTTAACATCTGTAGATAATGTTTCAATCCCATAGTACCTTAAGGACATTAAGTGGCACTGTGATTCACCTTTAAATCTTTTTGCGATACCAGCACCAGCGTTTCTGATATTCTTATAATCTTTTTCTAAATATTTCTTGTACCTGTCCCTTGGTATAAGGGCTTCACTTGTTAAAGATGTCACTTGCCAATCATCAATAACTGATTTGAAGTTCTTCATTTGCATTACGTTTCTTGTAATGTCTTCACCAGTTTTACCGTCACCCCTAGTAACAGCATTTATGAACTTCCCTTCTTTATAATAAAGGACAATGGCCATGCCATCATATTTAAAGCTGGAAACGAAATTGCAGCTTTGTAACTTGTTTTGCTTTATGAATTTAAAAAGGTTATCGAAAAATGGGCCGTTGTCTTCATTGATTACATCAATTTTTTTTAATGATGCCATCGGTATAGTGTGCTTAAATTTTTTCCACGGTGTTTTTTCATCCAGTATTTTACCTGTGGCATTAATACCAAATTTTTTATCATACTCCATATCACTCATTAGTGGTTCACCACGTTCATAAGCTAAATCTATTTTCTTTTTACTCATTTCTTATTTCCGACTCTGTTAAAAATTCTTCTTAGGGTGTACGTTCTTAGTATTGATACAATAGTAAATATTATTGACATTGTTAAATATGCCCAATGTTCTTTGTTCGCTAAAGGGTTCTTTAAAAATGTCCCTATCAAATAATAATTAAGTATATATGTTATTGGAAGGCCAACGATTATATTTGCTTTTGATTCCATTAATGAATGTAACTTAGTTTGCATCTTTAATCCTTTCTTCTGGCCACTTACCTTGCTTCAATCTTTCGGTTCCATCCCATCCCATTCCCTTTAAAATATCTTCAATAGGTCTAACTTTTTTACCCTGCATCTCAAATAGGATATGGTCACGTCTAATTTCATATTCAACGGCAATATCATTTGCATCAAAATTATTTCTTCTAACCTGGTCAGCGCACCAAGCTTTCTTGCTTACTTCCTTCTTATGATTTGAGCAAAAATTATTATTAGCAAAAAAGAGACAATTAAAACAATGGTCATATTCAGTGCTTGCCATAATAGGCCTTTGCTGCTTTCAATAATAGTTCCCTCAATTGAGTTACTTCATCTTTAGTCATCCCACCTTTAAGAAGTTCTTGAATTATATTTTTATCGTAAGGATGCAATGACTGAAAATGTTCTAGCAAAGAATTAATAGTTTTCCAAAATTTTAAGTGCCTTGCTTTTTCCATTAAATAAGTCCTTCCAGTTCTTACTGGCATCATGATAACCATTCTGGAATCTTTGTCTTCCAGGGCCTTAATAACTTCACCCATGAATTTTATGTGGTGCTTCTGAATAGGGAAGCCACTGTCTTGACACATTCTGTTAATAAATTCCTTCGGTGAAGGCCTCTGATAGCTCATTTACGCTTCCCATTTTTGGCCTTGGCATTGGTACGAATTTTTGCTTTAGGCTTCTTATTCACGCTAAAATCTTGGTCTTGTGAATATATATCATCCAACCGTGGGCCATATTCCAGCATTAACCTTATATCTTTCTTTTTAAGTCCAGTAACATCATGCAAAAGAAGCACAGCAAGGTTAATTTTTTCAGGTCTGGAACACAGCTGTTTAAAATCTTCGCTGATGGTTTCTACTGTACTTGACATATTTACCTTCCTTATAAAATGGTGGACGTGACGGGAATCGAACCCGTGTCCAGAATCGTAATCTTAAAATCGTTTACAAGCATAGTTCTATTTAAAGTTGAACTTCTTTATGGGGGCACACCAAGGTGTACCGACTCCACCACTTTATTTTTAAGGAACAAAGAAACCTACACCCTTCTGACATTAGGTTAGTGTGAACCCTTATGACTTATTGAATCCGCTAGTCACCAAAGCTGGTTTCCCCAATTCTGTTTCTTGGTCTGGGGAACCTCATTACCTAAAAACTAAAATTAAGCGGCCAGTAAAACTGGTTGTGCCTTTTTAGCTTTATAATCAGCAAGCGAAACTACATTGTTTTCGTTTATGTTTCGGTCAGCTTTTTACGTGGCCAACTGACCAACCACGGCTTGAAGATAATTGTCCTACTAACCCTGTCGAAACCTTAACACGCCCATTTATTTTAATTGCTACTTGTATTAAAACTGTTATCAGATATTGATTTACCGAAACCACCTGTGTTCTTTTTATCCTTCGGTATTACTTCTTCTTTAATCAAAGTAATCTGTGGTTCATCAAACCAACAAGGTTCAGCTGGCCTATACTTTTCTTTGTCCACTTTTTCTGGGGTAATACAAACTTTTGTGCATGAGTAAAGCCATTCAGCAAGACCAGTACAAATACCATCAAAACCGCTAATAGAATCTTTGCATCTATCACCCAGTTTAATTTTAGCATCTGGAATCATGCCATCCTTATCAATAACATTTTTTTCCATAAGTTCAGCTTGCGGTAAATCAATATGTATTGCTTCGTGCGCCTTACCTTCATGTGAACCTTCTGGTTGAATCCCGATTCTTGCAACACCGTAAAGGTAGTCATGCCTAACAACGACAATACCAACTATTTGCGTTACCTTATCTTTGGCCCTATCACCAGTTTCAACTTTTAGATTTTCTTCACTCATAATTTATTCCCTATACTAGTTTTCCACCAGCGGCTTCACGGTTTTCTTTCTTATGGTCAGCACGATTTGCATTGTAACTAAATTTTTCAGCTAACGAACCGCCCAGGTCTACATTAGCAGCACCAGCAACATCAAAAAGCCTGATGAATGTATCGGCTATTTCAACATCAAACATCTTACGGTGTGGTAAGTGGTCATCCATTAAACCTTTACGGATACCTTCTAGGGATTCACTAACTTCTGAATGTACTAATGATAGCTTTGTGGAAATTACCATTAGTGCTAGTTTCCTAATATCTTTTTCAGTTAAAGATTTAGACCATTCAACCATTAATGTCCTGGCCGCACTTAGTTCAGTTTCGTTTAGTGGTTCTTCCTTGTTAAAAACAAACAACCAGATTTTTTCTATCTTAGACCACCAACCAGCATCAACGTTAAATTTATGGATTAAATCTGTAAGGCTATTTAGGTTTTCAGTTTGCCCTTGAACAAGTTCTACTCTTAATTGTTGTTTGTCATTACTCATTATTTCCCCTTATTGTTTTTAAAGTTTTATGTTTCCATCTTTTGCCATCTATTGTTTCACACCAGTCTAAAAAATCCATGAAGCTAATGTACTTCTTTTGCATCCTGAACATTTGGCAATACTCTGGGAAGGTGCCCTTCTTTATTTTCTTTTTCTTTAATTTTCTTTTTGGCATACCCCTTCCTTAAAATTGGTTTGCATTCGGGATGCGCATTTGGCCAAATCTTTCTAATTAATTTATATTCCATTCTTCTTCTTCCTAATGTGGAAACCCTTAATTTTTAAATCACGCTGCTTATCTGTTAATTCAATTACAGCTTCTTTAATATAATTTCTAGGTTCTTCCTTGTTACCATCATCGTCTTCTTCTTCATTATCATCACTGTAGTAGTGTGGTTCTGGTTCTTTAAATATTTCATTAAAAGCATCACTCATACATAAATGACATGTAGTATGGGCAATATTTTCAAAATCTTCCACTTCTGTTTTTATATCATTACCAGCTAAAGCAGCATGGACAGCATGACGAAAACAAAGTGTCGAATCATTTTTATTAAGTGAATATCTTATCTGAAAATTTATGTTCATTTCACTTTATACAATTGCCCATTGTCTGTAAGAAGAATACCGTCTAAATGCTCAACTTCATGCTGAACACAGATAGCTTGTACGCCAACAGCTATTGCTTCCCTTTCTTCACCGTCAACAGTTTGATATTTAAATTTTACCCTTGCCTTTCTTCTTGTCTTAACAGCGTACCCTGGAAAAGATAGACACATTTCTTCAAACTTCATTCTTCCAGTAGCTTCAACAATTACTGGGTTAATATAAACCTGCATACCATCTTTTTGTTCGCGGCCATCTGTATCAATCATCTTGCCTTCAATACAAATCATTCTAATATTAATTCCTATCTGTGGTGCTGCTACACCATAGCATCGGTTTACTTTTGCAGTAGCAATTAGTTCTTCGGCCCACCTTTTCAGTATGTCATCAAATGCTGTTACTTCAACACTCGGCCTTCTTAGGTTTTCTATATCTTCCTGGCTATTAAATTTTAGTATTCTTTTTGCTGGAACCACATTAACTTCATCTTCAAAGAAAGGAACTTTAGCGTGTGTACCATTTCCTTCATTCATTTCAGTGCCCCTTCTATTAGCATCTAAACCATAGGCAAGTCCAAATGCTGATGTCATTAATAACATTCTTTTTGTGCTAGTCATTTGATTTCTTTTTCTTCTTCTTTTTATCAATAGGGCCAGCTAATTTTTTTATTTGCCCATGCAGAAAAGATTGCCAGCTTCTTCCATCTAATTTCTTTTCAGCACGTGCTTTCAACTTAGGGTTAACCCTAACATGTACATGTACTATATCTGTTCTTTTTTCACTCATTTTCTTTACCCGTTATCTTTGATTTCTTAAGTTTCAGTTTCACCCCTATAATAAAGGCCCCGATGAAAGGAACCATCATTAATAAATCTACAATCATGTGGCCTAAACCTAAACCGTGTGGGCATTGCATATTATATTTCCTTACCTAATTAAAAAATGGGATTACCAAACAGCTTGGTGGTAAACAACGGGCCTTAATACCGATACACCCAAAAACACTTAATCCAAGATTTGAAAAATTTTTGTACCTTTAACAATCTAAACTTTGTCGGTTCCCAATATGGGTAACTCTGTACTAATCTTTTCTAATCTAAATTTTAAACCTTAACGGTTAACCTTTTACCTTTCATAGTCAGAATCAAAATCTGATGCCCACTTTTGTAGTGTAGGCTATTCTATTTGTCAGATGCTCTACCAGATTGAGCTACAACTTGATAAGTTGATAGGATTTGAACCTATAACACCCTGAACTATTTTATGGCGGGCCTTTTTATTTGTTGCCCCTCAAAGGTGCTAGTTATACCCAAACTAGCAAGGGGGTATTGTCTGTTGTATTCGTTTGGCAATCCCATTAAACTTTATAACGTAACGTCTTCTTCAACTTCTATTTCAGTTTTTGAATTACTTTCTGAAAGAACAATGTCAACTTCACTTTCAAAAGTATCAATCTTTTCTTCTAGTGTTTTAATCTTAGCTTCAATTTTAAGTGGGTCAATAACTCTTAATTCATTGGCCTTAACAAAAGCATTAGATATATTTTCAACTTCTTGTGTTTTGTTTTTTGAATCTGAACCAAGGTTCTGGGAAACCATAGCATCAATTTTTTCATCTAATTCTTCACGTGCTTCGGCAATCAATTTATCATTTTGCTGCTTTTGCTTTTTCAAAGTAAGTAATAGTTCTTTTTCGTACTTAACTTGATTTTTATATTCAATAGCTTCGGCAACAGAAATTGCTTTTACACCTTTACCACTTCCAACTTTTACTTTTGTCTTAAGATTGGAAATCATAATAGCTGTCTTAATTGAAGCACGTCTTTTCTGTAACCCAACTACAGCATCATATCTTGATTGCGCTGTTGATTCAAATTCCTTTATGTCCATATTAGAACGTAAAGCTTTGCCCTTATATTTTTCCTGGGAAACATCTAGTGCGTTTAATTTTGAAATAGCTGAACCAATTCTGGCATCAATAAGTTTTAATTCTCTTAGTCCACGTGTGACTGACATCTTTTGCATTTTTAATCCTTTGTTTTTCAATTCCATCAACTATCAACACCAATTTTTTATAAAATATAATACCCGTAAGATTACCTGTCAACTAATTATTTGGATGCATTTGGATTTCTTTCTAGTGACACCATTCCGATAATATCAACTATTCGTACACCCCTTTGCATCGCTGCACCACATACGGTTCTAAATGTATCTTCTAAATCATCCAAAGATACGTAACCATCCTTCATTTCCAGCAATAGTTTATCCCAAACTTCTATACCATGGTGAACATCTACTATTGCGAATGGGAAGTTAGGTGCTATTTTCCTTGCCAATATTTTGTAGTCTTCCTTCCTTTCATCATCATAAGAAGGTGGCAAACTTATATTATTAATAAGGACAGAATGTTCTGATATAGCTACTTTGGGCATATCCCAAAAATACCTAGAAAGGAATCTGTCTTCTTCTACTTCTGGAATTCTCATTGGGTGTATTTTTAATTGTTTCATACTATTGAAGTGAACCTTGGCCAGCATTACTATTGTCTTCACCATCACATTCGTCATCTTCGTTGCTGTGCTGGTAAGATAGTATCAACTGACCCAGCTTAATAACCCCATTTTCGTCTTCATTGAAATCATCTATAACAGTGTTACCTTCTTCAATGTAGGCCAATGCCTGGTTAACGAAATTAGTATTAAGTCTGTTATTTAAAACTTCAATCAATAGTTTTAGTGCTTCGTTTTCATCACGCCAAGGTTTCAGCTGGGTATCAATAACTTCGTGGCACATCTTAGATGCATTCTTATAAAAGAAACCCTGCTTACCAACCTTCATGTCATCACACCATCGGTCTATTGTTTCTTGCAGCGGTGGCCTTGGAATATCGTAATACCCTATAGGGAAAGATGCTGTCTTACCCCTGTGGTCGCAACGGTTGCAATTACTGCTACCATCAGGAATCTTCTCTGTTTCTACATCTGTTGAATTACATTTAGGGCATACAATTTTCATTTTTAGTTCCTTCTATCATCTTAGATTCGATTACATCCTGGCAAAGTTCTATACATTCATTGCATATATGAACTGGGTTACCCTTATCACCTTTTTGTTCGGAATAATTCGGGCCACCAGCAATTAAACTATTTACCATGCTTGCACCTTTACCGCAAAAAGAACAGTGCAATTCTTTAATTTTTATTTTGTAGCTATTAGCATTGACTGGTACAATAGCATACTTGTCTAGGCCTAAACCCATTTGTAGGACAAGCCTTCGCATACCGCAATTTTCACCTTTAACGCTTTTATAGCTGCTATCTTCTGGGACTATGTTTGCAAACTTTTTTAATTCCTTATCAGTTAATGGCACCCTTGGTTCAATTACCTTTACAACTTTACCTTCAACTACATACCTATCACGCCAATTAGCTATTACACCTTGGCCCACTTTAAAATGTTCCGGTGTCGGTTTACTAAAACCACATACTGAACAATCACCGCCTTCCTGTTCAATGCTTTTAGTATCCATCCTACAGTAGTTACAAAACTCTATAATTATATTATTCATTTATATTTAATCCTAATTTAAAATCTTTACCCATCTAATGCACTCGCATTTTTTGCACTCATACCTTTCATAGCTAAGTGGTAAGAATCCTTTTTCTGGGCTAAACTCGAATTTATGTTCACAGAAGATTTGTTTGATTTTTTTAATTAGACCGAACATCCTATTTACCAACCTTCGCATTTAAATACTTAATGATGAAATCTAAGTTACTACAGAAATTTCTAAACCCACGGCCACGACTTCTGGCATAGCTTTCACACTGTCCATTATTTTTAGCAACGTACATCTGAATCTTTTCTTCTTCACTTAGTATGGGTATGCCAGTAGCATCAACTTTTAAATTCGATTTAGCATCATGACCCATTCTTTCCCTAATAGAAATCATTATTAGTCTTCTTGAAGTATAAACATCGTCATCGGTTAAATCAGTGAACTGCCCGATGTGGCATTCAATATCCTTCACCAATTCAGCGTGGTGTAAACTACTCCAATCATCAATGGGAATTATTTCTCTATTCATTTATTATCATAAACACTATTTATTAATTTCTCTATTCTGAAACTACTTAATAAATTCCCTATCGTCCAACCGATAGAAAAACCAACTATAAAAGATAGAAAGCATAGTAACCAAATCTGTACTAACATATCTTCCATTGGTTACCTCAATCACTTATCAAAATCTAGTTTCACAATCTTCATCATGTTCACCTGTAAAGTTATTCAAACACGTACAGTTATATTTTTCAGCTTCCACAACTTCAATTCTAATTTTCAACTTACTACCTATAGGCATTAACTTCCTAAGCTTATTCACCCTAGCTTGATCTTTGCTATCCATAGCATTGTACAGCGATATATGAACAGCTTTACCTATCCCTTCATTAATTACATCAACCCTTCTAGTTTCATATTCTATAACATTGGGATTCGCTGGAACAGGTTCTTTTACTGACCAATGGATAGTGCAAAGCCCATAGTGATGTACTGCACTTCTTCCTAGCTGCACCTTCTCTTCTTTGGTCAATTCCCTTGAAGTGCATACAAACACTTCATGACTTTTTTCAGCTTGACTGTCTGAAACAGAGTATTCTATTTTTAAAGAGTTTAAATAATTTATTACATCTGGTTGGTCAGTCACTTTATTACCTCTATTAAAATCATACTCTCATATTCAGTTACCTTTTTTATTTCCGGTATATTGTAATCATTTATTAACCCATACTTTTTTAACGACTCTAAAAGGTGAGATATGTCATGGACTGTTTTTAGCTCTGTTCTAGTCGCTAATGGGAAATGATATACATGTTCTTCTTTTAATCGAACAAACTTAACTTCCTCGCCCTCATGCAAAACTGTTAAGCCTATAGGTTCTTCTTTCTTATATTGAATATCTAAAATTTTCATTTACTCAACCTGTTCAAATACATGCCAAACAGTTCCGTTGTCAGGGAAAACAGTATTGACATACTTCAAAAAATTACTTGTATTATTAATAGGCCAACCAGTTCCAAATATCTGGAAAGTTCTAACTTCTGTTTTTGTTTCTTTCGGATTAACTCTTACCCATATATACATTTCATTGCCTTGTACATTAGCGCAAATAACTTCACCACCAATTGGTATGGCTACTTCACTACAACTATAACTTTCTAGTTGGTACTTCAATATTTTTGTGAACTCCTCTTTCTTCTTTCCATGAATAACTACAGTTTCAGGTGGAACAATTTCTATTTCATGTGTCTTACTATTCATTCTTATAACTGAAAGCCCGTAATAGTAAATGTTCTTTTCTATTTCACCTAATTTTCCTTGTAACTTTTCTCTTATGTGTGACATTATTAATCCTCTAATTCCCAAAGTTCTTTTTCTAAATAATTAAATTCTGTTTCTGGTATCTCTTTGAATACTCTCTTTAATAAACTGATATATAATTTCTGGTTCTTATTTCTTTTTACTTCTTTATAAATCGAGCATCTTCCACCATCAACATCATAAAGCTTTAATGCATTCTTTAGAATCGAACTTCTTGCTTGATGGGTAGGATTTTCTACTAGGGCCTGGTAACAATCAAATAGGGTTATCCTTACTGGAATCATCTTTGTAACCCTAAATCTATTATCACGGCTTTTAGTAAATTTGCCCATCACCTTCACCTTTTTTCGTATGAAGATTAAGCCTACCAGATTAGGGCAAGTGAGTCAATATAGATGGATGCATTCGGATTGATTTTACTTAGGGTTAGGAACTATGGGCACCCCGTTATCAGGCACCCATAAGTTAACTATCTAAAACTAGTTAGTCTATTTTTCTCGGCCAGCTTATAGTTATGGATTTCCCTAATCATTTCTATGTACTGTTCCCTTCTATTTTTGCGGTCAATCATGTGCCTTAAATCAAGACACTTCTGGAAGAATTTATCAACACCCATAGATGTATTCTTGGCCACTAACGCTAAAGCAAAGATGAAACCAGAATCAGCTGGGCCAACCTTGTCATCTTTACTTATCTCATTTATAAAGTGAAATAGTTTAATAGTTTCTTCCTTATAGCTCAACACTATTTCACCTTCGTCTAACGCCCTGATGGTGCTACCACTTACATTGAATTCATGCAGTAGCCTTACAGTATTTGTGAAACTAAATTCCTTTGGTATATTCTTTTCATAAAAGGTCTTAGCTTCCTTTAGAACCGGATTACCGCTTTTTAAAAGCATAGTCACTTTGTCATTTAAGCTGTGTTTGATTCCAGCTTTATTTACTCGATGAATGTCACGCCAATCAACATTGTTATTAGAATCAACAATATAATAAATAGGCGCACCCATTTCTTTACAGGCCGTAAATCTGTGCTGTCCATCAATAATACTTTTGTTCTTGTCAACGATAAGTGGGAACTTATGAAATTCAAATTTTTCCTGGTTCTGGGTAATCAACTTGTTTACGTTCGCACGATTCAAATTTCTATTGAAACTTAGAAAGTTAAATTCTTTGTAGTCTTCTGAAACACGAATCTTTCTGGGTGCTGGGTACTTACTTGTGTGGCATTTTCTTCTAGGCATAAATTTAATCCTTGTTAATTGGTTAGTTCGTTCATGGCCTCTTTATACTTGCACCACAGACTTTTACAACAATTACAGATAAATTTTATATGCTTTTCCCATTAAAACTTTACAATATTAAACATTGTAACCCAAAGATTACAAAATGTAATGCCACTTTCATTCATCATCTAAATTTCGCATAAAAGTTAGATTCATCAATTGCTGGACAGACTTAACACCTTCTGTCCAAGCCGCAACATATTCCTTATTTGTCGAATAAGCTATAATGGTGCCTTTCTCTAAATCGTCAACTTGTGCTTGGATTTTATCATTAACGTCATCTGGTACAGACAGTAAACCATCGGGGTCTATATCCCAGTAGCAAAAAGCATCCCACTTACACTTAACTGGTTTGGAGCTATATAACCCTTCTTGCACGCTAAAGCTGTTACCATAAACTATACGTTTCTTAGCCATTATTTCCCTTTATGTCTGTTTGTAGAATGGTGTTTCTCTTTTTTCTGCATTTACAACTTTAGTCCACGGGTATTTCCACTTGTAGACATACTTAATATTTTTGACCTTAAGTCCTAAAGATATGCCACTACTTAATAATGATGCACCCATCATTTCAGCTTCGGTTATAACGCCAATACGTTGTTTCAAACCTATACTAACTAACCAATCATTACATAATTAAACTTACCCCTTCCTATGAAACATGTCAAACATAATGGATGCAGTTGGATGCTTTTTTCATGCAAAAATATCGTGCGAATATGTAGAGGGGTTGCCTTTACCCAAAACGTCATGTGGCACCCACCAGCGAAGTACCCCCCACCCCTTCGGTTATGTTTTGAAAGCGGGCCGCGTGTGTGCGGTGCTGGGGTAGACCAACGTGGTGACAGTGACTTGGCGAAGGTGCGCACGCTAATGGTTATTCCCGTGCATGTTATGTTTTGGAAATGATTATGTTTAGGGCCATCGTATGAAACATGTTTGATAAGTAGTGCTGGAAGAAGACTTGGCACGTGTGTGGTAATAGCAAGAAGGAAGCCAAAGTTGTGTGTGAGAAAAAAGAGGCCTTTCATATACAAGCCAAGGTGACCCTCATACGTACTGGTTGCATCCTTTTGTGTCCATTAAACATAACTGGAAACATATCATCTTTTTGTTGGTTCTTTTGATTAGTCTATTTATATATATAAATGGTTAATTGTTTTAATCATCATCGTCTTCGTTACTAGTATCTATAATAGGTATGTAGGTATGTGTGCTTTGGTTGCATTTCTTCTATGCTTACTACATCTACTATATATTGATTCAATTGGTATCATTGCTAAACAGTTATTATACTCACATGGTTTATACTGGTTATCTTCATCTATATAGTTATCATTGGTGGTATTAGTTTCCACTGTTTTTTTAAAGTTTTTCCCTTTTGCTGGAGTATGTTTCGGTATGTTATGTTTTTCTCTTAGGTCATCTACTGTATGTTTGCTTATTGTTGATTCTAAGTCTTCTATATAGCTGGGTAGATTTGTTACATCGTTAGTAGTGAGTTCTGGAAATTGTGTTAGTGTGTCTTTATCTATATAGATGTTATGTTCTGATACTTCCTGGAAGATCACTTTCAATGATTCTACATCGCCTACTTTAGTATGTTCTATATGACTGACTCTTATTCTTAAGTCTATTTGGTATATGGCCTCTATTGCTTCTTTGATATTGTTTTTCAAAGTTTTTTCCTTTTTAGGTTTATATAATGTCTTTTTAAAGCTTTCTTCTTTTATTGGTTCTTCTGTATTGCCTGATTTAATTATTTTTAGTTGATGTTCTGGATGTCTTCTAAGTATGTTCAACTTGTTTTCTAATAACCATTTTTCAGCTTCATCATAATCTAATGGTTCAGTTAATGTTAGCTGGTGTTCTTCTTTATGATAAAGGTCTACTGTGTACTCTCTTTTAAAGCTTTCCATTTATTTTCCCTCTGGCCAATTGCTAAACTGTGTTGGGTCATCTGTTATGTATCCTGGTGGTAATGGGCAACCTTGTTGTACTCGGTATTCATCACCTTTAATATGGATAGGTTTACATCTTTCATTTTTTGATATTTGGTTTATTATTGCACCGATTATAAATGTAACTATTGCTAAGATTATAAATGATTTAAGTTTTGACCTTTTTGATTCTTTTGTTAACTGTAGTCCAGCATTTAAACCGACAATATCATTAATGGCAAAGAATCTTTCAGCATTACGTTCATAATCCCAACCGACTAAATACCACTGTTCTTCTTTATGCCATTTATTGGAACCGAAGTGAATTCCCATTGGTTTAACTGTTCTTGTTGATATTTCATTTCTATAATTGGTGTAAACAAACTTTAATATTTCGTCACTCATTTATTATCCTGTATTTTGCTACTATTGATTCTATTGATATTGTTCCCTTCTTCGGTTTTTCTTCTATTAGTTCTTTAAGTACATCATCTAAGTCATATCCAGCTGGAATAATTTGCTGGATAGCATTTCTTAGTGACATCTTTGTACCTCTATTTAAATTATCCCTAAAGATTGCTGTTTCACAATCCATTATAACCATATCGCCATCATCATTAACGGTAAGGTTCCTATTACTACCATATAGATCGGTAAAGTCTTTTTGTGATCTAACATGGGTAACTAAGCTACTTCTAATTGAATTAAAATCTTTCATCAACCATCACCATTATTTAACTTATTGCCAAGGTAGTAACCTATTTCTTACTAAATGTAAAAACTGAAATGGTGGTACATCTAAGATCATTTCAAAACGTCTTTTTCTTTCTAGTTCAACCATTTGTTCTATATGTTCTGGAATCCCAGGGTGTCCCGTTTTTCTACTTTTCTTAGGCCACTGTTCTTTCGGTTTCTTTAGTAGTTCGTTAATTAATCCAAGTGTTGCTACATCATTACCCATTATTATTTCCTTCGTTACCATCTACTGTTTTCTTAGTTTTGTTAAACATATCGAGTATGTTTTTCCTAGCTATATTTAGTTCATTTTCAGTCATCTTCTTTGGTCTATAACGCTCAATTTTATTTTTGGGCATTTTCGGCCTATTATCACTTTTATTTTCTACTTTTTCAACCTTGTTTTCACCAGTATGTTTTTGCTTATTTCTTTTTTTATTTCGGGCACTTATACCATTCTTATTAGACTTCATTTTTAACTTTTTACCTTCCTTAGCTGGCCAACTGCAATCTTTAGGACACCATGTTTCTTGCATGGGTTCTACCCTACTTCTAGGGGGGTTGTGCTGGGGTTGTCGAAACACCTGTTTAAACCTTATCAGTGGCCTTTAAAACAGTTATTAATGTACTCTTGGCCCCTCAATGCTGGAATCACCTACCTGAATCATTGTTGCGTTACAAGACTTATGATTAAACCACACGCCCATTGAATTTTCACCGATGAACACTACATCTTTTTCAGTAATCAAGACACCACAGCATGAACATATTCTGTTAACAACAAACCTACTTTTATTGTTTTGATGAAAGGCCATTTGACTTAATTTCATCATATTTATTCTATGTTCTAAATCCATTTCTTTTCTCATATACCTAACCTTATTTTGTATGTTTTCTTAAAGCACCATAAGCTTCTGGGAATAGTTCAACCATTTTATCGCTTAGTTCTTTTGCAATCCATTGGGCTTCAATCTGTGCATGGGCATCAATTCTTAGTTCGATGAAGTGTTGCCAGTTTCTTAGGTTCCCACTCATATAAAATCTTGTCATAAGGCTTTGTGGAAGTACAGCACGTGCCATTTCCCTAGCTACACCTTCTTTAAGAAGTTTTTCATACAATCCAACTGATTTACAGATATGGTTCTGAATGCTTGTTCTTAGTTCATCACTTTGAACTTCACCATCACTTGCTTGCCTATTACTCTTGGCCTGCGCCCTTAACACTTCTGGAACATAGAATTCTAAATCTTCTGATGTGTACCTTCTCGAAACTTCGTTATAAGCAAATGTTCTGTGTCTATGAATCTGTGATCTAATGAAAAGTGGGCACTCGATAATAAACGTAGCAGTACAATGTTCAAAAGGTGACATGTGTTTATTCTTTGCTAGGTAATCAATAAGTTTATTATCCTTATCATCCAAAACTTCTTTTTCACCTTTGAATGATATTCTTGCTGCATTTACAACTGTTAAATCATCACCCATGTGATTCACATAGTGAACACCCATATTATTCACAATCCCATAATTCGCATCACTCATTTTACATCCTTCTCTTTTAGTTTAGCTGTTACTTCTATTTCTTTACTGTTGCCAATTTTTACTTCTCTTATCCTTACATCCTCAACTTCATGGTACGCCATTTTAGGTTTTAAATATTCTTGAACTGCTTTTATTAAATCTTCTTTTTCTAAAACAACAATCATGTTCTTACCTTTCTTACTACTGGATGAAAAAGCCATTTGCTATCCTGTGTTGTGAAATCATGATAAGTTGTTGCCCCGTTATCCCAATCAATCCTAATTCTTCCAGTGTCACGATAGTACATAGCAACGTGCCCCACATATTGTTTCTTAGTTTCTGGTTCTATATAAGAAACCAACCTACCTTTAATATATTCAAGAAAAGGAAACCTATCAAAAATCTTAACTACTTTTTTGTTTTGTTGTCCTTGGTCTTGGTCTTGGCCTAAATCTGATTCCATCAAAGAATCCCCCTATTTTTTGAATCCAAGCATCTTGAATCAACTCTGATTTTTTATACTTGAAGTATTTATCAACAGTGTCTTCTTTGATTTCTGGTATGTACCTGAACTTTTCTACGCCTGGTTGATTACTATGGATGAATCCTACATCCCATTTACCAAATGGCCAAACCCTAGCTAATGCTTCTCTTAAAGACATAACGTTTCCATCATCCCATCAATTAAATAATAAAGTGTTTCAAGCCCAGCATCCTTATCATTTACTATTACATGATTGTATTCAAACTTATCGCCTAAACTAGTTTCTGAACGGTGGGTGCTATTACCAGATGTTTCCCTATTTTTAACTTGTGGACAGTCTACAAGAACTAATTGGCCACCTTTTGACCTAACAAAACTTCTTTCATTACCAAAGCGTGCATCAGCTATGGCCACATTCTCATAACCATTTTCTTTGATCTTATCGAAAACTATCATAGCGTGAATATCTGGGTCAAAGCAGTCACGCATTATTTCAGTTCCTACTTTTTGTAAAATGTCCCTTGGTGTTTCAAAAGTCATTCCCCTATTAAGAACTTCATCTACTTTTAAAATTATATCATTAGTAATTTTCCATTTATTCACGTCCCTTATCCAAACGCAAATTAATGTACAATGTTTTTCTTCTAATTTTACTGGTGAATCGAATAATTCAAATTTACCTTTTGTTGTGTAGCACTGTTCATGTGTTAAGTTGAAAACTTTCATTGCCATCTGTTTTAAGTTTTCAGCAAAGGCCATTTTTGTATAGCCATATTTATTCACTAAGTAATCAGCAACGGTGTCTTTGCCAGATTCGTATTCACCACCAATACCAAGTATCATAAGTTCAAACCTTTTAAATTAAAGTTAGAAAGATATAAGGTGGGATATTCACCCCACCTGATTTACCTTTTAAGCTGTAGCTGTCTGTGATGATGCTGCTTTAGCTGGGACAACAGTTTTTTGACTTTTGGTTTTCAATTTCTTTTTACCTTTAGTCTTAACTGTAGCAACGGTCTGAACCGCTTTCTTTGATTTTGAAGTTTTCTTCTTAACAACTGGTGCTAATTGTACGGCCTTCGGTGCCTTAGTTGTTTTAATAGTTGGTACTGCTTTTTTTCTTTTAACTACAATTCCACTATCAACTGCTTTCAACGTACCAATGCGGTCTGTGTTCCAAGCGTTGGTAAAGATGTTAAAAATTTTTGTAGCGTTTTCTTTGTTAACGCCACCAACATTCATAATTTCTGTTACAAGTGAATTTTGATTCACTACTTTTGTCTTAGCCATTTTGGATTCTCCAAGGTTATTAAAGCACAATTGCTTTTTCTATTTTTCTGTAAATTCAATAAAACTAATAATGCTACCTTCACTGTCAACCATTGCCCCTAAATTCTGTGGCATCTTATCGTTTTGTATTATTTCTAACCCAAAGAATTTACCCATATTAGGTAATACTTTGTCAAACTTTTTATCGTCCATCGCTGGTATATTGTCAATGAACCATTGCCTTCTTGATGGTGAAACCATAAGGCCCCTAGCGGTCTTATCTTCGCCTTCTTTATCCCTATAACCCTGAACGTAGGCATTGGTCAGTGCTGGGATATTAAGTGCTTTATTCTCGAAATCTTGGCCGTAAACGCTTTCCATATATTCCCACGCTTTAAGCTGTAGCTTTATGTTTTGATTCTTCATCCTTGACATCCTTTGCCATAATTTTTCGGATTATACCTTCAATCCTTTCAGCTGCTACTTCGTTACCACTCATTTCAAAAAGTTGTTTTTCCCACAACAGCTTTCCCATCAGTTCATTCTTCTTGTCCAACACCTTCATCTTCCTTGCTTAAATTATCCAGCATTATTTTGTGCAGCTGTTCTTTATTAACTACAAACTGTACTGGAATACTAAGGTCACCAACCTTCATTTCTTCTTTGGTCTTCTTATTCCTAATAATAATTTCAAATGGAACCTTTACCGTTTTTTTCATCTTCCACACCACTTCCTTGTGAATTATTAACCCATATTCCATATTTGAAATTTCTTTCTTTTATTAATTTGGTTAATTGCCTTAGATACTTCTTTTGGCCAGGTTTTTTTCTTCTGTTCATATATACTTGCTGGGCAAGGTTCCTATTGACTTTCTTTACTATAACTATTTCTTCTCTTATATTAGCACATGAAGATGCAAAGAACTCTGACCTTTTTTCTAGTTCTGCATTTCTATCATTTAAAAATTTCCAGTGTATTTGTGCCCACATGAACCAGGCCAATGAAAAAGACATACTAAATATTGTTAAACCTGTTCTTATCATTTACTGCACTTCTTCTGTATCGAACATACTTTCATACCATACCCCAGTTTCATCCCTAACAATCCATTTGGAACCGAATCTTTGGAGCAATACCAAGTTGGCACCAGGGAAGTAACAAAGCTTATAATGCTCTGAACTGTTAGCTATTCGCTTCATTTCATTTACATGACGTATTCGCTCAATTTCTTCTTTTGTTAGACTATACATATACAAATTGTAACTTCATTAAGTGTAAAACACAAAAGATTACTAAAATCCCGACTTTCTTAATATGTCTTCAACAGTCATCACTTCATTAACCATCAACTTAGTTTTTTCAACTAATTCATCTGTTGTTAACATCCTTAAGCTGGAAAGAAACCTTTCTAGCGTTTCCTTTTCACCATTATCAGCGCAATTAATAATCAATCTTGTACCACTCATTACAGCAACCCTTTTATTAAATAAAATACCTAATTGTTATCTCATATATAAAAATCACAATCACCAGCACAATTAAGTAAGCTGTAAGCCTACCCCATTCTTCCCAATTCAAGTTGTGAATCTCATTGTATAATTAATAACAAAGTCTATTTTGTAAACTCTGTTTACTTCACTTCTTATTTTATTTTTCAACAGCATCAAGTTATTCCAATCCTGGTTATCCCTTGGTGTTTCAATATTCATATCAATTGTGAATGTATTATTTTTCAATGTCACATCAAAACTTATGACACTAAAATTGTTGTTAAGTAATTTTTCAATTGTTTTAGTTGTCATTTACTGGCCCTTCTTTTTAATTTCTTTTTACCTTTAGTAGAAACAACGTTTACTGTTTCTGGTAATTCTGCTTTATCCTTAAAGAATACAACTTTACAACCAGGGCACTGGTGGGCCAATGGTATTTTTAATTTTACCCTTCCACTCAATTGCCAACCATTAACTGTAGATTCGCCATATTTAGAAACCATCTTTTTTCTTTCTTCAACAGATATATTTTTCATCTGTACCATTTTAGCTGGGCACTTGTGTACATGTGTTGTTACGGTGTTCGGAACTTTGTATTTTACCATTCTGGTTTCTATAAGTTTTCCTTTACCCATACTTTTCTTCTTGAAAACTTTTGTAACAATGTACGTAACATCATCAATGATAAACATTTCATTTTTCTTTAGTCTTTTAAGGCCAACTTCTTCCATGTCTATTTCAACACCAAGTTCCCTTTCAGTATCCCAAAAATCAAAAGCTGTTACTTTCATTATACAATCAATCCTTTATCAATTACTTTACTTTTTTTATTCTCTTTTGCTTCCTGTGCATGTGTCAGTATTAAAGTCATTCTACCAACAAAAGTCATCAATTCAGCTTGTTCAGTTTTTATTTTAGCTCTATGTTTCCATAGGAACCGCCAAGACTTTACACAACTGGCAACAACTTTGTTTAACTCTAAATCAGTTAAATTATTTATACCAGCATTTTCAAATTCTTGTTTTACTCTTTGCTTTGTTAATTCCCACGATTCATCAAGATTACCTTCACCATCATAAGTTCTACCACAGAGCATACACGATTTATCATTGTACACACCTGATTTTCTTTTTGCTTCAAATTTCATTCGCTGGATGGCCACAACTTTTTGTGGGTGGTGAAGTCTTCCCATTATTGTAGCAGTATCTATAACTTCATCTGGATGAATACCAATGCAGTTTATACAACCTGTTATACCATCATCCCTTAGTTTTTCTTCACTCATTTAATATTCCCTAAATTTCTCATTTGTAAGAAAATTATAATTTAATGTTACTTCTTCCCATCTACCAGCAAATAGTTTTTCTATAGGGCCATCAGATTTTAACCTTCTATATAACAGGCCATCTGATAAACTATAAAGCGTTGTTCCTATCATTTCACTTGCGCTTACAACTTGTTTATGGTGCTTGGCCTTATTTATTTCTTTACCTAATTTATTAAACGCATTAGCTGCTTTAGATGCTGATTCGGCTACAGCATTAATTACATCAGCATGTTCCTTTTTAAATCCCTTCTTCATGAACTTACCCCTTTGAAAACTTCCATATAATCCTTATTGCCTTTTTCTACAAAATCTAAATAAGCAATAGTAGCACGCCTTATAAGTTCATTTCTTGAAACTGGAAAACCTGTTTCTTTGCTAAGTTCTTCAACCTTTTTGTCGATGCGTTCTATTTCTCTGGGTTTCATCGAAACTGAAAAATTCTTTTTTCTTTCTATTGCCCTGTCCATAGTTTCCTAATTCAATGTTATTAAGTATGTTATACTATGTTATCCATTGAATTATTCTTGGTCAAGTTTTTCACCCAAAGATTTTCCTAAATCTACATCTTCTTTTAAGTCAACCCTTGATTGTGCTGCATCCTTGGCCTGCTCATTTAATCTAAGGAATGCTTGAAGTTTCTTTTTATATGTATTGTCACGCATTACTGTTATCTTAACTTTCTTACCATTCATCAACAAATCTAATGGGAATGACCTTCCTTCTCTTACGGCCATTAAAGCCGACTTAGAAAGTGTTAAGCAAAAGTTTTCACCGCTACTTCCCATTTCAATTAATTGTACAGCATCTTCGCCTACCATTTTACTCATAAGTTTACCCCTATCTGTTATATCAACTACATTATCATTGCCCATTAAAACTTCTTGGTAAAAGTCTTAGGCTTATATTCAGAAAGTATTTCAATATTAATTGCTTTGTAACCCTTCTTCTTAACACCTGTCCTTTTATCAACTATTGTTTTACCGCTTTCTTTTATATCGAATCTTACACGTTCACCTGGGAAAGCTTGAACTACAACTTCGTTACCACTTTCATCCTGCATAGTTTGGCCGCGTACCCTTCCATTGAATTCTACGAAACCTTCACGCCCAGGTTCAACATCATTTACATGGAAGAACAAATCATCAAAGTTCCTATCATCAGGTTTTATGAAACCGTAATCTTCTTTAAAATAGACAACATGACCTTCAACCGAATTCCTTACTAATGTTGCATCATTGCCGTTTTTTTCGTGCATTTTTTTTACCCTTCTTAACTTTCTTAGGTTCTTCTAATTTTAAATCCTCTTTAATTGCCACTTGCCAAGCACCCCATAGAGCTACTAAAGCAGCATCAACCCAACCATCATGTGCCTTCTTTGAACCTTCTGGGACAAAGCTAACTTTCGGGAATAATCTATTTGCTGCTATTAGTGCCATTGTTTTATTATCTTTAACTTTTGGTGCTGGTTTTGGTTTCTTAGCAGCTTTCCTTTTTTCTTTTTCTTCTTTGGTTTCTCTCTTTGGATTACTTAATACTGATACCCCAACAAACATTACTTTTTGCCAAGTACCAGGTGGAACCATCATTAATCTTATATTGTTTGATTCCATCATCTGTCTTAAAGTGGCGATTGATTCACCTAAGCTAATAGATTGTGTCCTACCAGCAAAGCCGCCCCCTGTGTTTGGTTTCTCAATGAACGCATATGATATTCTTTTAGCGTACTTCTTCACCCAACTATCAACAGCGTGCCAATCAACTTCTTTTTTTAATCTTGGTGGCTTAATTTTGTCAATAAGTTTCCCAGTCTTTGCGCTTATAACTACAAGGCCACCGTCTTTCCCTGGGTCACCACCTAATATTAATTTACTCTTTTTCAACTTCATACTTATTCCCTTCGGTGGGTTGTTTGCATTCTTGTTTCTTGTATTTTTCAGAAGCTATTAATGCTTTCCCTTCTAAGAAATGAACTTTACCATTGATGCATCTGTATTCAACTGGTTTACTATTTTTTGTAAGTTCATCAGCTGTACACTTTATCATTAAAAGGCATAAGCAAATTGACATGATAAAACCAATCATTTTAATACCTCTTAATCAATTTTTTCTTCTTCTTTTTTGGGGCAAACGGTAAATTTCTAAATATATGCGCTATAACATCTACAGTCCAACCATTGCCTAGCATTTTATATCTTTGTGAATTTGAAACTCCATCTGTGTAATCTTCTGGTACAGTTTGTAACCTTTCACATTCCAATGGACTTAGTTTCCTTATGCTTTCCCTATCTAAATCTACAACACCAGTAAATGACCTAGTTGAATAACCGGCCGCTGGTAAAGTGTGTGCTTTATCTGGGTTAGTGTAGCTTCTATCCTCTACACCATTTTCACCACGGCCAGAGCTAGAATAATTTATTGTTACCATTGTTCTTTGGCCGTGATTATCAACACCTTTAAAATAGTTTGCATCCAAACATTGTGATTTTAATATTCTTTGCTGCCACTTTCCATGGCTTTTTATTACCCCAAAGCCATCATCTTCAAGTATGTCCCTAAGAAATATTTTTTTATCTTTTGGTGGTTCTACATTTGGTATATTAGTCCAATAAAGTCTTCTTCTATTTTGTGCTGAAACTAGGTTTGAATTTATTTCAATAGGTTCAACACCTAAATGTTCTGTTATTATGTCCTGCCATTCCTGTTTCATCCATACATTTTCTAATAAGAAGAATTTAGGTTTTGTTTTCTTTAGTATTCTTACAAAGTCAAAAAATAATTTTGAACGTGGGTCATCAAAATTTAATTGTTTCCCAGCTACACTAAAACCTTGGCATGGCGAACCAGCTATAAGTAAATCAATATCTTTAAATTTTTTACTTTTAGCTTTTAATTTTGTTACATCACCTAATTGTTTTGTATCAGGGAAATTTCTTTGTGTTACTTTTATAGCATATTTGTCTATTTCAGAAGCATAGTATTTATCTATATTAATACCAATTTTTTTAAGTGCTAATTGACCACATGACATACCATCAAATAAACTTAATACTTTTATCTTTTTTTTCTTCACTACCAATGTCTCACAGTAATTTTTTCAGCGTAATCGTCATGCATACAAACATCCCAAGACCAGCTATTATCTTCTTTATTAAAAATACCGTAAGTATGAACTAATTCGCTTTTTTCACATCTTGCATTATGTAGGAACTGTTCTTCTGTTGGCGTATTTTCTCCATCGTTATCCCAACCTTCCAACCAGAATGCTTTAACAAAAGTTAGCGCATCAACGTGGCCTTTCATTAAACTAACATGCGGGCCGCTATCATCACCTAAACTTATTGTTTGTTTTGTTAAATCTAAAGAAGAAATATCAATATTAAATTCCTTATCACGTAAAAGCTGTGCCCCACTTCTTTCATATTCAACATCTAATTCAGCTTCACACATTTCATCATACAAATCATCAAATTCTGCAAAGCATGTTGTGGTCGGGTAGATACCCGATTCATCTGGGTTACCTAACATCTTACTAATTATTTCTGTTCTTCTCTTAACAAATTCTTCCTTGTCCATTTATACCCACTTTGCTGTTGCTGATTTTTTCTTTCTTAAAACTCTTAATGTATGCGGTAAATTTTCTTGTATATTATCAAAATGTGATACCCAAAATATCTGGACGAACCCAAACTTCTTAATTAAAATTGTTGTTATCAACTTCATCAATTGTTCCCTAGCATCTTTATCTAATGACGAATCTATTTCGTCTAAAAACAGTACACGGAAATTTGAACCTGTCTGTCTTTGCTTTAACATCGTAAGTGCAATTCTTACAGCAAACGATACAAAAAATTGGCCCCCGTCACTTTCCATTTCAAATGCTGATTCGTTACCATATTCAATTACTTTAAGGTGTAGTTCATCTTTTCTTTTAAAAAGTCTTTCTTCACCACATTCTTGACATGTGCTTTGTCTGTAACCTTTAGGAAACCGCCAACCACAACCAACACAATCTTCTTCCAATTTCCCTGTTTCTTTATACGCATTAAAAGAAACTTCCATTGGCGTGTTAAATTTTTCTAGGATGAAGTTAACTTCACCTTCAATATCTTGAAAAGCATTTTCTACTTCTTGCGAAGGTATGCCTGATTTGCCAAACATAAAAGCCAGATATTTTAGGTCTTTTATCTCTTTATCAAGAACTAGTATTGAGTTATCAATTTCTTCAACCCTAGATTTAGCTTTCTTAATTCTTACAAGATTTGATTGGTATTGTCCCAGTTTTTGGTTAAGTCCGTCAAGGCCTAATTTCTTCTTAGTTATCTTCAAAGAAATAGCATCTATTTTAGATTGCAGCTTGTCATCTTTACCCTTATCTATTTCAGCTTTCAGGGCCTCAAATTTGGCTTCTAATGCCTTCTTCTTTTCAGCTAATGGCTTTGTACCTTTTTTACCTTTAGTAAGCTGGGAAAGCTTGTTTTCAGCATCCTTTAAACTAGTTTGTACTACCTTTGCACGTTCCATTTTATCAATACGGTCTTCAAAATTCTGACTGTAGGCATCAAGTTCTTTTACTTTCTTGCCCCACAATTTTATTTGTTTAGGGTCTTTCTTTATCCTATCGCACCCTTCATTTAGTAACGGGCAAATTCCACAGAAGTTCTTTTCAACAGTTTTTAATTTCGCCCTAATTTCCTTAGCTTCATTTTCACACTTTGATTTCTCACTTATGTATTCTTTGTAAACGCTGGTGTTCATCACACCTAGCTTCTTCTTCTTTTTCTTTAGAGCATCTATCTTTAATTCAACATCAGTAATCTTATGCCTAATTTCTTCTTGGACACTTATACTGTGCTCAATTTCTCTTAACTGTTCATCAATTGTATTTAGTTCATCCTCTAAATCATCAATTTCAGCATCAGATTTTAGTTTCTTTTCTAGCAATTTTCTTTTTGATCTTAATGCCTGGATGGACGCTTCTTTCTTAGTAATCTTTTCTTCTAATAATTTAACCTTGGCCTTTACTTTTTTCGCGTCACCAGTGTCTTCAACTATTGTTTCCCTTTTAGTTCTTATCTTATCAAGTTCTTTTAGTTTCTTTGTTAGGTCATCACTTACTGATTTATATAGTTCAATCCAATGCGTGTTATTGAATCTTTTCATTACATATTTTTGTTTTTCTGGTGGCGATAGTGTCATGAAGTCACCAGTTTCTTTTTTCTTGAAGAAGTTGGTTAATTCAAATTCTTTACCGTCACACCCAATTAATTCATCAATAGCTTTTTGCGCATCCCTTTTCTTATCAACCCAATCACATTCAAGCATAGAATGGTTCTTATAATCATGGCCCCTTTTGATTACAAACAAAGTTCCATTTTCATCAATCAAACCCATTTCAGTCATCATAACTTCTTCGCCATGATGGATTAACTGTGTTTTTGTTTTGGCCCTAGTCTTACCTGTTAAGTTGTACTTCATGGCCTCTAAAATAGTTGTCTTCCCACCTTTATTAGATTTGTTAGGGTTATTAGCGTACTGGCAAATAATACCTATAACATCACGGTCTTTAAAATCCCAGTGACCTTCCTTATAGAGCATAAAATTTTGTATTTTTAAATAAGCTATCTTCATTGCTTACCTTGGTTCTTTCTATAGTCTTCAATATATTTATTCGCTAACTTTCTTTTTCTTTTATAATCTTTAGGCTTATTTGATTTTAACCACACCTTGACAGCTTCTTCTGGTGTAAGATTGACTGATTGCTTTTCATTTCTAACTGTTCTTGCCCTTATAAACTTTGGTGTCACTGGTTTCACATAGTGCGCTGATTTAGTTAATTTCTTCCTAACTTCTTCCCAGTCAATTACAGGTGAATTTTCATCAAATGTTACATCCAGTTTTACAACTGCACCTTTTATTTTCTTCATATATTTTTTAGTGAAGATTTTAGTCGGTACATTATCATTTGTGTAATCAAGTTTTGTTTCAATAAAAGGTATGCAATCAGTTTTCTTATACCTTACTTTCCACTTAGTACCCAATTGGTCTGGAAGTTCTATTACTGCAAAATATTTATTCTTTTCCTTTTCACCAAAGTCTACAAAAAGTGGTGAACCGATGACACAAACATTACCTAATCGCTGTCTGGAATGGATATGTCCTTGAATTATTGTTGGGGCTATATGCCCGATGGCTAAATTACCATCAATAAAACTATCAGGTAAATATATCTCTGATTTCTTTAAAAGGTTTTCTTCTGAACCAGGTATTATGCCTTTTACATTCAAGTGACTGAATGCCAACTGATGTTGCCCCTGTCCTACTTTGTCCCAAATCTTTGAAGCTTTAGCATCAATGTATTCCTGGACAGTTTTGTATTTTGTATCTTTTAATCTTGCTTTTGAAATGTGTGGAAGGAACGTTAAATAAACGTTCCCATAATCAGCTGTAAACCATTTCATACAACTGATGTCATCTACCAATGTTATCAGCTTATAGTCACCCTTCAATTTCTTAATAAAATCCAGGCAACCTTTTCTTTTCGTATCTGAAACAGCATCATGGTTCCCATAAAGTACATAAACTTGAATACCATGCTTAACTGCTAGATTTAGTATCCTAATGAATTGACCTATAAGGTATTCACTGGGGTTGTTGTGGTCAAATATATCGCCACCAATAACTATTATTACATCATCACCATTTTTTTTTAATCGAACAGCTTCTTTGATAGCATCAAGGCATATCCTAACTATTTCTTCTGTTCGATTAATGTCATTGGTAATTAACCCCAAATGAACATCTGAAAACCACACTACCTTTTTCATCAGTTGTTTTTCTCAACGAATTTTTTAATTTCTTCCATGTGACCCAGAAGCATTTTTGCTTTAGCTATACCAAATTTAATATCAGCTTTTACATATTCCTTTGCCCCTTCTTCATTAACGGAATGGATTGCTAACATTGGTTTACCTTCCCATTCATCTTCAAATACTTTTGTTTTCTTACTCATTCTTCTATCTCCAAAATTTCAGGGTTATTATCAACATAATTGTTGAATTCAGTTAGTGGTAGTTCTATCCTACCGTGTTGAAAACCTTTAACCTTTTTAGTTGTTCCCTTCTTTGCAGCTGGGACATCAACTTGGCAAAGTTTTATTACTTCTTCAACATCAAGAAGTTCGGCCAAGCCTGAATACGGTCTAATACCTTCCTTGTATATAATTTCTGTTTCTGTTTTCATAAATGGTGGAATTTCTGGGTGTCTTGATTTTATTGTTTCCCAGTAAACTTTTCTACCAATAATTTTTTTGGAATCTTTAGTTCTTTTCAGTTTTGCACCAAGTGAACCACGCAACCTTAAAGATGCATAAAATTGGATAATTTCATCAGCATTTGTTGTTCTACTGTCACCAAAAACTATACCGTGCTTTTTTCTTTCTTGATTTAATAATAAGAACGTCACTTTGTGTTCTTCAATGAATTGAATGAAGTCCCTCATTAAATCCGAGAATGCAGCGTTCTTTCTCATTGCTGCATAACCTTTAACATCTTTAGCTGATACTTTCCCATCTGTATCTTCCATTGATTTTAATTCTTTTTCCAATTCCTTCATTGTCTCATTAATTTGTAACGGGTTGAATGAATCAACTCCAAGAAGTATCGGGCAATCTTTGTCATACTTTCTAATTTTTATTACAAATTTCTGCATTAGCTTGAACAGCTTTTGCATATTACGTTCTTTTGTTTTTATAAATCTGGTCTGACCTTCTAAACCTAATTTTCTACCAATCCTTCTTTTGTAGGCACGCTCAACATCGGCTTGCAAATACCAACCACCAGCTTGAATAAACTTGGCCCCTAATTCCATCATTACATAAGATTTTCCACAATTGTGCGTAACCAAACCGTGGTCATGCAATACATATAAGTTTGTTTCGTTATCAATAGTAATATCGTAAACTTTTGCTTTTTTCCTATTAGTTACTTTTATCCCAACTCTACATGCTGGTTTCTTAGATTTTAATTTCCCATACAATTTTTTATATTTTTTTGATGGTGTGACAATATGCTTATTTAACTCTTTTAATATACGGCAAACAGTAACAGCGTCACCTATTCTGACATCATACATATCCCTTTTATCTTTCCTGGAATCAGTAATAAGTCTTGGTTTTATTTGGTATAGTTTATAAATTAAAGTTTGAAACAAAACCGCTAAATCTTTTGATGAACTAGAAAAAGTTAAAGACAGGTATTTATTTTTTTGTAAATGCACTGAACCATCAGTATCAATTAAACCAGCAATAAATCTTAATATAGATTCTCGATTCCAAGATAGAACTGTATCTTCTGGGAACGATTTCTGATAAGCGTATTTACCTTTTATTAAATTATCATAATGATTGCACTTAACAGGTTCAGGTTTTACACCTTTACCTTTTTTATTAGTTATAACATAGGTGTGATTACCTTCACTAGAATTTCTATAACAGAATTTTGCCCCTAAGTCCTTCCTAACTTTTTCTGGTATTTTATCACTACTTGAAGATATATGTATTCCAGTTGTAATTTGTCTGGAACATCCATCACCAAGTATAGCACCTATTGCATAAGCGTGTTCCTCATTTTTATCACCAAACTTGTAGTCAACAAATTTCTGAACAATTTTTAACTTCTGGTTCTTCTTTATTTCACTAATGTTACGTTCCATAACCTTGCCGTTTTTAATATTGTTTACAAGAAAAACGTGATCATCAGTTGGTGATGGCAACTGATGATGTCCATTACTCATGATATTAACAGTTTTTATCCCATTACTATGAACTTTTTTTACTTTAGATGGTGAAACAGTTCCATCACTGTTATAACCAAAAACTTCTTCACCAATTTTAAGTTTATTAATTGGTTTTGGGCCACAAGGTGTTGCTACTAATGTTCCTTCTGCTAAACATTGGCTTGGCCCATGTATTTCCATAAAAATACCACCAGGAATTCCACCAGTTATATACTGCAATCCTTTATGGATAAATTTAATTAGGTACGGTATAAGGTCACCAACTTTACTAGTAACAATTTCAAATTCACTTTTTAAAGATTTTAGTATAGATGCTTCGGCTTTCGTTATTTTAGCATCACCTTCGTTTTTTGAGGGTTTTTTGCTTTTTTTTGACTTGCTTTTCTTCTTCTTTACTTTCTTTTTTATTTCCAAGTTTTGTTTTGATGCTGACCTTTTTTTCACTTTCATTTTTAACCTTCCTTGTTATCTTTTTAAATCTCATTTCAAATTCATCAATCTGGTATAAAAGGCTTTGGAATTTATACTTCTTAAATATCTTCCTTACTTGGCTAAACCTTACCTTAGCCGCCTGTTCTTTTGATAACCTATATGCCTTTTGTATATCTCTTATGTCTTCGTCTTGAAGTATCGCACCTATAGCAATTAGATATTTATTTCTGTCTAAAATTTCTTGTTCATTCTGTTTTATTGGTAACTTCTTTTTACCAGTTATCCCATTTAATATTATTCCAGTGGCCTTTACTGGGCCAATTCCATGTACACCATTAATATTATCTGATTTATCACCAACTAAAGACTTCCAAAGTATGTAGTGTTTTGCTGGGAAACCAAGAAAAAGTTCTACTTTATTTTCACTTAACAGATATGGTCTGGATTTTTCACCTTTCTTTGCAACAAGCCTTTTACCCTTTGGAAGGTACAGCTTAACTTTACCCTTAACTAATTGAATAAAATCTGTATCATTTGAAACAATTATTTTTTCACCTTTTAATTTTGTATTTGTAAGCCACCCAATAATGTCATCAGCTTCAATATCTTGCACCTGTATTTGTTTTACTGGAAGATGGTTGAATATTTCCATCAGTATTTCTTTATTTTTAGCAATAGCTATTTTATCTTCTTCATTCCTGTTCTTATCTCTTTGTTGTTTGTATTCTGGGAATAGCTGTAACCTTCTTTTTGATTTCCCTAAGTCCCATGCAATAATAATACTATCTGGTTTAAATTTCTTCATTAAATTTGTTAGCATCTTCATCGAGTTAAAGGCACCGGAAATTCTTGTTCCTTTGCCATCTGTCAGCTTGGATGCGAAATGCGCCCTATAAATCAAGTTATTCGCATCAATTAATAAGTGTCTCATTACCTAACCTTCGTCTAAACTTTCTAATAATTGGTTGAAGAAGTTTTCTTTATTATCTTGCGGCTTATCTGTCACTATTTCTTCTTCACTAATTACGTTACCTTTTTCATCATACCTTGTTATCATTGGAACGCCTTCAAACTTCCCTTTCTTAGCGTTGTTTGCCATCTTATTTCTTGCTTTTGTTTTCTTAACTTCTTCTTCAAAATAATCATAAAATTTTGATGGTAGCTTAACACCCATTTCTTCAATATAATGTGAAGGCCTAGTCTTCATATTATTGAATCTTTCATATATCGCTGAAATATAAAGTTCTTCCTTGGCCCTAGTTACTGCAACGTAGGCAATTCTTCTTTCTTCTTCAAAGTCATCAGCTTTGTAATGTGGCATTACTTTTTCACAGCAACCAAGTATAAATACTACTGGGAATTCCATACCTTTTGATTTGTGAATTGTTAAGCAATGAATAGCATCATCATCTTCATTTTCTTCAAATTCCATTGATTCAACAAATAGTATAAAATCTTGAGGATTCTTAAATCTTTCAGCACCAAATAATAATGAATTTAAATTCATACCTGTATCATTATCCGGTTCTTCATCAGCACTTTCTAATTCTTTATTCAACCATCTAAGGTAACCAGTTTCTTCAATTATTTCTTCAAATATTTCCTTAGTTGTTATTTCTGATGTTTCAATTTTTTTTGAAAGCATAGTAATCATATCAACGAAACGTTTAGCTTGGCTTGATTGTGTTGCACCCATATTCAAATCTGGCCAACGTTGTAATGCTTGCCAAAAAGTTTCGTAACCGTTATCAAACATTATTTCTTCGATTTTATCTATAAACTTACCGCCAAGGAATCTAGCTGGTCTATTTATAATTCTCCTAAAATCTTCTGGTTCGGCCATATTTGGGTGGTAACATATTTTCAAGTAAGCAAGCATGTCTTTTACTTCCTTCCTGTCATAGAAACCTTCTTTAGAGTAAACTTTGTGTGGGATGTGGTTTATAATAAAATTATCAACAATAGCCCTGGACTGGGCATTAGTTCTATAAAGGATTGCTATATCATTTAAGTTATAACCATCAACAATCATACATTCTATTTTATCAAGAATGTTCCTTGCTTCTTCTTCAACATCCATAGACATAATTACTTCTGGTTCTTTACCATTAGCATTATCAGTAAAAAGGTTTTTCCATATTTGTGTGGTGTTATGCTTAATTAACTTATTCCCAGCACTAACTATTTCTGGGCTTGATCTATAATTTTGTTCCAACTTGATAATGGTTGGTTTATATTTATCCTGAAATTCTTGTATATAACTAATTTTTGCACCCCTGAATCCATACAAACACTGGTAATCATCAAGTACAATCGTCATATTCTTACCATTTGATATTAAATCAAATAACATAAACTGAATTTTATTTAAGTCTTGTGCTTCATCAATAAATATATGCTCGATTCTTTTTTTTAACCTTTCTAAAAATTTAACATTCTTAGTCTTAATTAACTCATAATAAGTCTTAATTAAAAAATCGTCAAAATCAATTCGTTTCTGGGAAGACAGTTCCTTTTGATACTCTTTATAAGCTTGAATAAACGTACCTTCCCTTGTGAACTTCCAGTCCTTGTTCGTCTTAGGGTCTGAATCATATATTTCAATTTTAAATTCCTTTATATGTGCTTCCAAGTCTTTAACTCTTTTACCCTCATTCTTCCAATAGGATATTTTACTAAGTATCGACTTAATATCTTTAGTAGCAAATCTATTTCTATAATTATCATAAGAATATTTATTAATAATTTTTACCATTGTCATCCAACGGCCACCACCCATAATAAGTTTGGGGTGTTCATGCTTATTTTGCCATTCCCTTAAATCTTTAAATATCCTTAAAAATAGCGAATGTGACGTTCCAAGTTTTAATCTATCAGTTTTATTTCCTATGATTAATTCTAACCTATCACACATTTCATCAGCTGCTTTCTTGGTAAAAGTTGTTACAAAAATGCGTGATGGTAAACTACCATTCTTTATTATATAAGCTATTTTAGAGGTTAACATTTTTGTTTTTCCAGCCCCGGCCCCAGCAACAACCATTAATGAATTGTCTTCACTATATACAACCGCTTCTTTTTGATTTTTGTTTAACCCTTTAAGAATTTTCATATATACCTAAGTTTAAATCTTACACCGTTGCATATACCCTCTAAATTATTTGTAATCATTCTTGAAGCATACTTTTTGCACTTCCCTAATCTGGCACTTGCTAGATATGATGAAGCAAATTTTTCTACTTCACCCGTACTTAAATTAATTATTTCAACAGGTTTTCTTCGTTTTTGTGATTGCTTGTAAGCGGCTTGTCTTTTTTTAGTGGTTATCGTTGTTAATGCCGCATTTTCTTTTCTTTCTAATAATATACAATTACCAATACGGTAATTACCTAAATCATTATTTCTGGAGACAACAGGGTCAAGCCAAGTTTCTCTTTTTAATATTTCTGATAAATACCAATTTATAAACTCACGATGCCCCCATAAATGTTTTACATTTCTTGCACCATAATCTTTATATGCTATGTTCCTAATATCAGTGCATCTGCCACGTTGTGCCCTGAATGAATCATAGGCCTTTTTAATTATAAAATTTTTACTTGTAGTTGGGTTCCCAACAAAGTACCATTTTTCGTCAAACACGAAATCAGAATCAGTTTTAAAAGAAGCGATAACTTCCTTACTTGTGATCAATTTTCCATTACCGCTTCTATTCATAACATTACCTTATTTCTTTTTCTTGCCTGACTTTGATTTAGGCTTTTTCTTATCTTTACTCTTTTTTTCTACTTTCTTTTTGCCTTTAGATTTCTTTTTAGGCTTTTCGTCTTCATCGTCATCGTCTTCATCGTCTTCATCGTCTTCATCGTCTTCATCGTCTTCATCGTCTTCGTCATCGTCTTCGTCTTCATCATCATCGTCATCATCATCGTCATCATCATCGTCTTCATCTTCGTCATCATCATCGTCTTCATCATCATCGTCTTCATCATCATCGTCTTCATCATCATCATCTTCGTCTTCATCATCGCTATCAACTTCAACGTCATCATCTTCGTCTTCGTCATCGCCATCAACTTCAACGTCATCATCTTCGTCTTCGTCACTTTCAACTTTTATTTTGCTACCCTTTTTTAACTCTTTTAAAAGTTTTTCAAGTGCTTTCATAGAAAATGTTGGTTCAAGTTTTTCTAAATCTTCCATCTGGCCAATAACTTCTTCGTCACTTTCAAATGCACCTGATTTTAAAAGTTCAGCTGATTTACCCCATTTGGTATCTTTGTATCTTCTCATGACACTTTTCTTACCATTATGGGTAATAATCATTGCTTTACCCTTATCCAAATTAAAAAACTTTTTAAGGCTTGTTGTTTCGTCATCCATTTTTTCCATGAATTCTTCAAACACATCTTTAGCAAGCCTTAGAACTTGTACACATTTATCTGTAACGTCTTTAACTTTACCCTTCTTACCTTCTTTCAGTTTTACAGCGTTAACATAGTAAGAAGTTTGTTGCATAAAAGGTTTGTGCGCTTGGCTTTCCTTCTTTGACATCTTTTTGCCACTTTCTTCTTTTTCTTTAATTTTGTTATAAATTTCAAAACCGTATTCACAAACTGGACAATCTTCATCGTAGGCCCTAGCACAAGTAACTGGTTTACCAATTAATTTATTGCCCTTTCTTTGCTGGTGAATCATAGTCATTTTATAAGGTAGATCATTCTTAGAACCGGGGTAAGGTGGTAGGGGCATAACATGCGTTTCTACACAATCTAATTTCATGTAGTCTGTACTATTACCGCTTTTCTTCTCACGTGATTTCTTAACACCACTTTTTAATTTCTTTTCATCATAATCAAATGATAGCTTGTTACTAGCTTTCTTCTTTTCTTTTTTGTCTTTTGACTTCTTAGCCATTTGATACCTCTTTTTTTGTTGTTAACGTTATTTTTTTCTTCTTATATTGCCCTTAACTTCTGCCCTTTTGTTATTGGCTATATTTGTTAATTGTTGCCCCTTTTCTTTCATTGATGTGGTTGCTGACTTACATATATTGTAAACATAATTTGCTTCAATAAGAAAATCTTCGGCTTCATTTACAGCACTATCTAATTCTACGTTAGCTTGAACTTGTGGTATATTTAATGGTTTCCCTTTGTTTTTCTTTTTAGACCATTTTAAAATTGCTTTGGCCCTTGCTTGTTTCAATTGCTTTTCGGCCATTTCTTTAATAGCAATGGCTTCACCAAAACTAAGACCAGTGTTGTTCATGCTGGAAGATAATTCAATTATTTCTTTGTCAATATTTGAGGCGTTTATCTTAACCCTTTCCTTAAATTTATCAACTTTCTTTTTGTATTTGTTTTTTACTTTTATAATATCCATATTATTTTGCCTTCTTTGCTAATTCTTCAATACTAAATTTTTCACCGTACCAGCAATCATATAAATCAAAATCTACAACTAAAGGAACTTTCCATTTCCCTTCGCCTAAAACTCTTTCCATAGTTTGATGGCAAAGTTCCTTTACAATTTTCATTTCACTTTTTGGCCCTTCACCAACAAGACCATCGTGAATTGACAAAAGAATTCTTGATTTTAATTTTCTTTTCCTTAACTCTTTTTCTAACTTCAATTTACCCTCAACATAGATTTCATTAGCGTAACCCTGAATTGGGAAGTTCATTGCTTGCCTATGAATAGCACCTATATCAAAATCACGCTTCTTACAGTCTTGCGAGTGTTCAGAATTGAACCATTCTGATGCAGCTGTAAATCTTCTTTTTCTACCTGTTTCTGGTAACTCAAAAAGGCCTACATCAATTGATTGGTCACATATTTCTTCACGCCAATCATGCAAGTAATGGTACTTCTCAAAGTAAATATCTATCATGTCCTGAACATCTTCAACGTCCATACTAAATTGCTGGGCTAAAGTGTTGGCATCCATACCATAGTTAAGTCCAAAACCAAGTGTTTTTGCGAAAACCCTATGTTCATCAAATATACTTGATAACAATATTTTATTTTCAATTGATTTTAATTTCTTCTTATTCTTCCTATACTTTTCTTCCCAATTTTTTGGTGGCTTGTAGCTTCTTATTTTTGCAAATTTTTCTTCTGTCATATCCTTATCAAGGAAACCCAATGTAGTGCCAAACTTAACAACGTTCCTTGTATGTAGATCAACACCTTGTTGTATTTCTTTAATCATGGTCTTATCTTTTGATAAGAACGCACCTACCCTTAATTCCAACTGTGCAAAGTCAGCTGAAAATAGAATCCAATTCTTTTTCTTCGTTTTAAACAATTGCCTAATATTAGCATCTGGAAAAAGTGGGTTAGGCCTTGGTATATTTTGAAGGTTTGGTTCACTTGATGACATCCTTCCAGTTCTTGGCGTGTGAATATTCCAACTACCATGAATGAAACCTTTATCATCTACTGATTGGAGTAAACCGCTTTCGCCATCTTTACCATCAAGGAACGTCTTCTTCATTGTTGAAAGACTTCTATGCAATAATATCAATTTTGGTATCTTTGCGTATTTTCTTTTCCTTGCAAATTTTTCTAAAGTATCAGCACCAACCGAGTAACCTTTTTTACCACGCTTAATTCCCATTTCTTCAAATGGGTAATCTTTAGATTCAAAGTAGGCCAGAAGTTGGTCTGGTGAATTCAGGTTTAAATCTTTTATCTTTGTTGCTTTTCTTACTTTACTTTCTATGTCAATAATTTTTGCATCAAAAAGCCTACCAATTTCTTTTAATCTTTCAACGCCAAACTTCATCCCACGGTATTCACAATCGGTCATTAATTGAGTTAATGGCATTTGCCTATCAAAAAATAATTTTTCTAGTTTTTCTTTTTTTAATTCTTTTCTAATTTTTTTCTCAAGCCTATTATTGCCACAAACGTCAATTGCAAGATATTTGCAAATCATTAAAGGTGGAATGAATTGATAGGATTTTTTATTCTTATGTGATTTGTTTGTGTACGGCCACAGAAGTGTATCGTAAGCACCGTAGTTAATTCCCCTTAACTTCATGCAAGTATTCAAATCGTGCTTTTTGTTTTCATCAATAAGCGCATCGCCTATGATGGTATCAAAGTCAAAATTTTTATATGGAATTTTATTTTTCCTACCAAATTTTTGGTCGAACTTTCCATTATGAAGTGTCTTTTTTGCTTTAGATGCATTAACCCTTCCTACAGTAGCAAAAATTCTTTTCTTGTTCGCCTTTACAAATTTATTTATTTTCTTTGCTAACTTTCTATCTTCATCTGTCCATAGTTTGTGATTCATGTGAATATCTTCATATTCAAGCATAGGTACTATTGTTGCAAATTTTCCGTTATCAGCATAACCAGCGTTAATTATTTTGTGCTTATAAAATTTTAATCCTGTAGTTTCGTAATCTGTGTTGAACCTTTCAACGTTTGAATAGTATTCTTCAAATTCTCTTAAATCTTTTTTTGATAACACTAATTTAAATTCTGGGTCTTTGGTTCTTCCATCATCACCAGTTTTTGCAAATTTTTTTGCTTTCTTCAAATCATTGATAATATAATCGTCAAATTCCCATTTTGTTAAAGCTGAAACTGGTGAATAGGTTGGTATTATTTTTGTTGAAAATGTCCTTTCTTTTTTCTTATATTTGTAATCAATATCAAAATCATCAATGTGCCCCTGGAAATCACCAATGGTATTTTCATTCATTAATTGCATCAATGGTGCTTTACCCATACAAACAATTATCTTTGGCCTTACTTCCAGAATTTCTTTGGCTATATGACTTTGACAAGCTACAACGTGCTTCTTCCCAATATCACTTGGCTTGAATGCTTTACATTTAACTGCAAATGTTAAGTAAACATCATCACGATTGATTCCAGCTTTTTCTAAAAGGTAGTTTAATTTTGAACCGCCATCACCAGAAAATGGTTCACCAGTCTTGTCATCTGTAAATGAAGGGCAATCACCCACTAGCATGATACTAGCTTTAGAAGGGCCAACGCCTTCCATACAATTTGTATCACATTTATAAGCTAAATCACAATTATCGCAAAACATAAACCTACACCATCACCCTTGTTCAGAGTAGTAATTTAAACGCTCTAATGTCTCAAAGTCAACATCATCTTCTGATGATAACCTTATTTTTTTCTCGGCCTTCCTAAGTGACATTTGAACTGTTTTCTTGGCCCTTTTTAACGCATCACTTACTTTTTCTTTGTTCTTGACATTAGTTGAATAAGATATGTGTACATCCCGACTTTCGTAGTCACCAATTTGCACTTTCACACCTTCGCTATAACTAATCCTATCTAATTCATCACCCATTATCTCTTACCTTTATTTTTTACTGACCTAGATTTCATTCCATATTTCTCTCTAAATTTTTGTACTGCTTTATCGTAAGAAAGACCCGAATCAAAATACTTTGCTTTACGGCCGTTGAAATTTAACAAGCATGAACCACCGTCACCCCATCTGGAAGTAACATGAACTTCTGTGACAGTTTCCATTTTTGATTTTGATTCTTCTGCATTGTCTTCACCGTAATTGTCATTTGTCTTAACCCTTCTGTGCAAGATAACTAATGAATCCAAGTCTTGGTAAATTGAAGATGAATCTTTTAAATCGTTAGCTGTTGGAACTCTATTGTTTTCAACTTTTCTTGGTTGCGCAATTAGCACAAATAATATACCAAGTTGTTCTGCTAATAATTTAAATCTTCTAGTTACTTCACCAATTTTATCTTTTACATTATCACCACGAACTAGGAAGTGTAAGTGGTCAAAACAAACTGCTTTAACACCGTAACGATGTACAACATTTGTTATCTTCTCACACATAGCTTCTAATTCAATTATCCCGTCTTCTGGGTAACCAAGGTACATAATATCCGCTGGGTTTTCAAACCTTGCTTGCCGTATTTGTAGTTCTGTTAAGTTATCGACATGTGTAAAATCTGAAACAGCATTAGCAATAGTTTTTTCGGCCATTCTTAATTGTCTCATTTCACAACATTCAATATAAGTTGGTATCCCTTGTTTTCCCAAATCTAAAAACCAATCAGCTACCCATGTTGTTTTACCAACTTTTGGATTCGCTGTTACTACAACAAAGTAACCAGGTTTAGAACGTGGTAAAATCCTATTTACCCTTTCCCATCTTGTGATAAATCCAATTAGTTCATCGTCATCAGCTGTGTGCCTAAGTTTAATTAATTCCCTGTAAGCATCTGTCAACGACATTACAGATTTTACTTGGAATTGTTTTGCTAATGTAACTAACTTCCTAAAGTCCTTTTCCGTATATCTTGGTGCTTGCTTATCTTTATCCCAAAAATACTGGTTGGCATCTTTTAATAGTTTCTTCTCCCCTTCTTCTATTATCTCATGCTGGGGCAAAAGAACGTTGTAGCACCTGTTCATTCCAAGACGCTTGGCCATTTTTTCAGCACCATCTTGACCGTCAACATCATTATCGTAAACTAAATTAATTCTCTCAAATCTTTCAAGCCTTTCATACCATTCTGGTTGCATGGCCTTTGCACCAGTAGTAACAGCTACAACATTTTCAAAACCAGCGTTCCATAGTGCTATGGCATCAAGTTCAGCTTCACATAGGAATATTTCTTTTATTTCCTGGTTATCTAATATTTCATCATGGAAAAGGGAAGACTTGCCACCTGTTATTCTACGCCACTTGAATTTCTTATCTTTAAACTGGATGGCCCTGAATTTTACGTTGACAAGCACCCCATTTTCCCAGAAAGGAAGTGAAACGTATTCATACCCTTTCTTCTTCCAAGAACCTAGCATAAAATGCTTGATTGCTTTCATGGAAAAACCACGTTCATTTATTAAATAATCTTTCGCTTTCCTTTTACTATTCTCAATTTTATTAAAATATTTATGTGCCAATGTCTGGTCAATATCAGCATCTTCATGTTCATCATTACTTGGTTTTTTAAGTTCTATATTTGCACGCTCATTGTCACCAGTTAATTTGTTAAATTCTTTCTGTAGTGACTTTATAGAACGCCCTTTAACACCGCACCCACCATTAAGACAATTCCAATAACCATAATAAGCGTGGTTGTTATTATTATTAATACCAAACCTTTGCCTATCATCATCACAGAATGGGCAATCAGCTTGCAAGTTATTACCGACTTGTAAAACCTGTAAACCTTTACCTTCTAAATATTCCCTTAAGTCCAATTTATTTATCCCTTAATTCTTCTATATACTCAATAACGAATTCTTGTATGGCCTCTGTCCTTTCAGCTTGACATTGCTGGACATATAGTGCTTCAAATAATGAAGCTGTCTTCTGTCTTATTTTTTCATACCTTTTCTTATAAAGTTTGTTATCTTGTAAAGGCGTTGATTTTTCTTCATCAGTTAATTCAATTTCTTCTAATTCTTTAGTTCTTAAATAATCTAATAGCCTATCTTCGGCACCACTAGTAGAAAGGTGGTTTGGCTTTGGAAAAACACCATTACCTTCATTAGCGAATTTCAAACCAGTAATCTGGGCCTTCAAAAACTTTTTAATCGTAGTTTCATTATCATTTATAATGTCAACTGCTAGTAAAAAGTGTTTAAAATCTTTTCCAGTCTGGGAAGGAACTCTAAGAACTTTCTGCTTATAAAATTCTTTCCTAAGTTTCGCCCAACGCTTTGCTAATTGTAACGCTTTTTTAATTCTCTTACTTTCAACATCTGTTACTATTTTTTTCTTTTTAGATTTCTTCTTCTTTTCTACAATTTCTACTTCATAAGAAGGGTGCCCCTTATTTTTCTTTAATTCATTTTCCCTATACTTTATTAAAGCATCACTCATAACTTTAAACTCAACAGCTGTTACATTATCACCCCTAAACTTATTGCATCTACCACAACAAGGTAGGACATTATCAATTGTATATCCTTTAAAATTATCTATCCTATCTAAACCGCACCCAGCTTCAAACCCAATTGTTTTTACGTTACAATAGTAGCAATTTTTATTAATTATTTCAGTGTAATCACTCTTTTTTAGATTAAAATTAACACCCCTTTCATTCGCCTGTGATTTCGCTCTATTAAATCTAATTAATGGTTTCTTTGTAGCATCCGTTATACAATTTATGCATCTTCCTAAGTATCCATCCTTCCTGCTAGCATCACTGTTAAAAAAAGATACATCTTTTATTTTTTTACAAGCCGAACATTTCTTTTCTGTAACTATTAAACTACAGGCAACAGATTTTGCCTGTTCTTTCTTGCATTGCTTACATTGGTTTTTAAAACCTGTTTTACTTTTTGTACGTTTATCAAAATTACTAATTGATTGTTTCTTTTTACAAGTAGTACATTTTTGTTTCTTCATACAATTACCCTTATTAATAAGACCCAGGATGTATTTAGCACCCTGGGAATAAACGGTGTTCCACCAGCTGTCAGAATTAAATTTGATTTCTCAATCTTCATCCTAATTTTTGGTAGCTTTTTTTGCATTGGTCGATGCACTATTTCCCCCACCGTTTAAAAGAAAATTATTTTTTCTTTTTACCTTTTGATTTTTTCCCTGATTTTTTATCAGACTTCTTTTTAGTGGAAACTTTTTCTTTGTTTGATTTCCCACCTAACTTCTTCATTGCCCATTTCTTCAAGTCATCTGTTTTACCAATTGAGGTTGGTTTTTCAGCACCTAGAATTGAAACTAACATTAGCAATTCAGCATATTTTAACTTATCAACACCAGATGGGTTCTTTTTAAGTTTAGCTACACTTTTTTCCATTTCGGCCCGTTTAGCTTCCCTTTCTTTCTTCTTATCATTAGCAGTTTTACCTTTTGTGTCAGTTTTTGCTTTTGATTTTTTTCCTTTCGGTGCTTCCTTTACTTTTGACTTTTTACCTTTTTTAGGCTTTTCGTCTTCGTCTTCATCTTCATCTTCGTCTTCATCTTCGTCTTCTTCGTCTTCGTCTTCATCTTCATCTTCGTCTTCTTCTTCTTCATCTTCGTCTTCGTCTTCATCTTCGTCTTCGTCTTCATCTTCGTCTTCGTCTTCATCTTCGTCTTCGTCTTCATCTTCGTCTTCGTCTTCGTCTTCGTCTTCTTCGTCTTCTTCGTCTTCTTCTTCGTCTTCTTCTTCGTCTTCTTCTTCGTCTTCTTCGTCTTCGTCTTCTTCTTCGTCTTCTTCGTCTTCTTCATCAGAATCATCTTCATCAGAATCATTTTCATCTTCATCAGAATCATCATCTTCTTCGTCTTCTTCGTCTTCTTCGTCTTCTTCGTCTTCATCACCATCTTCTTCATCATCTTCTAAAGATTCTTTACAATATGGACAATGATCTTCACCAACTAAAATATCAGAACCACAAACTGGGCAACCACCAAAGCTTCCAGAATCTTGGCCTTCGGCCGCTGCTAATCTTACAGTTTCAATTTGGTCAGCGAATAACCTGGAAGCAACAAGTGTGTTTGTAACACCAGCTAACTCTGTTAAGAAATGCATTAAGTTTAAATCGTCACCAGCTGGCACTTCAATTTTCTGTGCTTCACAAAACTTTTGAAGCGCACCAAATAATTTTTCATAGTTTGGTTTTGATTTCTTTTCTTTTTTTGATTTTGTTTTTGACTTCTTAGCCATTTGATACCTCTTTTTTTTATTTGTTAAAAATCCCTGTTATTAAAAATCTGTAGCTTTAACAGTTTTCCTATTATTATTAATACATCTTTGCTGGGCATCAGCTATCATAAGGTAGACTTTTTCATTTAGCTTTTCTAATGCTTCACTTGAAACATTAAGACCAGTTGACTTAAGTGCTTCTTTTGTTTTTGAACCTATTAACAACATTTCCTTTCCTTGCTTACTTCCCATTTTTATTTCTCCTTTGAATTACGCTTACGCTACTGTAAGTGTTTAGAATGGTTTTACCTTTTCTTCTTAGCTTCTCACTTTTTGTATCCCATAGAAAATCGAAAGTTGGTTTACTTTTTTTACCAAATAATTTCCTTAATACATCATCGTAGTCACGTTCTACCCTACCCTTCATCTGGTTAAAGTCTTGGATGTTTATAGGGATGGTGCATATACCATGGTCAAAAGTTTTTATACTTAAACCAGCAATACCTTTTCTTGTTGTTATTACAACATCAAATTGTTTTTTAATTCCCAGATTTATAATGTCAAAGAATTCTTTGTCAGCACTATATGCCAGCATAAATTCTTTCCAATCTTCTTTCCAATCTTCTTTATCGTTAATTTCTTGTTTGCTAACGTTACCAACCAACAACTTCACACGCAAATTTTTATTTAATAATTTTTCTCTTAAATACAATCCTTGCCATCTTCTTTCAACAAAAATAATTACTATTTTTTTCTTCTTGACTTTTTGAAGCGTCCTGTTGATTACAATTTTGTTCCTTTTTTTATCTCTGGCCATATTGTAAAGAAGTTCAGTGTTGTTACTTGTATCGTCATAATCATCACCATCGTAATCAGTTGGCACTAAATTTATTTTTGCTGGTAGCCTAGAACCTAAATCTGTATCAGGTATGATGTGAATTAATTTTCCAAACAAATCATAAATTAAATATTCTTTCCCATCTTTTCTTTTTTCATCAGCACTAAGTCCTATTCTAAATTTTGCTGGACATAAATCTAAACAACCATTGAATGAAGCCGCCCCATATCTTTGAACTTCATCAGCTATTAATATTCCACACACTGGGTAATATAAATCTTGGTTTGATTTGTTTCTTAAACTTTGAACCATACAAACATTTATTTTACCAACTTTCCTATTCCCAGGATAAGGTAAATCAGGGAAAGATTCTGTCCACGCTTTTTTTGTTGCGAATACGCCACCAGCACCACCTATGTCTTCTAATTTTAAATTTAATAAATCATTTCTTAGTGCTTCTTTAATCCATTGTATCTGGTGAATCTTTTCCCATAGTACAACTAGACCAACTTGTTCACTTCTTGCAATTGCTTCTAAACCTATTACAGATTTACCACAAGAACATGGGCCGCGAACAATTCCCTGTTTCTTTTTTAAAATTATTTTTACAGCTTTCTCTTGGTCTTTTCTTAGGATTGTTTTTGAATCATATTCCGTTTTTTTTGTTACACGTTTAAATTTTATAACAACATCATGGTTTCGTTTTCTTAGTTCTTTTTTTATTCTTGGTAAGCAACCACGTGTGAATCTTATAACTTTTTTATCATCACTTATTTTAAAACTTTCGTAAATTTCAGGTTCATTGTCTGTTGGAAGCCCCATTCTTTCCATACGGATGTACATTGGGTTTATGTGTTTACATAATTTTTTTAGATTAAGGATTGCCCTTCTATCATCTTTTAAAAGTTTTTTGTAACTCAAACTTGCGTGTGAATCAACCTTGATTTTTACCTTCAACCAACACCCCTGTTAGAATTTTTTTAAACACCGAATAATTCCTTGAAAGGCAAATCAGTGTTCAACAAAATAAAATTTCCTTCGGGTTGTAGCAAGTCATCGGCCGCAAGTAAAACCTTTTCAAGTTTTTCTGCACCTGTACCACTTAGCATAATTTTTTCATTGCGCTGTAGCAGTAAGGCCAAGTTATTCGTGAATTCACGAATTTTAGGGTGAATAATTTCAATTTCTTCAACTGCATCGACCATGCTTCTTCTTCCCATTTTTTTTCTGTGTTTAGTAATCATCAAGAAAATTTTCTTGGTTGTCAACAAAGTTTTCAGGAAAATATTCTGGCACGCTCTGCATTAAGTCCCAAACATCATCTAGGCCTTCCCATTGGCCATTAACAAAAACAAATATTTCACCGCTGAATTTATCCTGCGCATAAAGAAACCCATCAGTGCCATAGATTAAATCAAATTCATTTGCATTGAATTTTTTATTATTGAAATTTTCATGTCCCAGCAATTTTTATCTTCCTTGATTTCGGTGTGGTAATTTAATTTTATCATGCCCCAAATTTTTTGGAAGTTTAAAAGTCATTTGGTCAACTGCTATTATTTCTGGGTATCGAACTTTGATTACTTCAAACGTTTAACTAACTCCAAACTTTGATTGCTGGAAAACATGTTACGTTAAAACATTGGAACATTGAAACGTTGGATTGCTGGAAAACATTCAAAACATAATTTCTGGTGAAAAACAAAAACAAGAAAAAATTGTTAGAAAATTTATTTTCTATATGTATTTATTCTATAATAATATATTCTATACTTAAGACCCCCCAAAATATGTTCCCGAAAAACTTGTTTGCGGTAACAGAATATGTTCCTGAAACGGTACAAAATATGTTCCTGAAAAACATACCTTTTTCGGTAACAGAATATGTTCCTGAAAACATGTTTTAAAACTTAATTTGTATGTTTTTCGGTAACAGATACTAGGGGGTAGTGCATAACAGGAACATAATATGTTCCTAATCAATTTTAAGTTTTTTAGCTGATTTCCTTAATTTACTTTCACCAGGAACAAGAAGCACTTCCCATTTAGTAAACTTGATTCTTCTTCTACCTAAACCATTTTCACCATCAAAAACTGAAATGTCTGTATAAGATGTTAAACCATCTTTGGTTTTGATGTAGTAATGCGGCTTAAGCATTTTCTTCTTTTCCAGTGACTTCAAAATTATTTCAACACGCTTTTTTGGGTAGCCAAATTCTTTTACTATCTGGTGAACTTGAATCATTGAAATACCCCGTTCACCTTTTTTATTTGGGAATGCGCATTCTCTTAATAGTAAGTAGAAACTAAATTCTTGATAGGTTATCAGACCTTTCCTGTAGGCATGGTGTAATGCGAATAAATTAATTCTTTGTTTCTCAAATATAGATAGCTTCACTATTCTTCCCCTAGTTCTTTGAACAGTAGGTAAGAACGTTTCATTCCACGGATTCCAAGTTTCAAAGCTGCTTTATAATTATTTACTTTTAAAACTTTCCCTTCAACAACTTCAAATTCATAAATAGTAGATAGCAATTTTATTTTTTTCAGTTTTCTAATATGATAGTCAATTACTGAACCATCTATATTTTTTAAACGTTTTTTTGCTTGATTGATTTCTTCCAAACTTAGTTCATTAATTGGTTCTTTAATGTGGGCCAAGTCTGTTAACAGTATATAAAAGGCCGCTGTGGCCCATGACATCGAACCCCTACTAACTAAGTTAAAAGCTACATCGGTTCTTAATTTTTTTAATTCTAACAAGTCCTGTTTGGACACTTTATTTCTTTTCATCACCATCACCGTTTAGTTTAATGTACTTAATATGTACCACATCAATATTAGATGTCCAAGAATAGATAGGATTTATTACATGGTGTGTCTGGTAATAACCAGAAATTAAAGGATAATTTAAGGTGGTGGGTAACTCAAGGAAGATGTTAGCATTATGAGGGCCAGAATCAAGGAAGATTCACCTACCACCTTAGAAAGTATTTAAACCTACTTTATCTTATCAACCTTTTCAAGCCGCACAAGGTGCCCGTATTTTCCCATTTTAGATCGAATAGTTAACTTTATTGCCAGAAAGTGAAAAAGTATGTTATACTTAGTTATACGATGTTATTGTATAACAATGTAGAACGGGATGGTGATGGTATGGCTAAGAAAAAGATTCAACGTAAGGTATCAAAAATTACAACCCCAAAGGTCGATTTTGGGGCCAAAGACAAGATGAAGGCCTTTAGGTGTTCTAAGGTAATAGCTGAACTGCTAGACAAGGAAGATAACGCTTCTGAAACGATAAATAAGGCCATATTAGAGTATCTAAGCAAGAAACTAATAGAATGTCCAACCTGTAAAGGTAAGGGCCAAATACGGCCCCATAAAGAGTGTAAATAAGCTATAGAGATTTAAACCATGCACAAATCTTTTGCCACAAATTTTTCTTGACTATTGGCTTAGGTTTTTGTGCTGGAATACTATTCGGAACCACATCTTTTACTGGTTCTTGGATTGGTGTATCACCTTTAAAGAAATCTTCGTGTTCAAATATTTCCCTTATAATTGTCATAGCACCCATTTGTTTACTCACAGCTGTATCAGACCACTTACCATCAGCAATGTATTTTCCACTATCGTAGTGATTACTAAAAGACCAAAGATAAGGTGATTTTACATGTGAATGGTACTTTCTATAACCCCACCCATTATGAGATTCAAAACAAAAACATATTTCTGGGATACCCCAGCTAAAGAATCCTAACGTTTTAAACATTTTTAAATGTAAAGTTTCCATAGCATCCAAAGCAGCATCTTCCCAGGAATTCCACGGGCCAAGTCCTACTGGAACCAAAGTGGTTTTCTTAGACCAGCTTTCACCGTTGTGAATTTGCTTGGAGAAATTTAAACCAGCTTCCATATAATGAATACAACCAACAACATACCAAGGTACTTTGGTTTCTTTTTCAACTTTTAAATATTCTTCCTTGAGGGAAACAATTTTATTAGCAATTATTTTGATATAACTAGTATGATACATTGGCATCATACTATCCCAAAGTTTCTGGTATTCATCACGAAGTTCTTTTGTAAGTTTCATATTAACCCCAAATAAGAAAGGCCCAGTTTCCCAGGCCCAACCGAACAAATCAACCCTGCAATTGATTCATTCTTATTTTTGAAATAGATTTGCGCCTAAAGACAATGTTGATTCATAATCAACTGATGCATTTGCCACATCAGCAAAATCAGCATCCATTTTAACCGCTAAAGCAACAACACCAGCTTTTACCGCATCCAATTCATCACGAATGGCACCGTAAAGTTCTTTGTCAGAAGCTTGACTTTTATTAGCGTGACCTTCTGTAAGTCCAACCGCTTTTCTTTGCCCAATTTTTAACATGTTTTTTCCCTTGTTAAGGTTTTTAGTTTAAAGCTAAATTACAAAAAGAATCTTAGTTGTCAGATTCAGATTGTGTAGCAACGTAATGGAATTCCTTCGCTGTTACAGCTTCGGCCGCAATCAGTGTAAATCCATCAGCGTTGATAGTGATAGCATCAACATACGTTTTTGTACCAGCTGCTATTTCTTTTCTGGCCTTAGCAAGTGGCATTGTTTCACTTTTCTTGTAATCAGCTTGGTCAGTGATGTTGTAGACCTCAACTTTTTTAGGCTTGAAACCAAGAACAACTTTTTTGTCGGCCCCTGCACCAACGAAACTACCAGCACGTGTTTTGCTTACATTACTTGACATTTTTTACCCCCTTAAGGTTTTTAGATTAATAGCTTTAGCACCCCTACCAACCATCAATAGCGTCTACTATTTACATGTAGGATGAATCAAGATTTATTGTATAACAATGTATAACATCAATCAAATTAAAAAAGGTGGGTCACACCGTTATCAGATAATTCCTGGATAATCATATTATTTATTTCAGCGTATATCTGTCTCTTTTGATTGGGAATTAACATTTCTTTTTCCAGATTGTGGGATACCTTGGCCCTAATATTTTTTAGGGCCTGTAGTACCTGTTGACTATACATTGCACACTCGAATACTTCGTTATCATCTGGAATATTAAATTCTAAATTAGCCTTCATTTTCATTTTCCGATGAAACATCTTCTATCAGTGATGGATTCTTTTGAACATAAAGAAGGATGTCACGATTATAAGTTTTAGCTGTGGCCTGTGCTTCTGTGCAAGCTGATGCTAGGCTACCCATTTTCTCAACAATCATTAACTGAACTTCTTTAATCTTGCCATTAAGTTCAGCATATTCTTTTGCTACTTCAATTTTTTTACCGACTAAATGTTTTAGAACTGGGTCAGATAGTTTACCAGATTCTTCTAATTTAAGAACTTTTGAAATAACTTGTTCCTGGAAAGGTGTTAGTTTTTCTTTTTGAAGCCCACCAACTGAATTAAATTTAGCAAGTATCTCTTTTCTTTGTTGCTCTAATTTATTATTCATGTGCTGTGATTGTGTTACTTCAATTTTTTTCGTACCAATGTGCTTGTCAATTATTACTTCCTTTTCGTCTTTTTCTAATAATTCTTCAACTTCATCAGCGGTTTCAATAATTTCCCCAACTTCATCATTAGAAAGCCCAGATTCTTTTTCTGGTGCATTCATAATGTTAATGTCTTTGTTGATTTGTTTCATTTCTTCGTCAAATTTTTGCTTAGGTGTTTTCATTTTCTTCCTTCCAATTTTCGCTAAACGAATTGTAAAGTTCATACTGTTTTTAGTATAAATAATGTTTATACGCTTTTTAGTATTCTATTCTTCTTCTGGTTTAATAACTAGGTTTTTACCATTAAATACGTTCACACCATATTGTGTTTCAATCCAGTACGTGTTTTTTTCTGGTTTACCTTCAAACTTTTCAAGTTTTTTAACTGTACCTTCTTCTTCACTAAAATTCAAAGTTTCTGGTTCACCAGTTGAAGGATTCTTTCTTAGCACTTTTCCTGTTGCCAAAACAACATCGTTTAATTCAAAAACCATACTATAATCCTTTCTTGCATTCCATTGTTCCATCCAATAGAAATTTGTAATCTGTTATCCCATCAAGATATTTTTCAACAGTGAATTCTTTATACTGTTTACAATATCTGGCCCTTGAAAAGAATCTTTTACCCCAACTACTGCATTCTTTATAGAATTCTTTCCTACAGAAACCAGGCTTATCTGGACAAAACCTGTATCTTTTTCCAGAAACCACGCAAGCAAAACCTAGTTCAATAAAATTTTCCCTAATCTTCTTATTGCTTAAGTCATATTCTTTTATGGATTCCTTTTCGCAATCAGGCCCATAAAAATCTGTACATACTCTGTTGGTAAGGAACCCTTCGTGCTTAGGTCTGGGAATCAAACGCTGTTTTTCAAGTGGCCTATGGTATTGGTGAACTTCATCCATATCAGATTTTGGTTCCATAACATCTTTTGTCCACTTTTTAAAACCAGCACACGAAGAAAGCATTAAAATCGAAATCATTAAAATCATTTTCATATCGAATCCTATTTGTTTGCTAACATTCTTTCTAGTTCTTTTTTGGCCGCTGACTCTAAGACATCAGCAAGCTTTTCTAGTTCACGTACTTTGTCTTCAAAGTGTTCAACTACATTGTCATATTGCTGGTCTTGCGGTTTTTGTTTTTCCAGATTAACTTTATTTTCAGCTTCTAAAGCATTTTTCTTTGCTTCCATCCATTCATCTAAATATTTCCTGGATTCTTTAGTATTACTTTTTTCAAGAACTTGTTCAGCTACACCCATACCTTTAGTTAATAAGGCCAGTACACTAGTTGTAATTAACTTTCCCATTTTGTTTCCTTGTAATAAAAAAGCCCCAGTGTTTTCCTGGATTCATTATCCAAGTTCACCAGGGGCTTGTATTTTTATTTTAATTTTTTTATCAATTAGACTTTATCACACGCCTGTGCTGCAAGCTGATTGATTTTCTCACTTAAATCAGATAGTCCACATTCCCATTTAGATGGAACCCCTTTATCTAATAGTGCTGGAATTGCAAGTGAAGCCGCTGCTTTACAAATTTCTGATGCGACACCTTCGGCCTGTGAACCTTCTGGTGCTGACTCATTAAGTGCTTTTACAACAAGTGAATTATCACTTTCAATTTTTAATAGTGCTTCAACATCAGCTTGTACAGCATCAGTGGCCTGACATTCACCAGTTTCAACAATCGCTTTTGTGATTGCATCAGCTGCTTTTTTCTTTGCTTGCGGTACTACTGTGCTTTTGAAGTAAGAACAACTTGTCACACTCATTAGCATGACCGCTGTAATTAACATAATAAGAATCTTCATAATTTTTCCCCTTGGTTCTTTGTTTTTAAGCATTATAATGTTTGTTATCATTATAAATCAATCTTTCTTTTTTTCTCGCTTCTTTTCGCTGTGCATATTAAGAAACTCAAGTAATTTCAATGGAACTGGCCACCCTAAAGCACTTATATTTTCCATAATAGAAATAGCTTCTGTGACCATCAGAAAAGTTTTCATTGTAGTGGTAGCATATTGGCCGGGAAATTCCCTGTCTAAGACACCAGCTGTACCCAGCATCATTATGTAGACAAAGAACTTCATGGCCACCCTTGACCAACCACTGGAACTAAGTTCCTTATTTTTACAGGCCTTCATAACACCTGTAATAGAGTCAAAAACAACCAGTATAAAAACTGGGACAAAGACATAGCCGTTGCCAAAAATATAAGCATAAGTACAAAAAAATAAAGCTGACACAGACTTAGGAAATGTATGGTCACCAATGCTAAAAATAATTTCCCTACATGTTTCTAATTTAAAATGTGTCAAAACGTTTCCCTTCCTTAAGTAACCCATAGTTCCACCACGTCCTTATGGTTTCTCTCTATTCGTTTTCGATTGCTGTTTTTTGTGCAACATAAGTTAATATCTGTTGTTCACGCCAAATTGCATAGTCATCGGCAAGGTTAATTAATGCTGTTGAATACGCAAGAACTTTTTCATCCGTATTTAGAGCGTCACCAATTGATAGGCCAACAATTTCAAACCTGGCAATCAAACCTTTATCAGAATATTTTGCTGGATTCGTTTTCATTGAAAGCCAAGTTAGGTAATTGGCAACAGCACTGTCTGGATTTGTAGTGTTGTAAACTTGTTTCATTTCAACTTCAACAGCTGTATTTAAAGTTGTGAATAATTCTTGAACTCTTTGTGTTTTATCATAAGCATCGTAACCAGCTTTCTTTTGGATTTCCCAGCGTGATAGTATAGCTTCATGATAAGTCCAACCAGTTAAATCTTCTGGTTCTTCATTTACTGAATCTTCACCATTTTCCCAGTATGCTGGTTGCGCTTCAATTTTTACACCTGTAAGGATGTTTAAAGGAAGTTCTTCAAATTCTTCTGGAAAATCTATAATTACCCCGACACCACTTGAATGGGGCCATCCTTTTAAGTCCTTTTCATTTGCTGTAGGGCCTTTAATTACATCGCCCTTTTCCCATCTATCAAAATCCCTATCTGCTATTAAAATTTTCATATATTATTTCTCCTTTATTAATTATAGTTCTGCTTTTGCTGTAAATGAGTCAATAAAGTTTGCTCCACCTGTTGCTGTAGCTACGTGATAAACAGAAAACCCATCTACCATATTGTTAAGAAGGTTTGGTGTTGATGACATGCTAACCACCCCTACGTTGGTTAAACTAACCGAAGGGGTAACTCTTTTATTTACCTTGTATTGATACCCCATTGAAAAGTTCTGTGCGTTAGTAGCGTAAAAATCAAACCTAATACTTCCTACTTCGTAATATCTTTGAGCATCCAATAATTCTCTACCCTGATTATACTGCTTAAAATCCCCAACAAATGAACCTTGATTAAGCATAAAGCCAGCAACAATTAAACTCGCTGCACCTGTTGCTGCAACCTTGACTTTTATCTCTATTTCAATTCCACGCTCTACCTGACTATTTAAAATAAAGTTTTCAAACTTCACTTGTTGCCAAATACCTAATGTACTTAATTCAACTTGCTTATTAGATAATGCGGTTACAGCTGAAAAATCATCTCTTACATCAGGAATTCTAACTGTCATTGTGAATAAATCAAAATTAGTAGGCTTAACCCAAAGACCTTGAGACAAAGATTTAGAAGCATACTTTACAGCATCTTTACTTTCCATTCTGTATCTTAAATAAACTTCATCAGTATCAGCACCAGCAACACCGTCTACAAATTTAAAGCCTCTAAATAAACCAGTAAAAGGCAAATCAGTATCTTCACTTTCTAGTTCTGGTGGTGTACTCCATGTGCCTTCTCTTTTAATAGCTATTCTATCTGGCCCTACAAAATTAAAAGTAGCATTGGGTACAGCAATTGAATCATACGGAAATCCAGAATATTGATGCAAATTCAAACCACCGTTTATAAAGTCGTTTGGTATTTGCGTTCCTAGTACATGATTTTTTAAGCCCATAATATTTTTCCTATAATTCCGCGTTTATAAAAATTCTTCCATTGCCACCAGTCAGTGCTTCAAACATCCCAGATTCACCATTTCCACCAGCACCATGGGTAAAATTAGCTCTTAACCTACAATTATGCCTAGTGGTAGTATCAAAAGCAGCATTTACTGTTAGATTAGTAGCTACATTTTTACAAAAGAATCGCCACCCATTTGAAGTTTGAAATGTTGACGTTACAGCTGGAATTTTCCTTTTTTCTTTAAAATTAAGAATTCCCCAAATTGAACCCGATGACTGTATAGTTCCCACTGATATGGCACCTGATGTTCCATACTCTAATGCTTCAAAATAGTATGAACAAACATCCCTTTCATCTAATACTGAACCAGCAAATGAAGAAAATTCATTAACGATATTCCCATTGAAACTTATATAATGTCTCATGGCCTCTATTCTGTGAATTACAGTGGAACCAGTTACAGACATATTCTCTAAGGTTAGTTCAACTTCATAGCCGTTATTTCCAGCTAGTGATGAAATCGGAACTCCTAACCATTTTACTTCTTGATAGATTCCTACAGTTAAAGCTACTGTTTCATTAAATATTTCTGTTTGTGCTGAATGGTCATCTTCTGCATTTGCTCTAAGGATTCTTAGTCTTGCAACAGTAGCACTTTCTGAATAAACCCATCTGTGAACATTTACATTTTCGCCACCAACTTCAAAAGAATTTTCTGATGCTATTCTTTGGGCCATTAAAAGCTTCCCATCAGAACTAGATGGTGTTCCAGAAAATTCAATGCATCTTCTAACTTTATTTTCCCCTGAAACATTTGATGATTGCTCTGATGTAGGTGCAACAGACCATGTTCCTTGATACTGTATAATGTATCTATTTATAGTATTATAGTTTTTAGACGCTACTGGCATAATTCTAGCCCCAAACTCGGATTCTAGTCCTTGCAAAGTATGCCTGAAAAATTCTGCAAATCCATTTAATTCAATTTGTCTATCTAGTCTTGCTAATCTTTTTGAACTCATATATTTTCCTTACCAGTTTATTTTTATAAATATGTTTACTGCAATATTTCGCATTCTAGTTTCACCAGCATTGGTTGCTGATGTTCTAGCATTTGGGGAAAATGAAGAGTCGAATGAAAACTGTCTTTCAGAATTAGAACCAGTAGTTGCACGTGCAGATGTTCCACTAACTGTACTTCTTAAAGCTCCTGCACTTCCTGATAGTGCCCAGACTCTATCTAACGGGCCACCCTCAATTTTTTGCATTTGATCCATTTGATTGCTACCTAATGCTCTTTCTGTTTCATCTTCAAACCCATCATTTCTTCCATGGTTCTTACCTCTTAAAACTAATCCTCTAGCATCATCTAAAACAGTCATTCCAGTTAAACTAGCTAAGTCAGTTCCTTCAACATTTCTATCATCATAGAGAACCCAGCTATTTCCGTTTAAAGCTTGAAATTGTTCTTCTGATAGTCGGCTGTGTCTTATATCACCAATTGAAGGGCCTAACCCTGCTTTTGCTAACAATTGACTAAACTTTTTACTTCCTATTACACCAAAATTCATATTTAGTTACTCCAATTATTTAATTACTACCTTATACATTATAAGTTAAATTTCCATAAATAGTAGAATCCGTTCTTGCTGAACCCACCCCACTATAGTTTCTATATGTCATAGTAAGGATTCCTGTAGTCGTTGTTGCCATATCAAAAACTTCACTCGCTGATGCCCTATATACATTACTTTTATCGTTAGTAGGCCTTGCCCAATCCGGTATTAAGGATGCGGCAGAGGACACCGTAACTAATGAAGCATGCGTTGGTAAACTCTCTACGCTTATAGTTACTTGATTATTCACCCTAACAATTTTAATTGTTCCAGAGATGAAGCCACCACTCCCAGTTAAATCAATTATAATACTATTATCAGAAGTGTGTATGCTCTCTAGGTTCGATATTTTATTTTCGTTTACAAGCACTCTTTGGCCGAATAAAGCTAAATCTAAATTAGTAACCCCGTTCCATCTGGAAACATCATAACCAAATTCAGTAGCTAAATCTTGCTTCATTAAATCTATGTCACCAGCAAGCTTATCCATAAGTAATTGATGTGAATTGCTAGGTCTATGAATAAATGCACCGATAAAATGTCCAGCAATGTTTTCACCACCAGCACCACCAGCATTTCTAAATCTAATTAAATTGCTTCTTCCACCAGAAGTTCCAACTTCTATAAAGTCACCATCATTATTAAAATCATTACTAGAGCATCTAAACATTGGTTGCATGTTTCCGGCTTCACCACGCATAATAAAGTATTCACCAATTTGTTTTGATGGGTAAGCGTTTATTGTGAAATCTCTGGGTAATACAAAATCAGTTTCATCCTCAAGAAGCGTACCAGCAATGGACATAGGTTCAGCATCAACTGCTAAGGTGTGTGTTCTAGGTGCAAAGTCTACATAACCTAAAAATATTTCACCTTCTTGTGCTGGTTCAATTTTAAGTCTAATTTGTGAATTATCAATCCATTCATAATCATAGTAATCGTAAAGTTGTCCACCACGAATTCTTGAAACTAATTTAAATTGATGTCTAAATTCACTTTGAGATAAACCTAGCTGAACAAATAATGAAGGTGATGATTGTTGAAACCCAACCATTGATGCTGGAAGTGTTAAATCATTCAGATTGATAACTAGTTGTCCACCTGTTGCTTCATGAGCAAACTTTATTACCTTCATTGATCTTGCTAGTGGTTTATGACCAGCAATCTCTTTTTTAGTTCCAAAATTGTTTGATTTACTAGTAAACATATTTTAATTCCTTAATATAAATTCCAATCTGGTTCAACTGCATCAATTCCCTGTTTGAAAACTGTAATATCTACATCTAAATTTTCAAATCCGTTATCACTGAACCTGTTAACATCAAATCTAAATGTTGACGTTGTTTTCTCTCTGATAACTGTACCCCTTGAACCAACCCCTAATTCATTTTGAGATACACTTGCTTGTATAACTGGCACCACTATAAGTGGTATATTTATAGTTCCACGAAAATCACCAGTAGCGTTTCTAGTAGCTGTTATCGCTCCTATAATATCTTCTGAACTTATAGGGATTGGACTAACTACTTGGCTACAGTCAAATCCTGTAGAAAAATTTGTCTTATTTATTTCGCTAAAAAAATACACTTTAAAAACATCACCACTTCCATCAGTATAAAATGCACCAACTTTTTTATAAGCATTAAATCCAGAAGGTTTAATCTTACTTGTCGATGTCACTAACCCAACTGTTCCACTTGAAACAACTAGATATACATAATAAAAAGTTGAAGCCGCAATTACACCAGAATCTAATCCACCTAAACCAGTTGTTCCTGTATTAAGTAAAAGTTGTGTTTTTTGATTAATTAAGTGCCCACCTACAACAAGCCTAGAACCTAATGGTAAGCTTATTTGCGTAGCGTTCACTTTTTCTAAATCTGTTAAAATTGTTTTTGCAAACATATCTTTCCTTATGGTGTAAACTTACTTGTTGTTATTAAGTTATTATACTCTTTTAATTCCACAAAAGTTTGCTCTGGTGTACCATCCCCTTGGATGATTTCTGAAACATTAGGACATACTGATTGAAAAGTAATTTCTGTAGCTGTTGCTTGAAAAGTTATCAATCTTGAAAATCTATATCTTCCTGTAACTGAACCAGTCCCACCCTCACCATTAGCTTCACATCTTAATAAGACATTACTATCGTGGTTTGCAATAAGTGAAACACCATTACCAACATTGTATTGAGCATCGAAAGACATGTTTAATTCATACCACTTTCCAATGGTTAAGTTAGCTAATTTTAAATCGGTCACATCAGCAATACTTGTGCTTATAGGTGCGGTTAAAAACCTTCTTTGAAAATAAATAATATGCTCTTTAACTACTGCACCAACATCATCTTTAATTACAATGTTATCATCATTATCAATGGTAAATTCCCTTACTTCACCATCATTTCTTTTACAGGCATATCCTCTACCACTAGTTTTAAATCTACCAGCATGAATTTCTGCAAGGTCACCAGAATTTTGTTCTAAATTATCTACAGCAACACCATCATTTTGAGTTAAAATAATTTCTAGTATTTCACCTGGAAATTCCAGAACACCACTTTCAAGTTTAATAGTATGAGTTTCATTATCTAATGTGAAACCAGCACCGTGCATGAAAGTTTGGCCAGTGTTATTAATTAACATTCTTAAGAAACTAGGGTGCGGTATAAACCCTGTTACTGGAATAGATTGAATATTATCGTCACCATTTACAGTTACTTTCTGATAATTTTCAACACCGACATCAGAAATATAAACGCCATTTCTTCTGAAGGCCATACTGTAACCTAAAATGGATACATCATCATTAGCAGCTGTATATTTAAACCTTAAATCATGGCTTCTACCCTCAAGTAAATGACCTATAGAATTGCCAGCTACATCGGCCCATACTGCGCCATCGTAAACTTTTGAATCTGGTATCCCTGGTGCTGATGAATCAACTTCAATTGCAATTTCATCTACACCAGCATCATAAGATGCTTTATAATCAGCATCAGTATCAATTACGATGTGGTATTTATCACCTGGAACAAGCATTAAGTTTTGTAATGTTAATTCGATTAGGTTAGTGCCAGCACTTAGTGTAGAAACTGCAATATAACCTGAATCGTAAACAGCATTTAATAAATCAGGTTCACCAGCATCATCTTTTAGAATTAATATTCTGTATGAACCTAAAGGTGTACCAGTTTTAAATACTTCTATTGATAGTTTTCTGTAAGCACTAACTAAAGCATTACCTAAAAATTCTTGTGATCTATTAGCAAAGGCCGTTCCATCATCAAGTGCAAGTGTAGCATCATTATTTGCTAGGCCATATTCAACTAATGATGAAATTACAGCTTCATCAGTAAATGAATGTTTAAAATACTTAACACCATTGGCCCTGCTTTCAAATTCTACAACTTGAAATTCGTTGCCATCCCTAGTTACTTCTAGTACGCCATCATCTTCTTCAAAATCATCTGGCATTACAATTAGAAATTCCACTTCTAAAATATCTAGTATGAAATCAAGAAATTCAGATTGCACTTCTGGAAATTCCGTTGTGTCTAAATGATTAATTGATTGAAGTATGCTTCCAGTATCTAAATTGTATTGCTTATTAACAGTGTCGTAAATTGCAGTTGTTTCACCAGCATCAACATAATCGCTTCCTGAATTTGAAAATACATTTTTTGCTTGGTGAACAAATGGGCTATCCTGGAACCAATCGTCAATAACATCATCGGTTTTTGAGGCATCGCCACTACCACCACCTGAACCACCAACTGGTATTCTTATAATATTTGTTTCAACTAAATCATTAATTGCTGTTACTGATACACCACTGTCATTTTGAACAGCGATTACCGCAAAAGCAATTGAACCTTCGGCAATAGGTGGGTTAGGTGTATTGGCCGAAGTTGTACCAAAGTTCCCAGCTTGTGTGGTGTCATTCGATAAAACTAAAATTTCGTTATTTTGAAGTAAATTAAGTGAATATTTAAACCACTTATCAGCTTGGCCCGTAAAATCAACAGGTGTAAAGGTATCACCACCACCTGTTATAATACCTGTAGCAAAATCAATATTTCCACCAGCGTAATTTGAAAGTAATGAACCATTAGGTAAACGATATGTCGAACCATCGGCCAATGAAACAAAAGATGGCGAAATTAAAATTAATGTACTCGCTGGATTTTCTGGCACAACTCTAAGAAGTTTTCTATTTATTGTTTCATCATAAACTTCATTTAAACTTGCAACAATAGCAATTTCTGATAAATCACTATTTTTTGCGTAGGGTGATGCACCACCTGTTAAAACATCTTTACCAGCTTTAGCACTTTCTACAGCTATCAAATCCCTACCAGCTGTTAAGTCCCTTTTAACCGTTACATCACCAGTAGAAAGAATTTCCATTAGCAAATTAGCTGCACCGATTGCTTGGTTATAAAATTTATATGAATTTGTACCATTAGCATCAGCATCAATTATATAAATTAAATCTGTTAATGATCTTTGAACAGAATTAAAAGTTACTGTATCAGTATTGATGTCATCACCGAAAGTAGTATTACCAGTAACCGTTAAATTGGACTGGAAAATAGAGCTTACCGCTGCTAAATTTTGGAAGTATGCATTCCCATGGGCATCAATATAAGCAATTAAAGAACCGCCTGAATCCCTGATACCCCATTTAATACCTTGAAGACCTGAACCACCAATTGAATTAAACAATGTATGCGAAACTGGGATGTCTGGGGTATCTTCATCGGATGCATTAACTTGTGTATCAAGTTGAAGGCCGGTTGTAGTTTGTTTTGTTGTGATCGTCTCTGGTGTAATATCGGTATGTGTACCATCAACTAAACTATGTTCAGTTCCAAAAAGTGAAGTGATACCAACAAGGCCAAATGAAAGATTATTTACATCAGACTGGTCAAATGTACTTGGTGAATTTCCATTATCACCTTCAATAATCCCAATGAATAAAATATCAGGGTCAAGTCTTAGGTCAGTGTTTCTTCTTACAGTAGAACCAATTGCAAAAACTTGGTAATCACTAGGGTCAACAGATATGCTTCCAATTGTTTGCCCTAATGCTGTTAATGTTTCAATTTTATTATTTACACCATCCCAAATTACTGTTGCTTCTTCAAATGTATCAGCTTGTGAAACTGGGTTCTTTAAATATACTAAAACTTTTCTTCCAGCATTAGAAACACCAGCTTCAAAAATTGAATCTACAGTTATAGTTAAAGTTTCATCACCATCATCAACTACAACATCAGGTTCAGCTAGTTCACCAATTCTTTCTTGTGTGAAGGTATATTTAATTTCACCAGTTCTAACATTTATTTCCGTATTCGCTGGTATATCTTGAAATCTTAATCCTACATAGTAATCAATACCTGTTGCATTTTCAAAAGGGATGTTATTAGCATCAATCGAATCAAGATTTATTATGTGCCCAGGTGGGCCATCAGTTCCAATTAGTGGTGTTACAATATCGAATGTGTCTGGTGTATCCGAAGATAAGATTTGTACAACATTTATGTCTGGTTCAAATACGCCGTTTGATTGCCAAACCTGTGCAAAACTTTCTAAAATTAATGTATGTAAATAATCCAAAAAGTTTTCGGTTATTTGTTGCTGTGGAAGAAATTTTTTCAAATAAATTGAAACTTTTTTATCATTTGTGGACATATTAAAATTTCCTTATATTAATCAATTTAGTATAACAATGTATAACATGAAATACAAAGCAAAATTACTACAGGTCAAAACCTGGTGCTATTGTTCGTACATCAGTAGGTATTACCATCATTTCTATTTCGTCAATCTTCATAATAGTTGACGCATTAGTTTTCATCCCAAATTTCCCTTTTGTAAAGGAAGCATCTATAATTTCATGCTGTTTGTTTGAATCAACATAGGCCTTTATTACAGTGTCACCATTGGCCGCGCTTAGATCGGTTATAACAGTGAATATATAACTTGCTTGTGGAACTATGTCTTCTGTTACTGGGGCACTAATTTGGGTGGTTACACCACCTACAACCTTGTATAAAGAAGTTTCCCTATTGACAGTATCAATTCTAAATTCGTAATAGTTATTTATGTCCTGGAAGAAGAATAAAACCGAGAATACGCCCCCAGTTGACGAAGCATTTTCTGCTTTAACTTGAAGCACAATGTCTTGAAATTCAGTGTCACCAAAAACCGATGTATTTACTATGGTGCTTGGTGCTAATTCCATTTGAAATTCACTATTGACATTAGCTGAACCTTGTGCAACGTTAAATTGCCCGATGCCATCTACAAAATCATCAAAAAATCTAATAAATATTACATTAATTCTTTCTGATACTGGACGCATAAGATTTAAGATTCTTTGGATTAGAACCTTGTTTAAATTCCCAGTTCCATCATCAACAATTCTAATATCAGTTTTAAATTCATCTAGCTGTTCAATTTGATATTCAATGAAGCCACTTAGTGGCGGTGTCAATGTTGCTGAATCAACATTATATACTGAATTAAGTGCAAGCCTAAAATTATCAACATCAACTTTAACAGTATTTATTCCAACGCCTTCACCACCAATAAACATTTTTGCGAAATTTGTTACATCACCCATTATACCTAAAGAAGATTTGGCCGTTGATTCAGTTCCATTTACATAAAGCCTTATACCATCATTTGCTCGGTCAACCATCAGAGCAATATGCCTAACAATATTATTGTCTAAATCAAATGACGTTATTAAAGAATCAGTTATAGTTGTTATGCCATCGCTTACAGTGTAGGAAACAGTTTTAGCTGCTTTATCAATTTCAATTTTGAAACCTTTACCTGAACCATCCATCTTATGTACTAAAGTTTTATTCGCTTCGCTTATTGAAGACCTAATAAATAACTCAACTGTAAAGTCCTGACTTAAATCATAGTCATCACTATTATTAATCCTTACCACACCACCTTGTAGGGCCAGGTGTTTTGTTGAACCGTTCGGGAACCCTGAATTTGGGTTAGTATAGAATTGATATGGTGAAACACCAACAGCTTCATTAACTAATATCGACCTATCAAGAAAATTATTTTCAAAAGTGTATAAAGCAACAACATTATTTGAAGTGTCTTCACTACCTTCAACACCTGGAACAGATATTAGCCAAGAATCTTCACCCAGCTGTTCTTCACCGAATGCTTTTTCACCGATAATAAATCTAAAATCGAACCAGTTAAAAATTCTTGCTGTCTTACCTACAAATAACCTAACAATATTTGCATAACCTGGTTCAGTTCCTTTTTGTTTCCATAGAGCAACGGCCAGTGAAATTAGCTTTCTTAAATCATTTTCCGAAAGGTCTTGTGTAATATTATTCAAGTCATTAGTGAAACCAACAATATCTTTTAAATATATTAAAAGGTCAGCACGAATTCTTGCTGGGTCATTAAGTGTTGAAAGCGTTTTAATTCTCGCTTGCATTTTCTCAAATTCAATTTGCTTACCGATAAGGAATCTTTGAAGAAAATCATTACCTTCACGTTTATCAATATCCCTAATTGGTTTATGGATGAATTTGTAAATATCATACTGAAAATTAGGGTCTATTTTAGGCATCTAATTCTTCCTTTGAATCATTATCTTCTTCCAGCTTTTCCGAACAATCTTTACAGTACAATTCAAGTTGATTACCTTTCGGTTTGTTATCGCTGGGAAAGTATCCTAGAACCTTTTCACACGCCCCACAATGTACTTTCCCAAACGTCATAACTATTCCTTACGCTGCAACCAAAACTGGTGTTAAAATAATTTGTCCTTTTTCAGACTGTTTTAGAAGATCACGTGCAATGTAACCAATAACGTATGGTACAGAAGTAGCGTGCGCTTTTAAATGGCCAAATCCAAAATTGTGTAGTGCTTCATGAATAACGTTACCAAATATTTCCCAAATATAAAACCTATTAAAAAACTTTGAATTAATCCAAGTTTTCCAAGTATTTGGATACGTGAACCCCACTGTAGAAGAAAAGTTCTTAGTGTACATAGTAGAGAATACATCAATATCACGGTCTTCACTTTCATTATAAAGGTCTTTACCTGAACAAATTAAATTGTAAATTTGTAGGTTACTAAGGCCATTAGTTTCAGTCAGTTTAGCGGCTAGAATCCTATCTTTAAATTGTTGACTGTTTAAAACCTTTTTACCTTTAGTACAGGCTTCAAGCATTTTTTCTTTTTGCTTACCAGTGTAATTATCCAAACCATGAATCTCAATATCTAATTCACCAAATGTCATTTGGTCTGGTGTTGTAGGTACTGGGCCTGTGGCCGGTTTTACCCTTCTTTTATTTCCAAATAAATTCATAAACCACCTTTTCATTCTATAAAACATAATTGTCCTTTTATATTACTGTTGCTGAAATGCTACCAGCGAATGGTAGTTCCCTTGTGTTCATTGGTACTGCATCACCTATTGCTTGTGGAACTGTTATTACAACTTTCTTGATATTAACTGGGTCAACTTCAAATATTTCTGACACAATAACTGAAAGCGGTACTTCTTGACCGAAATCCCATCTTTTTGTTACACCATCATTAAATGTTGCTTCTGGGTTTAGTAGGGCCGTTATTGCATTTTCAATTTCAGCTTTAACCCCACCTGTTACTGTCGCTGTTACATCAATTACTTTTGGTGTGTAATTCACAATAGTAGCTTCATGGTTGCTAACAATCACTGGGTCAATATCAAGTGCCTTGCTTCCATTGAAGAAGTCAGTTAGTTCATTTCTTTGAACTTCTGTAAGTAGTGCCCCAGCAAAACCTACAACTACAACTTCAACTGTCTTAACTCCAAATGTTTCTTCAATAGCTAACGCCCTAGCTACAAGTGATGAACCATTAGAATCAACAAATTGAGTGGCCAAGAATTCAAAATCAATTGTTGCGATTGCTCTACCACGTGTTCTTAAAGTAGCTGGGCCTTCAACTTTTAATCTTGCTAAATCTTGTTCAGTAGAACCTTCTTTCGGTGACCAACCAATAGCTTGACGTGGGTTGAAAACTCTGGAAATAAAAGATATACCGGATTTGTTAACTGATACTGTTCTTGCACCAACGTTACCATCAACATCAGCACCAATTCTGTACAATGCACGAATATTATCAACACCAGGTGAAGGTATCCTACCTTGTTTACCATCACCAAATTTAATTGTTGCATTGTCATTAGCATCAATTTGTAAAGTATAATCCTTGGATGCACTATTAGATGAAAGGAAATTTTCTTTTTGATTCCATGGTTGAAATCCAGAACCTTCATCAACTTCAACTAATAACGTTCCTTCAATAAGTGGCCTTTGTGTTAATAAGAATTCTAAATTTACATCACCATTAGAAGAACCAACTGGGTCATCTGTTACAGTTTGCCCTTGTGATACAGGTACAAGAACATATTGTGTCCCAGTATCAATTCTAATTCTATCAACATTTGGGTTTACTGGTGCTGTTACTTCAATAATCCTTACACGTATTGCGTAGCCTTCAATTGCATTTGTAACTCTTTTCAACCAATTTTTAGACTGACTTTGCGGCAATGTATAAGAAAGTTTACCATCTTCTGTAAATCCGTTCGTTAAATCACTTGTATCACCAACTTCATTCCATTTTGTTCCTACAACGTAATCTTGTTCGTTTAGTGAAACCGCTGATTGCCCTAGTAGTCCACCAGTGGTAAGAACATTCACACCACCAATATATTGGGAAACTAAAGTTTCTTGTGCCCCAGTGCTGGAAAGAACAACTCTTACGACTGAACCGCTTCTATTCTCTGTTCCTAGTAGCGTTGTTAAGTCTAACGTTAAATTTGAACCATTATTAGTTACTAAATCTGGTTTAGCATCTTCTAAAGTATTATCATAAAATTCCACAACGTATTCAATACCGCTACCAAAAGTGTTGAATATGAATTCAAGCGTATTAAATAATACGTTTTGATGAATTACATATAGTATGTCACCTTTTTTAGGTGTTGCCGGAAATAAATCAAAGAAGACACCATCAGTAGATGCTAAACCAGTTCTATTGGCCCCAAATGATGCGTTCTTTACATTGAAGTTTGCTACACCCGTATCAATTTTTGTAATTGCTATTGATTCAATCGAATCATTTAAAGGTATGATTGAAAGTTTGCTTGTTTCATCACTTATGGCGTGAACTCTTTTTAATATATTTTCATTGCCACTTGTATTAATAGCAGCTGCTAAACTTGCTAAAGTTGTTGGTATATCGCCACCAACTGGATATTCTACCCCAGCACGAAAATCAACGCCTTCAATATTTACACCATTACCAGCTTCAATTGCATTGTCTATGATTTCTACTAGGCCAGCTTCAAAAACAAAAATACCTGTTGGAACATTTGATGGTTGAATTGTGAAGCTAGTATTTGTTTCATAAATTACTTGTGGAACTTCTTCTGTTTCAACTGTTGAAAATTGGCTATCCCTTGGTACAAGTTCTATTGCAGTTGTAAACACTTTAGATAGTTCAAGCACAATATCAGTTACAGCTGGTGTTGCCTGTCTTAAAGTTACATCAATAAGTGCAAGGTGACCCCTAACACTTTCCAATAACCTTGCTGTCGGTAACAAACTTTCGTTAGCTGTAATATCTAATAAAACGTTATTTAAATGTCCAATTAATGAATAACAACGTAGTAGTTGTTGAAATGGTTCTTCATCAGATTCATCAGTTATTTCTGGTACATTTACACGTTGATACTGTATCAATGAACGCAATAAATCTGGGTAATAAAAACCGCTAAAATCAAAGTCCGGTATCTCAATAGTTCTTGCTTCGGCCATAATATTCTACCTTTTTTCGGATTTACCTTTTAAACCTTGTGTGAATTCTTCTTCTTTATTCGTTAAAAGGTCTATGTATTTAAAACTAATTACCAATTCACCAATTTTACTTTCATCAAATGAAAGTGTTGTTTCATCCATTCTTACTAGTTCAGAAAATTTGGCCAATATCCTTCTTACAGCTTGCGTGGCCTTACCACGGAAAGATGCTGTCTTTATAGAGAAAATTAACGAATCATCAATCCCTAAAAGTTGGAATGCATTGTCATCATTACCTTCCTGGAATGCTAATGATAAAATCTTTTGGGTGTTCTTGCTTTGATCTTTTTCAATAGCTGCACGGCCTCTATTGTCAACACCCACTGGAATTTTTAAACCTTTTGGCATAATTAGTACCTTTTTAGTAAACGCTTCTTTTTACCATATCTTTTCTTCCAGTGCTTTATACAATATATTCTAGTATCGCCTTCATTCTCTGGATTTTTTTTTGCTTCATCTAATGTTAATTCATCACCGCATACATAACAATTTGTTTTTAAAACTTTGTCTTGCGCATCCCTTTTCTTCATCGGGCTATCAGTAAACATACTATACTTCCTAAGTTAACAAATTATCATATCTACTTGCTAGGGCCGTAGCTTCTGCACCACCGGCCTGCACATCTGATTTTGCTTTAGTTAAATCGTTTAGTAATACTATTGAACCATTATTCAAACGGCAACGGCCTTCTGTAGTATTAAATCTTTGGTCATAATAAGATAGGGCACCTGATGCACCGAAAGCGATTGCAGCGGCTATATCAGCTATTCTCTGTAGTGCTTGCGGCCTTCTAATATCCTTTTCATCATCAATGTCTGAAATACCTGTGTCACTAATATCAATTGTCCCTGGTGGCGTAACGCCCAGCAAAGCAGTAATTGCCGCTATTGAAGTTTGGCAATTTGTTTTAGCTGTTAAATCAATATTGTCATCTTCATTTGAATCAATAGCAGAAATCTGATTATTTAATGCAGCAATTCTATTGTTAAATACATCTTCTAATTGACCCAAAAATAAATTCATTATTCCTTGGAAATCAGAGTCACTTGCAATTTGATTTGTTCTTTCAGTGTCAGTAAAACCACCGAATGTTTTTTGACCAATGCTACTATTTGCCGGTATGGTTCCAGCTGGTGTAATAATATACTCAAAAGTTATATCACCATTTTCTGTCCAAGTTCCACCATTGGCCGTACAAGTCGGTTCATCAACACCTGATTCAGCTGGTGTTTCACCAGTACAATAACCAGTCACACTTAAAACTTTTAGTAAACCGATGTTGCCACCACCAGAAACAAATAATACATCGTTAATATCAATATCTTCTAGGTTATTTATAATTCTAACTGAATTACTATTACCATCAATTTCAGCAAAGATTTCTGCACCGTTTGATATTGTTGTTTGTCCTGGGTAACCACTTTGTAAAAGCTGTAGAATCGTATCTTGTGATGTGAACAAATCAATTTCATTCAATTGCTCTAAAGCTACTAAAGGCCCACCATCAAATTGCGCTATTCTTGTTGGTGAAAAATCACCGCCATTCCAAAGCCTAGAACTATCGTCACCGTTGGCAAACTTTTGAACATCTGTTTCAACTATTTTTGAAGCTATATCTTGGCCATCAATCCATCTTCTTTCATTTTCGTATTTACCAATTATATTATCATTAATAGTATCAAAAGTTTCTTTTTGAAAATCTTCAACATCTTGTTGCTTGTCTAATGCACCTTGAATAGCAGCAACCTTACCAGCTGTAGCACTAGCACCGGCCAAGGCCACATCTTTTAATGCAGTAAGTGCAGCTGTCTGTGCTGGTGAAGGTGTTGGTAATCCCATTATGTGTTTCCCTTTAAAAATATGCTTAATGCTGTAGGGTCAAGTGGTGTACCAGCTTTTGAACTCATAGGAACAATAGGTGCTTGCGAAGGGTTGATACCAGCTTGTGATTGTGGAACTAAATGAATATGTTGGTCATGAAGACCTATCATGTTTTCTGATAGTGTTGCATGAAATGATGGTGAAGTTCCAATCTTCGCTATCGGTGCATCCAAAATAATTTCAGCTGTTGCTTTAGCATTTATTTTTCCAGCTTCTAATACTATTTTCTGGTCACCGCTTACATCAACAAGCGTTACTTGCGTTTCATTTATTTCTAGTTTACCACCGCCACTGTGTAACATTTTTACTATTTTATTTTTATCATCGAATAAAAGTATGTGCCCTAGTATTGATTGCATTTTAATTAATTGACCTTCCTTCTTATCATCAAAAATAAGACTGTGACCTTTACCAGAAACCATTTTGTAGAACTGCTTATCTTCTGTATCATCAAATATAAAATAATGGCCGCTATTAGATTTCCACCCCATAGACTTGCCGTAATTTGCTTTAAAGATGTCATCAATATCAGCATCATCAGCATCGCTGTACAACATGCAAACATAAGTTGGTTCTGGAAGTTCAACATCAGTTGTGTCATCACCGCCATCATCAGCTTGAATTTCAACTTCAATTTCATCACCAACTTGTGGAACCCAGAACATGCCAGCACCATTAGCACTAGCGAACGGAAAACATGGTTCAGCTGGTAAAGGGTATTCACCTTTGTATAAAGTAGGTGCATTAAAGAAAACAGCACCACGTAATCTTAACCCAATATCTTCATCAGTAATTCTTGTTACAATCGCACGGTGCTTTTCAGTTACAGACATATTAAATCCCCTTTAACTTTCTAAAGCGTTTATCAGTATCGCTTAAGTTAAGTTGTGGTGATGCCTGAACTACTACATCATCAATTACTTTTCTTGCTGAAAATTCTGTGTAGTACCCTTCACCTTTTGTCATAGCATGTTTAACCCTAGTAAAATAATACCTTCCACTAAATTGCGAGCTAATGCCTTCAAGCCTATGTATTTGTCTTGATTGTAAAACTTCATTACCGACTAATCGGCCATCACCGGAAATAAAATTTTCCTTTTGTCTTTTTATAAATTCTTCTATTGATTTTTTAGCAGCGGCTTCATTTTTAAACCTTTTATGCTTTGGAAAAGAATAACTTCGGCCATAGGCCTTAAATGCTACTTGGATACCATCATCAATTTTTGGCTTTTCTCCACCACGTGCGCCTATATTGGCACCAGTGAATCTTGTTTCTGTATCAGCTTTTGTTTTTTTAGATTCTTCCTGGCTTACCCTATCCATAGGTTTATGTGAAGTGGAAGAAGTTTGCTTATCTTTTAAAACAAAAACTTCAAAATCTGTGGCCTGGTCATGTGCTTCTAATATTGGTGAAAATGAAAGTAAAGTGTTAGTATAGCTTAGGTCACCTTCATTATATGCGAATGTAAACACTTCCCTATTATTTTTAGTTGGTGGGGGTTGGAAAAATAATCCAAACTTTTTACGTTTCGTATCCCACTTAGAAAATAAATCAAAGCCATTAATATCAGCAATTTTTTTAAGGTAGGTGTAATCTGATACCCCTTTCTTTTGTGGTGCCCTGTTTTGAATACCAGGAACCTTTCGTATCCCAGCAAATGAACGTGGGTCATTCGTCTTAATATCGAATCCATTTCTGGAACCAATAATAGAGGCTATTTGCGAATCTCTAAAGCCTTTGTATGATACACCATCTTTAGGTTTTCTTCTTGATGCTCTATGAAGTAAGTCATAGCCGATAATAGTTAATGTTGGTGGGCCACTATCAGGGAAGTCTGGTTTTATAGAAACAATATCAGATGCACCAACTGTTACTAGGCTTGAACCATAACCCATTTGAACTTCCACAATATGACCTTCGCTAAAAAGTCTGGAATCAATAATGGAATTAATTTGACCCCCACCATAGTTATCAATTTGCGCTGACATGGTAATTGTTAATTTATCAAATTGGTCAGCGTTATCTTCAAAAGTTACTGACTCAATAAATTGTTTAACCTTGTCACTAACAGCATAAGGTTTAGCACCAGGGCCACCATAAATTATTAGCTCATAGTTAGGTGCAAAGGGGTCACGGCTTAGGCGTGCGCCCGTACCCACTGGTGTAACAGCTGATTTTGGTAATCCTAATGTGTTTACAAGGCTAACTATACTCATACAAAAATTGTTGTTTTCCTATTTCTTTTGGTTAAAAATTCTTCCCTTAATGCTTGGTTTTCTTGTGTCGCTTTAAGTGAAATAGTTTGTGGCGTAATATCAATTGTCCCGATTTCTGTTGCCTCAACCAAGAATATCTTGTCACCAGCTTTTAAATCAGCTTTATCTGGTTGTGTTCTTCTTAGTATGTCACCTAAAATTGCATCACCATATTCTTGTTGTGCAACCCTTTCAAAACTATCACCACTACGAATTTCACGTGTCCTATCAATCGTGTGAAGTGAACCACCAGGAATGTTAATCTTACTTTTTATTTGTGAGAAGATACCAGCTGCACCAGCAATAACACCAGCTGCAAATTTAATTTGCGAAGCCAAACTTGTTGCTGCATTTTCTGTTACAGTGTCTTCTAATTTTTGTAATGTTATTGAGGCAATAACACCACGAATTGAACCATCACTTCTTAATTCATCATAAGCATAGTCAACCCGTTTCACGAAACATGTAAACCCAATTTCTGTACCGTAAGTGAATAAAAATTTTGGTGGCCTTTTTAAATCAGGGTCACGTTTTTTAAATGAACGTAAAGTTTCAATTTGTTGTTTTATATTTTTGAATGAGTCAGTAGCGTAAAACCTAGCTGTAAAAGTTACAGTTTCACCATCATTATTTAGATATTGAAAGTTTGGTTCTTTTTTATTTATTGTACTAGCTTCACCAATAGCTACATCACCACCAGTTTCAGAAAAATTCTGTGGTACATACTGACCTTGAAATTCTAGGTTCCTATTTTTTCGGTCATCACCTGTTAGTGTCCACGCTTTATTACTGGCAAAACCAAACAGTTCCCCTACTACATCTAATAACGCCACTATTGCCCCCCAGCTAATGCAAGCCCATTACTTCTTTTTTGGTGCTTGTTCTTTACTTCCCTTCCTTGTTCAAAGGAATTGTTTATCTGGTCTTCGGTCACTTTCTTGTTAAGAATCTTTCCAGCATCACCACGCAATTCAAGTACAACTTTAGTTGTTCCACCACCTGAACCACTGGTTGTAACCGTGTTGTTATTTATAACGTTCCCAACGGCCCTAGCTGTCTGTTCAGCTGATGCTGGTTGCACTAATGCTTTTTGCCCTGTTGCTTCTTTTTGAATTGAATTTGAATCCTGTACAGCATCGGCTATGTTTGTTCCACTGTTAGCTGCATTTTCTGCAACACCAGCAACCCTAGTTTCACCTTTCCCAAATCCAAAGAAACCGCCAATTGATTTTGCAATTTCAATCCCTTTAGTAACACCAGCTGTAGCAAACCTTGTTATACCAGCAATTATTGCTGCAATACCTTGTACTACTGGAATGATAAATTTAGCTATTTTCCCTAGTGCATTTGCAACACTGGAACCGAATGAAGTTAGGTCATTTTTTGCTGTTGATGATTGCCCAAATATTACCCCGAATAATTCGCTGAATGCAGCACCTACTTCTGAAAAAGCTGGGCCTAATTCACTCTTTACTAAATCAATTACTGGGCCAATATTCGCCATAAATCCAGCACCAAAAGTTAAGGCGGCTTCTTTTAATCCCTCAAAGCCACCGAACGCTTTAAAAGCAGCAAACCCTATAGCAGCAAGGCCAGCTACAATTATCCCAATCGGTGAAAATAGGAATCCTAATGCAGCACCTACTAAACCAAGCGCACCCCAAAGGAATCCAAAAGCTGATGACACAATTCCAACAACACCACTAAGGCCTGTTAAGATTGGGCCTATTACAAAGAATGCAGCACCGAGTGCGGCCAATATAGGTGCGGCTATTGCACCTATAGCAATAATCTTTGCTACAAGATTACCCATTGATTGCGTAGAACCTTCACTGTCTTCTGTCCATTTACTAAAGAAAGCTACAACTTTTTTACCAACATCTGTTACAAAGTTTCCTACTTCTTTAAACCCATCAACAAAACCAGTTATAAATTGAAGAATGGCCTTACCACGTTTTTCACCAAAGAATTTGAAGAATACTTCACCACTTTTCGATGTCCGATCTATTTGCCCAGTAACAAGCTGGAAACCAACCGCTAAGTTAGACACAACATCAGCTGCATCCCTTATTGGTTGTGTTAAGAACCCAGCTACTAAACCACCAGTTTCAATTAATACACCGCTGATTGCCGATTTCATTATTGTAAATGCACCAGCTAAGTTATCAAGTCTTTCACCAGCTTGTTTTGCAGCTGTGCCCGTTGAATTTTTTATTCCTTCCTGTAATCTTTTAAAACCATCAACACCTTCGTTTGCTAATGCGTTGATAGCCCTTTGACCCCTTACACCAAAAATTTCTTGCGCAATCGCTGAACGTTCAGCACCACCACCAGCATCTTTCATTGCTTGCGTAATATCACCTAATAAATCTGGTAAAGGTCTAAAGTCATCGTTTGAATCACGAACCTTAATATTAAACCGATCAAGAAGTTCTTGTGCTTTCTTAGATGGTTTAGCTAATTTATTAAATGCATTTGTTAATGCTGTACCACCTAACGAACCTTTCAAACCAGCATTCGCTAATGCACCCATAGAAACAAGGATGTCATCAAGTGGTATCCCAGCGGCGGCCAAAGCACCACCACCGAATTTAACAGCTTCACCTAATTGTGTAATATTGGTGTTTGTCTTACTTTGTATGAAAGCAAATTTATCACTTAGTTCAGTTAATTTTTGAACCTTTGTAGCATTTTTATCGAAAGCTGGTGCTAGTGCTGACATGGAATCTGTTGCAATATCAGATGCAGCACCTAATTCTAGTGAACCAGCGGCGGCCAAGTTTAAAACTGTTTCTAATGAACTTATCTGTTCTTCTGCATTAAAACCTGCGAGTGCTAAGAACTCGAATCCTTGGCCCGCTTCCTTGGCCGAAAAAGATGTACTTGCGCCTAAGCGTTTAGCCTCGGCCGTCATATCAGCAAATTGTTTTTTAGAAATATCACCTGTCAAAGATTTAACAACTGACATCTGTTTTTCAAAGTCAGCAAATTCTTTTGTGGCCAATGCAACCCCAGCTGTTAACGGGGCACCAGCTAAAGTTAGACCCTTTAAACCTTGACCTAGTTTACCTATAGATGCGCTTGCCTTTTTGACAGAATTGGTCATGGTGCTAAAGCTTCGGTTGGCCTTCCCGATTTGCCTTGCTACACCATCACCATTAAATTTTAGAATTGCATTGAATTTAAATGCCATTTTGCTTCCTTACATTTTCCCTAAATACCTTTTTCCCTTGGTACTCGGTTTAGACATTGAAGCATTGGCCTTTTTTATTGCTTCATTTTCGTCTTTCTTCTGTTTGGCCAAACGCTTTAAACTCCAAATAAACTTCTTTTTCCTCATTTTTTTTACATCGGAAAGGCTAAGACCACCGTTGTAATTATAAATCAAATTATGCTGGGCTTCCCATAAATCGCCCCTATCCATTATAGGGACGAAGAATCGAAAAAAGATTCATACCCCCAATTAATTTGTGTTTCAAAATCTTTCTTACAAAATTGACAATTACCGGAAATCTTCATATCTGGCCCAGCATTGTTATTCACAATTTCTTTACCAATTCTCTCAATATCAAATTTCTTGATTTTTTTAACTAATGATTTTAAATCAACATACCCTTCAACAAGTTCACCGTTGTTGGTACAACCTGTAATAGCACTATTGAAAATTGCCTTCTTTACATACCCAGCGTTTGCCGCTTTTTCTGTAGGCACACTTTCCAGTGCATCCCATTTAGAAACTGATAGTAAAAGACCAGTTACAACTTTAGCTGGTGCCCCGTTGATTCCTGGCATAGTTATAGGTTTTTTTAATTCATATTTTACTGTTTGTTCATGTTCCTTATCTTTACATTCGACATCCAGGCCGCGTAAATCAGCTACGAAATTTTCAATTTTCTTTTTACAATGTGGGCATTGTACAGAATCAAAATGTAATTCATGACCTAGTTCTTCAACTCTTAATACCATGTACATGTACATCATATTAGGAAAATGTAGCTGGGAAAGTGTAATAAGTTTTTCTTCTTTGCTTAATGATTGGTAGTCTTTACCCTTGAATTCATCAAGTAGTAAATCCATCATTGATCTTACGAAGGTTCCAACATTCGCTGATTGTTCTTGTAGGTCGGATAAAGTTTCTTCAATATCCATGTCCCATTCTTTAAAAGAAAATGTTGGCGTTTCGCATCCATCAAAAATTGGAAGTCTTGCGCCCAATGTACCTAGATTTGTTCTTCTACTTTTTTCAACTTCACCATTTTCTGGCTTTACTTCGATCATTTGTTCCCCCAAATAACTTATGTTTTGTGAAGATTACATAAATTTGAAATATAGGGGCCTTTAATAAATAGGTGGCCCCTATTAACCTGTTTAAAATTAATCTATTTTGTCTATAGAAAGTAACCAAGTAATCATTGCTGGTTCGCCTTCGTTAGCCATTTCTAAATCATCATCTGTACGTTTTTTAACCCATACACCTGAAACAAGTCTTACACTTGCAACAGCACCACTGATTGAACGCTTAATAAGCGTACCGCTTTTTTTGTACGTTGCTGAAACGGGGTCAACCCCTTCCCTACGCCATAGCTCCAAAGCAGCTGTTTCAACTTTGTGGTGTTCAAATGTTTTAATATCATGTTCACTAGCTTTCACATTACCACCAGAAACAACAGTTCTGTCTGGCATTTCTGCACTTTCAGTTTCCTGTTCTAGCCCAGACATTTCGGTAATCAGAATTGGCGGTAAACCAACAATGATTAGTTCAAAATTGTTCTTAGGTATGTGATCTGCTTTAACTGCACCTTTCATAACCATATTTTTTCCCCTTCCTTAAGTTTCGTTAGAAAAACGATGCAGTATTAAACTGCACCTTCTGTTACACCTTGTTTACCGATTCTAATAATAAATCTTTCAACAGTATCAACAATCGCAAGTGCCATGTCAGCGAATAAATCACCATCAGCACGTGTAGACGTTGTATTGTTTTCACTATCTATTTTTAGTAACGTTGCTTCCTGAACATCCTTACCTACCAATGCACCTTTTGCAAGTTCACCACTAAAGAACTGGAAGAATGCTGCTTTTAGGATTTCTTGCGTTCCAGATTCTTCACTGTTAAGTGCAAAGATGATGAAGTCAAAATTTTCAATGAAAATATTTTCTACATGCGATAAGTATTCTCTGTGATGCTTAAATTTGAAAGCTGGGTCAAGTCCAACAGTTCTATCACCCCAAAGAATAAAATTCCCACTCTTTTCAAGTAGAATGTTAATACCTTGTGGGTTAAGAAATTCTTGGTCAAGTGGTTCACGATTATCAAAACCAGCTGGCAATGCTAGTGCTTGGCTAAGAATAGCATCAGTACCAGCGGCGGCCTTATGGTAACCGTCAAAGTCCCTTGCAATTCTGGCTTCTACACCATGGATAGCACCTGTTGCTGAAATCAATTTCAGACCACCACCATCTTTAGAAACCCTAATGAAAGATGGCCATGATACAACTGCAAAGTCATTTCTTCCAAGTGTATCATTAATAAATTCTTCACAAGCTACTTCATCAGTAATGTTTGCTGGAACTTCGTAACGATATTGCCAGTTTTGTGAACCAGCAAATGCTACCCCAGCTTTTTGAACAGCACTTGAAGTAATACCTGGTGTTGCTAGTTTTACTAAACCTAAATTTTTACCACGTAGGCTTCTAAGTTTAGATGTACCAACATCATAAGCATTTTCATAATCAAGGTCAGCAATATCAGCGATACCATCATAACCACCAGAAAGTTCCTGGATATACTGCGCTCTAAAAGTTTCCCCAATAGCTGTATCAACTGTAAGGTCACTTCCAGGTTTAACAGTAATTGTGTTTGCATTATTTGAATCAATCAAATAACTTTTTCTTGAGTTATCTTTATTTGGATAAACACGCCCACCCTCAAGTGCATTCAATTCTAAAGGTTCAACATAAACTGTAATAGTATCGTTGACTGACCAAGTAACCGCTGAATTAAGTGTGTTGTCTTCAAGTGTGAACCCGTAACCAAAGTCATTAAGTGCAGCAACAGCGATACCAGATGTAACAACAGTTGTACCTGTGAATGGCATCTTTTCAGAAACCATATCCCATGTTTGGTCAACACCACCACTTAATACACCAGCACCAGCTACAACGTTTGCATCACTAGAAACTAATGTGTAAGCATTACCAGCAAGACCAGCTGTCCTAGCATGGATGTGCGCAACAGTAGCACTATCTTTTTCAGCAAATGTTAATGGACTGTTTGCAAGTACAAATGCAACCAAGTTGTCAATTGAACCTTCTGCATCAGCACCAATTTCAATTTGCGTAGCTGGGGTGGCAACAACAGTTTTCCAAGTGTAAACTACACCAGCAATTTCCAATGTTGCATTATCAGCTGGTTGACCACCGAAAGTTAAAATTTCTTCGGCCCTTGCACCGGCAACAGTGTTTGTTAGGGTCAACTTATCTTTGATAATTTCTGAACCTAATGATACAGATGAAAGTTTCATCTTCGCATTGTTAACGCTAGAAAAAACAGGGTAATGAATCTTTGTTGTTAAAACAGTTTGTGTTAAAGAAACAATTTCATTGGCGTAGTTTGCTGGTCTTTGCCCTGCAACCAATGAACCACCCATATTTAAATCAATTGCCTTGATTAGAAAATCTGAATCACTTTCTGCATTGATTGCATCAACAAAATAATTTGGTTTTGATGGGTCAATTGAAAGGTCAGTAAAATTCTTTTTAAGTTCAGCAACATTGCCTTCAATTAGGTAGAACTCAAGACCAAATTCAGAATTTGGTTGTAGCAAACCTGGTTTAACTAAAACACCCAGTGATTCACCATCATTACTTAGAACAATTTCAGTTAAAGTATTTGCTGGGTCAGAAGATTCTGCAATTTCATCAAGCAAATTAATATCAGCTGCAAAAGTTAAAACCCCTGCATCAGTATTAGATTCAATTGGGAAACTTTTACCTGGAACTGCTTTCAATTTTACTAGTGCGCCAACAAGTTCATCTTTTTTTAGATTCGCTGGGGCATTTGAAAGTGTTAAAGTGATTTCAGTTAAGCTTGCATATTCATCAACAATTCTGAATTTTTTACCGGCCCAACGTCCACCGTTACCAGCTTCAAAAGTAGCTACTAGTGCGCCACTATTTACTTGGTTATAAAGTGATAGTGATGATTTTTTTTCTGAACCATCAGTAACACGATTATACCAAACTTCACCAGCACCGTTCGATGCTCTATAGTATGATAAAGCTGCATCCGGTAATAAGGATGCTGGAATTAAACCACCAGCTTTAAATAAATAATCACTTTTTGTAGATGCTCTAAATGCTTTTTTAGGGCCTTTCTTTAGAATACCTGTGTAAGCTGTAGTACCCAATGCACCTGGAACAATTGCACCACCTGATTCTTGTTCGATGATTGCAACACCAGCTGCACGTGTTGGGCCAAATCGTCTTGCCATGTTTTACCTTCCTTTGTTATACAATGTTATACCTATTTGACAAAAAATTAAAGTGTTTGTCTTCCTATATTTAATCCGAGTGATGTTATCAGTGGAACATCTTTACTTGGTTTGTCGTAAAAAACAACCCCCTCTATATCAAATGCACCTTTAGACAAATTGGTTCCACTTGAATCATTTCCTTCTTCTAATGAATTGCCCACCGTATCAATTTCATCAACTATTAATAAATTATGCTTATTGGCCAGACCATACGTTATTACGTTCTTCACATTGGCAAAGAATCTTCTAATGCCATCTGTAAGCCTAAATTGGTCTATTTCGCCTGTGTAAAGGGTGAAGTCGAACCTATATGACTGTTGGGTTAAGGTATCGTGTACAACGGCCATATCGTTTTCTTTATCACGTATAAAATCTTTGTGGGAAGAATTAGTGTTACGCATCACAAGACCCTTCTTGTCAATAGCGGTAATTCTATTGAAAACAATATGTGGGTAGGAAGGTTTTTCGTAATAATCTTGATTGACTTTGACAGAAATTTCTGGGACATAAATAAAGGTGACTTCAACCAATTTGTCAACTGGTATTGGTGCTGAAAATGTTTCAATCCCTGCTTCAAAAGTAAACCCATCTTGTTTCCCACTTCCTGGTGCATAGCTGTCATGTAAGTTTGACAGCTTTAAAGGGTCATCAGTTAAATTATAAACTGATGCAACATCAAAAATATTGTAACCCTTGTTTTCCAGTATAGTGGCCAAGTCTATGGCACTACTACTTGAAGAATCAGTGTAGAATTGAACCACTGATGTACTTCTGAAATTCAAATTCAGTAAGCGTAAAATAGTATCATAAACTAGGTCATCGAAAAATTCAATGTCAAATTCACCCAACAATTTTAGTTCACTAACCTTTGGCGTAACTGTTTTGTCAGTTGTTTTTAAGTTGACTACAAAACCAATTTTCTTATTTCCAATTGCCGGTATTGGGAATGTACTTATATTAAGCCTTATTTCTGATTCAGTATTCCAATCCGATGCACCAGCGATAACCCAATTTGCCCCATCCCAATAGTAATTCCCAGCTGTGGTCTTAACTTTGAATCCAAGACTTGTTCCTTCTGGAAGGTCTAAAGTTCCCTGTTGACTTTCGTAAATGGGTTCAAAAAGTAACCACTTTTTCAATGCCATGGGTTCAAGAAAAGGCGTTTCAAAATATATATCATCATCCAATGGGTAAAAATTTAAAGCATCAGCTTTTAAATGGATACCTGGTGCCATTGCATTTTCTGTATTTAGCCTAATTTTTGTCGGGTCAGAAAGTGCAATTTCATTTCGCATATCTTCATCAAAGCAAAAATTTTTTATAATTCTATTAATCATTTTTTATCCCTATGTTCCCCATCTTTAGCACCACGTTTTTTCCACATATCTTCGATAGCTTTTCTCCAATTTTCTTGTAGAACTCTATCAATAGTTGGGTCTTCTTCAAAAACTTTACTAAAAACTTTTCTTGATGGAACAGTTAATGTACTACCAGTTTTCATACTGCTTACCGATCTTTTTTTAGTCGAACTACCTTTTCCTTCTTTCTTACTAAGTGCTATTGCTATAGCTTTCTTCATTTTATCAGTTACAGTTATGTCATAGCCTTCTTCCATTAACTCAACAAGTGTTTCCATACTTATTTGGCTTTTTGCTTTACCAAATTGGCTACCAGTTGAACCAGCTTTTTTTATAATACCAACTTCAACTTCAAAAGCACTTTTCATTTTAAAATCAATAGCGTTCCAAAGATTTCTTTGGTTAAGTAAAGGTAAATCTGAATTCTTCATTGCTAAAGTTAATTCAGAATTACTGTCAAATTCACGGTTCCTAATATTGTCTTTTACTTTTTTTATTAGGAATAGGTAATTCCTAATTGTGCCTTTTCTAATGGCATTAACTAAATCACTTTGTGCAGTTCCAGGTTTAATAAACTTTTCAAAGTTCTTTATGTCACCAGTAAATGTGAAACTTGCTGGGTTACTTGCCATTAAGCATCCCTTGGCCCAACAGGGTCACGGTCTTGGAATGGATACCTTACTAAAGTAAAACCACCAATACCTGTAAAATGTGCAGCTGGGTCACCAGTTGAATGTGAAAGGTAAAGTTCGGTGCTAAGTTGTCCTATCTTTATAATTTTATCACCACGTTTTAACTGGATACCTTTATTTACTAGGTCTTCGTACCTAACAAGTATGTAACCCTTTCTTTCTTCATCAGCACCAAGTTGTGTAAAGTTACCCCGTTGGTCACGGTCACCATGTACTACTTGTGCTGGTAAAATCATTTCCACTTTTCTACCAATATTGTTAACAGGGTATTTCCTACCAGACACACCAGTTGGATAAGGGGTGGAATCTTTGTCAATCTGTTGTATTGTAACGTCAATTGGTTCTATTAAGTCCATTACCTAAACCCTTTAGAAAGTTCATCAGTTTTTCTATGCATAAAACTTCCACCCACTCTTATTGGTGTTCTGAATAAAGATATAATCCTGTCAACTTCTTCGTTACCTGAATCAGATGAACGTACACTTTCTTTATTGCTTGATGCCTCAAAAAATTCTTGTTCGTGCAAATCAACTTTCAATCTTTTTAATGGGCCTGTACCTGATGTTGCTGAAACAGAACTTCCAACTGGTTTATTAATATCCAACATAACTAATATTAGAACCGCTTTCTGGATAAGTAATGGCGTGCTACCATCTGGTTCTAGGTATCCAAATGAACCAGTTATATGTGTCAGTGACCCTTTAACAAAAAGTCTGGAAGTAATAGAATTTGTAAATATGCTACCCTTGGCCCTTCCAATGTTAAGCTTTATTCTAGGGTTCTTTCTGTCATCAGTAGGTGTTTGCCTTCCTTTGAAAGCTACAAAGTCGTAATCTTCACCTTCTGTTAAAATTGTAGATGTCGAATTAATTCTTAGTTCATCAATTTCAATAATCGGAACAGGTAAGTGCATAAGTGCTGTATTTCTTCCTTCAATCGGGAAGGTTCCTTCACGCTTATTAAAAAATTGGCCAGTCTTTTCATCTATTAAATTCATAGCTGTCTTAATATACCTTTCAGCTTTTGATTTAGGTAAAGTTTCCGAATGAAGAAATTTGGCCGGGCCATTAACAATTAAGTTTTCAGAACCAGTTTTTTCAACTCGAATTCTATCAGGGCCAGATAGTATTTCAATGATACAATCAGTTTCACCAGCTTGTGTTAGAACGTCTTTTATATTCAGTGCCCCAGTTGTAACGTATTCATAAATATCGCCACCAGCATCAACTGTTTTATTTGATAAAGTAATATCACTTGCAGTAACTTTTGTATTAGATGCCAAATACATTTCCAAAAGCAATTGCCCGTAAGTTACATAAAGTCCAGTGTTATCCATTATTTCACCCTTATTGATTTTGTTATTTCTTTGTTTATATTAAAACAGTCTTTTAAAGTAATGGTTTCAAAATCTTCATCAATCGGGAATTTGCCACCCACAATTGTTAAAACCTTTCCAAGATATTCAGAGCAAACCAGCTTCTTCCAACCATTACCAAATAAATTTTTCTTTACTTTATAATTAAAGCACTTTAGCATAAAAATTGCAAAGGCGTTCCCAACTAACTGTAGCAATGAATATTTCTTCCCTTTATTATCTGATATTACTCTTATAATAGCTTTTAATTCTTCCCTTGTTATCGGAACCTTGAATTCAGCTACAACAAAAGAATGATTATTTATAAATTTATCAAATTCGGTTGCAACAACGCCATCTAATGTGGCCTCATTAATTATTATTGGTCGGGTTCCATCATCTGATATACCAAAACCAGCATGGTCATATTCAGTGCCCTGGAATAGTCTTACTAGGTGGGATAGTACCTTAGTCCACTTCCTTTTTGTTACGTAATATATATGAAGGTAAACCATACCTATCCTTTCCAGTCTGGGTCAACTAATGAGATTATGTAAAAAGATACAGTACCCCATGAACCTGTTAGTGGTACAACTTCACCATCTGAATTCGGGCTTAGGCTAAGTATTAATTGTGCATATTGTGAACTTCTTAATGGTTGAAGTGTTATATAGTTGAAAGGGAAAATTATTGTATCATCCGGTAAATTTCCCCATTGCGGTATAAAACCCTGTCCCAAATTCGCTGCATTTATAATGTCTTTTTCATTCTTATATTTTTTGCGTTTGTATAAAAACCTAAGTGGGTTAATTTCAGATATTGGATTCTTAGGGTCGAAAAAAGGATTACCGGCCCAAATTTCAAAATTTATAGGCACATTAATCAAACAGCTTTTAGAAAAATTTAATTCAGCATGTTCTAATATTAAAATCTTGCCTGGTTTTGGTTCCAATAGAAAATTAGATGTCGTTGCGTATGAATACGTTGCAGTTAATGAACCTTGTAAAGCATACGAATCACTAATGGTAACTTTGCCATCTTCGTAATTAATAGTGTAGTCCCTATCTTCCAATAGTTCTTGTGCGCCATCATACACATAAGGTTTATAATTATTATGAATGTCATCTTCATCTGTTATTCTACCATGTGAAGTATCAATCCATTTCTGTTTACTGGAATTATATAATTTCCCAGTTTCCAATTCTAATACTTCGTTTTCAACCCTAACTGAATTCATATACCAAGTACAAGCATCACACCAGTCATGTGAAATTAGTGTAGTTGATGGCATGTCTGGTTTCTCAACTGAAACCCTTTCCACCCCAGTTGAATCAGAGTATTGTGGTGATAACTTTTTATTACTTTTCTTAAAATTTGTCTCGAAATCATATTGGATACCATTTTTTGGTTCTGTTAATGGTATCTTTGTTGATAGTATGAATTCTTCATCTATTAAAAAAACTTGGTAATATTTTTTACTGGAATCTTCTGGGTCAGTTCTAATTAACCATTGAAGCCTATTACGCATTTCCTTTGCGATAATATTTTCTTTCAATTCTTTCCAAGTAACTTCAATAGCACTATTCATTTTTTACCTATGTTAACCCTAGTGAATAAACCTTCACTTGCATTCTTGCTAAATTTACAGGTATTGTGATTGCAGAACCATCCGGTGCTGCAAACCTCATTTCAAGTAAATCATCTACTGCTACTGGTTCTATCCAATCTATTGAAACTTGTTGCCCTTGTGTTGCTGCACCTTTAGCAGAAGCTTGCGTTAAAGTGCCAGCTATTGGGTTCCCATTTTTATAAAGTTGAAACTGCCCCCTTCTGTTGTTAGCACCAGCATAAAAATAAGCACTAAATGCAATTTCAACTCTACCTTCAAAATTTGATTGGAACTCGGTATTACTCGCTTTAGTTAAGTAGGTATTTGCGAAACTGTTTATATTATTCTGAAATAATATTGCTTGAAAAGTGGCACCTGGAACTGTTTGGTCAGTGCTGTTTACATACTGTAAAAAACCTGTTGCTAGTCTATCTAATTTTACTTTATCAACCCCTTGCATATAACCATTAGTCGATGGCCCTGATGCAGCTGGGATAGAAAATTGTCCTGTTGTAGAATTGTAAGCTAATGGTGCTAGTATGGATAGTGCAGCACGTGCCCTAGCATCGGTGAAATAAAGATTCGTACCTTCATTAATATGAGTGGTTAAAAGGGTGATTATCCCAGTAAAACCGTTAACTGAATTTACTTCTGATGGTGATATTTCTGTATATACTGAACCACTCCATCGGTAAGTTTTGTTTGAATCAAGTGCTACATAAATTTTACCAGTTTCACCTGTTACTGGGAAACTTGCTAGGTCAGCAAATTCTAAAACATCATCAACAAAACTTGGTAGATATATAGCATCAATTAATGAACTTGCGTTTAATGGTGCTAGTCCATTGGCCGCGCCTTTCAAAGCTGTTATGATTGTATTTACAGCTGTTGAAAAATCAGAAATTGTTGATGCTAATTGTGTCCCAGTATGTGTTGACCTGGCCCTTAAATTCGCATCAGTGTCATTCTGTGTTGCACCTGTTTGTATTGTATCAAATTTAACCTTATCAACAGCTGACATCAGACCACCAAGAACAGCTGTAGCTACAGCAATCGGGTCAACACCATTAGGTAAATGTCTAGCAGCATGGTTACTAACATCAACACCATCTACCTGACCAACATTAGTGATATTCTGGCCGCCCATATTAAGATTGCCAGACATCGCTTTGGAACCATCCCTATTTAATAATTGTGGGTGGGCATCAGCATTACCCCTATCTAATAATTCATCATGAAATGAACTTGCGGATAAACCAGATGCACGATGCTGTGGCGTAGGTCTAGCATCATAAATCCTAAGTGCTGGGTTACCTTCTTCCACAATTATAGTGGCTATTAAAACCATAGCATCATCAAAAGAAATAGGTGGCAATGCCAAATTAGATGCTTCGGCTTCAATTAATGTATCATGTATGGCCTGACCCGTAACAACTGAATACTGTTCATTATCACCATCACCTATTAAATAAAGTGAATGCTTAACAAATTTACCAGCTGGTATTGCTACCAACGCACCACTGTTATCATCATATTGGGTGTTAGTTACCTGTGTAACTTCACTTATAACATTAAATTCCCCTAACCCATCCCTATAAAATAAGAAAAATTCCACCGCTTGGCCTCCACTTGGTGCAAACCTATTAGTTCCAAACCAATAAATACCAGGGCTAATATCCAGTGCCCTTGCTGTGGAACCATTTTCACTAACCTGTGAACCAGTATTGTAAATTGGGCCGAACGCTTCACGGTTAAAAGCAGCTATCTTATTTCCAATATGACTTAATAATATTGGCGTGCTTTCTATAAAATGAATTTCAGTTACAAATGTAGCAACCCTACCCAATATAATATTTTCTTCTGTATCTGGAAGTGTAGATGCTTGTGATACAACACCAGATGATGTTACGTATATGTATGATACACTTAAAGGTAGTAGGACAAGTGTTGCTGATTCCCAGAAAACTTCCCTTACAAATTTATCAACTGCATCCAAACAAAATCCGCTACCAATGCTAACACCAACATTTAGGCCGCCACCATCTGATAATACACCGCCACTATAAACACCCATAGTTGAAGCTGCACGGCCAAGTTTTGATATATTTACCTGTTGGCTAAACTTATCAGCTTGTATTATTTCACCACGTAAGAAAACACCTATTGCACTTTCTGGGCTTGGGTCATCTATTCTTAATTTTATAGGTGCATCGTCATCAACAAATACTTTTGTACTAACATTGGCCTTGAACAACCCTGCGCCCATAGTTCCTGGATGCTCAATATCTAAATCAGCTGTTACACCATTTCTTAGCATTACTGTTGTGGTTCTTATAGTTGGTGCTGTACCAGAATTTTCAGCGAATAAATTTTTATCGAATCCTTCAATTTCAGCACCAGATTGTGAAACTAATTCTGCACCATTATTTATACGAATACCGTTACCAGAACCAACTGTACTTCTGGCCAAAACTGTATTAGCATCAAGTCTTACCCCTGCCCCTGTTAATAATATAGCGTCTTCAAATAATGTCCCATCGTCATCAGTAAGTATTGCTGAATATATTCTAACAATTGATTGGAACCCACCATTTGATTGTATTCTTAAAAGTTTCTTAGTTATAGAACTTGATATTAACCTTAAATTTCTGAAAACTGCTTGAATGTCTTTAGTTGTTGACTCTATTACAACTGATTCTGTGCAATTTAATACTGTTACAATATCACAAATTGAAATTAATGTACTTACATCTGTAATTCTTATCCCAGCTGCATTTGCCCCTGTGGCCCCTCGAATAGTTACCCCTTGTAACCTAGAAGTTGATTGATTTATTTTTACAACGTCATTATCTGGGTCAGCTGGTTCTAGTATAACTGAACCATGCCCATTTACTTTTACAGTTACATTACCCTTTATAACAAGTGGTTCACTTAATGAATAAATACCAGGGCCAATCTGTAATACATAAGGCTTAGTTGGCGAAGCATCTAAAATAGATGCCATTGCTGCTATAGGGTCAGAAAATTGGTCGGGGCCAGGGCTTTTCTGTACAACTACTATATCTTGTATTGCTGATGCATCGGGGCCTTGTGGGCCTTGCGGGCCTGTATCACCTAAATCTGAAAGCGCACGCCACTTTAATGAACCGTCTACATCTTTAATCATAGCACTTTCATTTGCTGCATCCTCAAAATCTTTAGGTAAGTGCCTTTCAGAGTTTACTAAATCCCGATGTATTTTTGTCATGGTTCTTTTCCTTCAAAATTAGGGGCTAGTAATAAGCTGCCCATTAGTGTCAAAAATTATTTCACCCGTTGACAAAACAACTAAGTTGTCAGTAGGTAAGTTTAATAACTCGAATGCTTCAATGGAATTTAATGCCCTTAAATTCGCACCGTCTTCTTCATCACCCCTTCTTCCACCAAAACCTGACATAGTTTACCTTCTCCAAGCCCAGACCCTAACCTTAATAGGTGGGTCACCAGCTTCCTTAGCAAAGTGTAATTTCGTCCATGCTCCATGGTCAAAAGTAATAGGTGTTTCCTTCTTAAATAAAATACCATCTAAGCTTGAACCATTAAAAGAAAAATATAGAGTTTTGTCATTGCTTTCGTTAGAAATCATTAAAGATGTTGGCGTGAATGGCAATATAATATCTGGTTTCTTATTAAATCCTAGCGAGTCGTAATTACGACTAACATCTATTAAATTAAAATAGAAGTTCCTGTTTATTTGCCCAGACATAATAATATTCCTTCATAACTATTAATAGTACGCCCATAGCCTATAAGCTGATGCTACTGCACCTTTTACCGCTACTGAATTTAACCCCTGGTCAATATCATTTAACGTAAGTTCTTCATTGGCCAGTACAATACCATCAACCACTTCTGAATCACTGGAACGGTTAATCATAAACTGTAAAGGATTTCCACCATCATTTTTGATCTTCAAAGTTGTTATAGCACCTTTAAGTGCAACATAATTATCTTCATAATCAGCTGTAGTGTTATCTTCTTTGAAGGCCCAACCTGGTCTAATTGTTTCTGTAGCCATCTTATTTCCTTTCCTTTAAATTATCCAAGGCCCATGTCCTATTTCTAATTTTCACCAAATCCGTTCTGGAAAGAATCGGTGGTGGTGGGTTTTTGTAAGTGTAAACCATAATGGAAAGTTGAATGTTGTCAGCTTGACAAATTAACCTTTCACCTAGTTCACGTTCCACACCCTTTTTTTCCTTAGTAACAAGTTCGGCCATAAACCGCACCCTGCTAAATCCTTTTGGAAAAGGAAGTGTGTGAAATTTTTTATTGTGAAGAACTCCAATACCAGTTATCCTGTCCTGGAAGTCTTTCACGGATGACCATTCCAACCACTGTTTCACGTCATCTTCTTTTTTCAAATCAAATTCAAGTGTGCTTCCATCCTTGAAGTTCAACTTAATCATGGTGTTTCCTTTTGTGCTTAGGTGCCAATTAAGATTCACACTTACTTAAACCGTTTTATCTTCTGTTCTTTTTCTTCCCAGTTCTGCTTTCTTCCTGTGCTTTAGCTTCCTTCTCAACAGCTTTTTCTTCCAACTTTTTAGGTTCAGATTCCTTGGCCGCTTGCTTATCAGCTTGTGGTTCCATTACGGACAACACTCTTAGCTTAGGTAACATGTGCGCATGAGTTTTTTTAATATGCTCATATTCGTCTTCTGTTACCGCCAACTGTCTTCCAGGATTGACGTGTAAGGCCCCTTTACAAGAACGCTTACAGTCTTTCCCAAATTTCTCAACACATTCAGGGGCATCACCGTAATACACAATTAAATATTTTTTCATGTTCAGTTCCCCACTTATTTTCAAGTTTTAAAAAATTACTTTTTACTGGATTTTTTGCCAGCTTTTTTCTTGCTTGAAGACTTTAATTTTTTATCAGACTTGCTTTTCTTTTGGTCACCTTCACTTGAAGATTTTTTCTTTTTCTTAGCCGCTTCCTTTGGTTCTAATTCTGTACAACTAAATCTACCATTGTTAGCAAATTCTTGACATGCGCTACCACGTACAATTTTTGGTACATTTCTGATGAATTTTTCCCCAGCAAGTGTATAAGTTTTCCCTCTAATCAAAGTAACTTTTGCCCGTCTAATTAATTTTTCTGTTGCCATTTGTGCTTCCTTTGTTATTGCCAAATATAGCTGTTAATAAGTTTCAATACAACAATGGGGCCTATTATTGGAAGACCCCGAAACCAGTTAAATTAGTTTAATCCGATGTTGATACCAAGAACACAAGCATCAGTTTCTTCCATTTGAACAGCAACCCTTGCGGTCATTGCAAATTCAGTTACAGAAGAATAGATATTTCTATCTTTTTCAACTTGAATATCACGGCCAATACCTAGAATCATGTTTCTGAATTCTGTTAACCACATTTGAGATTGTGATAGGTAAGAAATCTTAACATCACTTGGTGAAGATAAAGCACCGCCACCGTTTCTTGCGATTGTCCCAGCTGCATAATCCATGTCATAGTCAACGCCTTCAACGTAAGGTGTAACTGGTGAAAGTGGGTTATCATCAATTGATTGAAGAACAACAGTTTCGCCACCAACAACTAGGTTCTTGTGATCTAGGGCAACAGGTGTTGTACCAGTCAAAGTAACGTGTTGAGTGATAAGCGGTGTCTGTGGTAACAATGCTAAAGGAACAAGTTCAATACCAAATGGCATTAAATTCATTTCAGAAGTAGCGGCTTGGTCACCAAGTCCTGTTGCACGTGCAGCAAGATTGTTTCTGAAAAGTTGTTCAGTTGTATCAGAGATAAAGAATTTAAGATTTCTCTTATTCTTCTTAAACTTAGATGGCATTTCAACAATCATGTCACTAAATACTTGGTGACTGATGTTTTGCCCATCATGGTCAACAACGTGAGATTGTCCAGCAAGTTTTAACCAACCATCTTGAAGCTTAAGATATGTATCAACGATAACATCAGTAGGTGAACCACCATCAACTAAGTCACCTTCTGGAACAACAGCACCTAACTTGTCACCTTGAATGTAAAGTTCTTCAAGGTCGTTAGACATTTGTGTTGCCATCAAACGCATAATTGTATCTTCAACTCTTTCGCCTTCCAAGTTTTCCATTACGAATTCATCAGAAAGTTCCCATGGAACCATGATTTCTTCTGGTTGCAATGTAACTTTTGAGAAGTTAGCTTTTCTTCTAACACCTGGGTCTTTAGCTTCTTTCTTAGCTACGGCAACACGTCTACCAACACCAATTTTGTCGATGTCTAGTTTGTCGTTTCTGAAACGTACAACACGTGTTTTACCTTTAAGACCAGTTACATCAATAACGAAATCAATGAACATGTCAGCTTGCGCATCATTCAATCTACCAGCGGCCGCAATATCAGCTGTAGTTATGGCCGCCTTTTGAAGAATTTCTTCATTCGACATACCTTTTTCTAATTCTTTGTCTTCTGCTACTGCTTTTTTCAATTCAGCATTTTCAGTTTCAAGTGCCTTCAATCTTTCTTCAACAGTCAATTCCTTCTTAGCCATTTTTTCCTTCCTTTGTGTTTTTCCGTAAGTTTAGTTATACAATGTTATACATTAATATTAAAAAGTTAAAGGTTTATTTTCTCTTTAAGTTACGCTGTTTCCTTTGGATATTTTTTGAAATATCAGAAAGGCCAACAAGATTACTAAAAACAGATTCACCTTTTTCAACTTCATCATCAGCATCAGATTCTTCTTCATCATCATCGCCTAGATTGAAACTAGCACCCCCTGATTGCTCGATGTCTTCAAGTTTGGTGTTTATTTTTTCCAGTTTTGAATCAATGTCTTCCTTAAAGCTGGAAGAAGAAGTTTTTAATTCTTCTTTAATTTCTTCCTTAAAGCTATCAAGTGACTTTTGAAGTTCGGTCATGGCACTTTTTGTCACGCCTTTTCTTGAATCATTGTTTAAAACAGATTCAATAAGTTCGGACAATTTACCTGCGATTTCACGCAATACGGCCATTCTTTTACCAGAAATTTTTGCACCAGCCTTTTCAACATCTTGACGAACAGACTTGATACTATCATTAATGCTTGTAAAAATTGATTCTTGTTCTTTAGCTTTTTCGCTGTCACCTTCTTCTTTTCTTTCGGCCATCATTGCCATAAGCATGTCGATGGATGCAAAAGTAAGAGATACAACTTCATTCAATGCACCAGCTGCAAAATCATGTAGCTCTAAACTTCTTTCAAGCATACCCGAAACATCTTCAAGATTTTTTTCTAGCTTAACAACTCTTTTAGAAAGTTCATCATTATCCAATTCTGAATCATCTTCACTTTCATCTTCTTCACTGGTTGCAGTACCAGCTGCTTTATTTTTTCCTGATTCGTCTTCATCTTCTGAATCTTCATCATCAGCGTCTTCTTCATCGCCTTCTTCTGATTCGTCTTCATCTTCTGAATCTTCATCATCTTTTTTGTCTTTATCTTTGCCTTCATCATCAGCTTCTTCTTCTGATTCGTCTTCATCTTCTGAATCTTCATCAGCTTTTGTTACTTCGTGAAGTTTTACATCTGGGTAAGATTCTTTGAATTTTTCAATGTCAAAACTAAATGTACAACATTGATCGAAAACACCTTTTTCAAAATGTTCTAAAGCACATCCAATACAAACGCTATTCCTTAGTCCAGCACCCATTGTTTCAGCTTCCACTTCTTTAGTTATCCCACAAAAGTGACAGTGTTCACCACACTTGTCTGAATCAGCTTTCGCAATTTTTTCAGACCACTTAGGCATAGCTTTAATAAGTGGTAATTTTTTTACTTTGGCCACTTTTGCCCCCTTTTTATTGTTTTTATTAACACTTTTTGTTATATAGAATGATTCACCAATAGCCGCCATATCAACAGCTGATACTTCATCAACTTCTAAATCAAAGATTTCCTTTACACCCTTCTGAACTTTTTTTGTCTTAGCCATGATTTTATTCCTTACCTGTTACGGGTCTTGATTTTGCACGTCCACCAATAGAGAAACCAGTTATTTTCCCAGTCTTAACCAGTGCCCAAACTTCATCATCAAAAACCTTCATGGTCATTACCCATGTACCTTTTTTAATATTCCTACCATTCATATCAAATTCTACTGGTGCAATAAATGTTTCGACAACGGCCATCTTCCTGGAAAAGTCCATGTGTTGGAACCCAGTTTCACCAGCTTTATCAACAACGCCAAAACCTAATGACTTTAAAAAATCAGGGTCATCTTTAAAAGCTAACTTAACCATGTATCCATGTGCAGCTTTTTCAATTTCTGGTGAAGAAATAATATCGTCTTGAAGGTCAATATTATCAGGGATTAAAACAGGGCCAGTCATCAATCTTTTTTCGTCATTCTTTTGGATAACATCATATCTTAGTGCGAATGATTTATTAAGTTCTTCTTTGAAGTTTTCTACATCATAATGTGACATAGCTTTTTTAAATTTGTCCTTCAAACTCATTTGTTGTTCCCCTTCATCCTGTTCAACATCAGTCATTTCATCTATTGTTCCAGATGCTACGACATTATCATTTTGTGGTTCTTCTTTTTCGGCCATGAACCCAATAACAGCTTCAACACCTTCGGTTATTCTGATTCTCTGTAATGTACTTTCTTCAAATGCATCACGTGACATAACTTGAAATGTAAAAATTCCTTGTTCTGGTAAAACTTGCGAAGACTTGATATTCAAACCTTGGTCTAAAACAAAAATTGTTGCTTGACCAACATCAGTAAATCTTTCCCTTGAAAGGATTAAGCTTTCAATTCTTAAACCTTCGCCTAGTCTTGTCATTCTTTTGATAATGATTTTTTCAACAGCTTTTGACAGAATTTCTTTGTACTGTGTTTGATTTAATTTTTTTACTAAAGCAAAATCCATTTCCATGGGGTCTTCACTTCTTTTTAAATTCAAACTTTGAAATTGTTTTACTGACTTCGCTGCATCCATCACTTCTTCGATTAGGTCACCTGGAACCAGGCTTACATATTCTTCGTCCATGATTGGAAGAACATGTTCATGGACACCACTTAATGTTGTGGTGTTGACTTGTAATTCATGGTAGTGGGGTTGGCCATCTTGTGTTTCAAATTGTATTGGGCCATCTTGTGTTCTTACGGTAACAACATGTTTATGCCTTTCCAATTCTGGGCCAACTGTGTTTGTTGATGGGTCGAATTTATGTTGATGTTCACCGCTAAGGTCAGTCATTAAAATTCTGTCGTTAACAAAATATATGTGCTTATGTCTTCCATCATAATCTGTTTTTCTAGCAGTAAGAATTAGCTTGTGGGCATGTGCCCCACCTTCACCTACTGTTTTGATAATTGTTTTCGCCATTAGGTTTTTCGTCCTTAAAAACTTCAAAAATAATTGTCAGTTCTATTATGTTATACTTTGTTATACATTTAAAGCAAATTTTTTTTTAAATTACCATACTAAAATTGTTTGGCGTTGCATTAACTTACTTGTTTAAAAGTGTTATATTTTTGGCCTTCTTCTACCAATTGGAATGAACCTTTACCCCAACCAATTCTTTCACCATTGGGCACATACCCCATTGTGATTACCTGTCCACGTTCTTGGATTAGATCAACAGGGTGTATTTCAACTTCACCGTTCAAGTATATTACCTTGGCCCTGTGTTTTTTGACTGTTGATTCTTCCATATTCCCCTTTTAAGCTGGTTGAAGTTCTGACCTACAATTTGTACCCCAGACTACCTTTCCATTGCGTCTAACAAGCATTATATGGTTTTTCTTCAATTCTAAGTCATATACAATACCATTATATGGCACTCTTTTCACTATCCTAGGCACCCTAAATTCAGAGTTTATTTCGGTGATTTTATGCCCATCATAGTTAATTGTATAAATTCCATTTTTAAATTGCTTCTCTACACCGGCAGATTTATCTAAATAATAGGAGCAACTTTTACCTACTTTAATCAAAAGTTCGCCTAAATCTGATGCTAATTGCGGTGATGATGTGTAGTATAATTTAGTATTTTCAAAATCACCATCTTTAAAGTTTGTACTTTCCTTAATAGAACCATCACAGCTATTAAAGGCATCTAAAAATATTCTAATATTACTTGGTGACATTTTTTTAATTATCTCCGGTACAAATTTTTCATGCGAATGCCCAAATTGTTCACAGTATTCACCAACACGGGTATCATAAATATGCAGTTTTTCTGTTGTCCTTGTTACGTTTTTGAATCCCATTAGTTTTAATCTTTCAAACATTTTTTCTGAACCTATTTGTTGTGCAATATTAGCATACCTAGATTCACTACCATAACCTGTACTTCTTGTTGAACCATCTGATAGGTAATACCCCATAAATTCACAGAAATATTGTGGCTTCATTTCTAGGCCACAAACATCAACTGTTCCTATATTCCCACCCTCCCATTTGGACGATAAATATAATTTAGCTTCTTTACCAGCTTTCAAAAATGAATCCATTTCACAGTAAAATTTACTTAGGTTCCTACCACTCTTACCGTTATCAACACGTTTAAAATAAAACATCATATGATCTGGTGTAACCATCATATCCAAAGATTTTTGGTTATTAGTTAAGTGAACCATTTCACCGCTGAATGGGTATTCTTGTTTCAACCTAAAATCTGTATACTCTGGTATTAATGTATCTGGGTTAAGACTAAATATCTTATCTAATGGTTCAACATCCTTAAATAATTTCCACCCAGTATTTGTTAACACTTCTGTTATGTCATCATAACATCTTCCATGTAATGGTGGAACCACAACACCAGCTTCGGCCAATGCATCACTAGACTTCTTATCATTTAGCTTCTTACCGGCCTCTAAATTGAAGTCTGAAAGGTTCCTAGTAAACGGTGCTATAACCTTTAACTGTTCTACATTTTCTGCGCTTAAAACCTTTTCCTGGTGTTCTACAGCGTGTTCAATGGTGAATATCCTTCCATCCATCTGACTACAAATGGTAGATGTTGTACGGTCAATAATAGCATTAAAAATCAAATTCTCAATACCAACTTCTGACATCAGATTTATTTGCCCGAAATTCCTAGCATAGGTAACATTTGTAGCGTTTAGCATTTCAAAATAAGCAGTTGTTGAGGCCTTACCAGCTGCTACTGATGCTGGCAAAGCACCTGATGCATTACCACCCAATGACTTTGTAAGTTCTTGTTCCAGAAATTCACTAGCATCAGCTTGATTTAGTCCACGCTCTAATGCTGTTTCCAAAGTTCTTGACACTTTATGTTTTAAAGTATTAGGGAAGTGGTCACCTATGGAAACATTTTCCAACCTTGCTAAATTTTCATAAGCTGCTTTATCTAATTCACCCAAAGTATTCACTTTAAATACTTCTTCCAATTTCTTTATTTTTTTCTTGGTAAGGTACTGCCCTTTTTCCCAATCTTTTATTACCTTCTCATTTTTGAATATACCCTTATCTGGGTTAAAGTCATAAAATTCAAATTTAATAAAACTTTTACTAGATGCAGTTGGTGATGAAAGTTTAAATTCTTTACCAAATCTTTTCTTGTTGATTTCGTAGATTTCTTTTATGTCATCCTCAACACGTTTCTTTGTTTTATTTTCTATACCATTAAATGATTTTGTTAAGCTGGAAAGAACTCTGTCAGCGTCCTTTTTAGAAAATCTTTTGGTAGAATTCCCGAACGTTTTAATTGATTTATTAATCGCTTTGGTTGCAGTTGTGTTCCAGTTATTACTTAGAATCCTAGTTAAACTTTTCTCAATCCTATTTATTTTTTCACCATCATTATCCTTTTCGGCCTTAACTAATTTATCAGAAAGACTTCTGAATAATTCTTCACGCTTTTCAAAGGGTAATGACCTAAAACTTTCTATCCATTTAGTGTTCATGCTTAAAATAATCCCTCTTAATTTCACCGAATGCTTCAATATCAAGAATAGATTCCATAGCATCAAGTAGTGCTTTATGTGGGTCTATAGAATCATGAAGCACATCAACAATACTTTTTTCTTCTTCCTGATTATCTGGGTTCTTATCTTCACCCTTATCACCTTCTTCTTGGCCCTTCGGTGCAAGTGTACCTTCACTATTACTTCTGGCCATACCACGTGCGAGTTTACCAACAGAAATGCTAAAAGGTAAATCAGGGTTGAAGTCTGGGTCATTTTCAATAAGTGCTGGTAATTTTCTGTTAAGTACATCTTCAAGAATCATGTGTGCAATTCTAGGCGTAATACCACCAGTTTTTTCAGCTGTTGAAAGAATCTTTACCAGGTCTTCGTCATTAGTTACGTTAGGTGATTGGCCCTTAATTTTATGGAACCTGATACCTTGCTGGACAAGAATTTGGTTCCAGCATTCATCAATAGATTCCCTTTCAGGGTTATATACATATTTTTCGGCCATCTTTTCAGAAGTCTGTGCTGAATCACGTGTTATTTCTTCTGTTTCACCAACCATAACTGGTGGTTGTCTAAAGCCACGTCTAATTTTTGCATTATTTTTATCATCATACTTATCCCAAAGTGCATCAGTATGTTGTTCATTTGTTAACGGCTTAATTTCAATTTTCATTGAAGAAGCACCACTAAGTGCATCGTGATTTGATTCACCTTCTAAGATCAAAAATTTAGAGTAATTTAAATCACCTTTTATTGATGTATCAACAAATTCTTGTAACCTTTCAATGGAACCATCAGTTAACATACCACCAGAAACCATTACGGCCATTGATGGAACGTTGTTATTTTGAAGCGTAAGAATGTTTGATTCTTCACCAGACCTGGAACCCTTAATCGCAATTATGTTACCAGCATAAGATGGCATACCATAGGGTGTTCTTCGTGTAGTAGGTATTTTAAAATGGTAAAGTTCACGGGCCAGCATATCCCTTGGAACTTTCTTACCCTGGGAATCAACAATAGCTGGTTTCCCATCAATATTTCTTTCCCTTAATACTTCACCAGTTCCAGCATGAATTGGCCGTGGGTCACGAAATTCTTTGAAGAAAACTTTTTTCTTGCCAACAATTTGGACATATTTTCTAAGTCTAACTAAAAATGTTTTTTCTTTTAGTTGATAATTTTCATTAACATATTTCTGTGCAATTCTTGTGAACTTATTGTCAGCTTTCACAATCCACATATTTGATGGTTCAATTCTATTATAACATGAAAACATTCCATCAACTAAACCAGGAACAAGTTCTAGCCACGCATTACCTGTTGCTTGCTTATCTTTTTGAAGTTGTTTTCTTAATTCTTTTAATGTCTGGCTAGGATTAGGATTTTTCATCAGATGCGTTTCAAGCCATCTTCTTTCTGTGTTTATTTCAGTCTTAAAGAATTCTTCCTGGGCCTCTGTTAGGTTTTCATCCAGCATAATTCTTTGGCCAAACCCTTCAACACCGATTGCCATAGCATCTAAATTCTGACCTAACGAACCAGAATATTCTGAAAGAACTGCAAGTTCACTTTGGGATAAAGGCGGTTTTACAACTTTGCTGGAAAAACCAAGTTCGTAAATATCTTCGTCAACGATAGCACTAGAACGTTCCTTTCTGATGTTCTTTGTTTCAACACCTATTACGGTTGCCCTTAATATGTGCTTATTCCCATTTACATCTTGAACAGGTATTGTTTTAGTTTGCCTTAACGTAGGGTTTCCCCTTTTGATTAATTTCTTCTTCGCCATAATTATTTCTTCCTTAAACTAAACCAGGTTCTTTATCTCTTACTCTTTTCTTATTATTAAACGCTGTATTAACTGCAATATCAAGCGCATCAAATAAATCTTTATACCTTCCATCAGGCATTTTTAAAAGGTGTTCTTGAAGGCCATGCATTCCTTCATTCAGAAACACTTGACCCCTTTCAAAATAGGCCGATAGTTTCCAGGCCCTCATAGTCTTATCAGTGTCAGTGAATATAGGTACGGCCCTAACGTTAGATAACTTTTTGTCCGTGCGCATATCCTGTAATAAGGCCCTCTGGTAACCATTTGCTTCCACCGCCACACGTATTGGGTCATACTTCCTAAACATTCTTCCAATAACTTCTTTCTGTTTAGTATAATGCGTTACTCTGTTGTAATAGTCTAGCACATAAATGTTCATTGTCTTAGGGTCAATTCCAATTGTGCAATGTGCAAACTTATCAGCATTTTCGGCCTGCTTAATTGCAAGGTCAACGCCTTGGAAAATTTTAAGTTTACTTCTATCAGGTAGTTCATCAGCTGTGTACCATTGGAACCAGTCAACTTGGAAAATTTTACCCTTCATGGCCTCAACATCATTCTGCATCTGGGAATTGAAGATGATAGTACCCTGTTGCTTCTTAAGTCTTAGAAGGAATTTAACACTAAACTTTTCTGGCCAGAAAGATTCGTACTTCTTATGCATTGGCCAAGACTTCTTATAATATTTCTTTTTGAAAAGTGAAGGGATACGAATGTACAGTTTCTTTTTAACTTTACCTTTTTTGTTTTTAACCGTGAAAACCGAGTCAATTAATACACCATAAATATCATCTGGGTGATACCTAGTACCAATAACATTCATGTCACCATCTGGTTCTAATGTTGGGTGAAGAATTTTATATAACCACGTTTTTAGTTTTTCACGTTGTGCTTCTGTTTTTGAATTTTCTTCATCAACTAAATCGTCCGCATAAATTTTGTCAAAGTGTTTCGAGGCCAGGGCACCAGTATAACCAACGGTTGATACTGTAGGTTCTTTTGCAGTTGAAGTTCTTTTCTTTACATTTATTTCACCATCATTCCAAAGTGTACCTTTTTGTAAACCAAAAATTTCCGTTACCCTTGGTGATGTTAATTTCTGTTTTATTTCCCTTAAGAATCCGATTGCGTTTGTATCAGTTTTACTAGCAATCAATATTCTGATGTCTGGGTCTTTTAAGATGTCCAAAATAATATTTGAAATAGTAAGAATTGTAGATTTACCACCACCCCTTGGTGCCAATGCCAAGTGCCACTTCTGGCCCTCAATATCAACGTAGGAATTTTTTTGGTGATACCACATCAGCATGTGGAAATCTTGAAGCTTGTTGTACCCCAGAACTTCTGTCATTAATAAATCAATCCTATTATGATTTAGGATTTGATCTTTTAACCATGAATTTGTTACTAGCTTCTGTTTCTTATGTGCATCAATGGCCGCTTGGCGGTTCTTAATAGCTGAAACATGTCTAGGGTCTGTGACTAAGTTTCCCATTCTGTTTAGCTTCCTACAATTTCATTAGTACCATCCCAAACAAATTCTTCTAGTGAAAAATGTGCTCCACAACCGCAACAATAAGTACCATTATAAAATTTGGGGTCACGTGCATAGGTTTCTGCAATTGAAATTCCCATCTTAGTTAATGTCCCACATTTTACATGTACATAACTTGTTCTTACAGGTCTTACAAAACCTTTTTTCCTTTCTTCTTCACTAAGAACAACATAACCTTTTTGTTGGCCATTCTCTTTTAATTCCCTATGGTCATCAGTTACAGGGCCACCATCAGTTAGTGTCCTTTGACTTCTATCAACTTCTGGAATATTGATTTCTTCTTTTTTTATTTCTAACGGTTGTGTGATGTAGCCTAAAGCATTACTTCTTTTTCTTGCCCTTTCATATTGGTACTTCTCAACATAAGCAGCTTTATCATGTGATTCCCTATCTGATAGGTCTTGGAATTTCATACCTTCTTCATCATCTGTGCAAGTTACATCACCGAACCCGATAACTTCACCATTTTCATCAGCAACAACTTGAAGTGCTAAACCCATCGGGTGCAAGAATTGTCTGTTTAATTCCTGTAAGAAACCTTTTTCCCTAAACTCTTTTGCTTTCATATTTCTTCTTTTGCTCATTTGACTACCCTATTTTTTTGAAGAAGTTCCCCATCACCTTTCTTATGCGGTTTTACCCACGTCCAACCATCAACATTTTTTTCGCCTTGACGGTTTTTCCCTGTACCTTTAAATGAACGCCAATGGCCCCTTACTTCCCATGAATGTGACCACTCAATATTCTGATTAAAAAATTGAGTGTCACTACACCTTTTGCTGGGGTCAATATAAATTGCGTTGGCCTTTATTTTAATAGTTTCTTTTTTACCGTTAAACCTACATTTAGTTCTTGCGGTAAATTTAAAATTAGCTGTTCTGTTATTTAGTTTGGCCAGGTAAATTGATATTGGTGCATAAACTGAATCGACATTTGAAGGCTTGTCATCATCCGTAAAAGTTAGAATAGACTTCTTAACATATTCTTCAAAAGAACCATCATTTCTTAATTTATTGTAAGAAGCAAATGTTATTAACCTTGTCGGTGATTCTTCATGCACTACAATCATTTGCATGTTTTCCATAGAATTGTTATCTCTTACAGTGTACAAACTATGCCAGTCATCAGCTGGTTCTAATGAAAATGTCTGGAAAGGAATATCAATCGGTAATTCACCGCCCAGTGTTTCCTTGTCTACTTGCGAATTCGCTAAACCTTCCACCATTTTAAACATTAATGGTTTTATGTTTTTAATTATCTCAAAGAAAAACTTTTTATCTTCTTCACTTATAGGATAGTAGCCATCAACAGTTTTCCCGTGCAACATTATACTGCACATTTTTTCTAGTTTATTGATACGCATTTCTTTTATAGGGTCATAACCCATACGCTCTACAGCTTGTTGATGAAGTTCACCATTATCTACAGTGGTCAAATCTTTAGACTTGTTAATTGTATCCAATATAAATTGCGTGGCCTTAGTATCCATTTTATATTCTCTTTTTTAACTTAACTTTCATTTTCATTTTTGTTTTCTTCTGCTTAGGTTCTTCTTCAATTATCGAACCGCTGGGAATGTACTTCCTGACTTTTTCTTCATCATCTTCTAACGTTGCAAGAAGTTCAGGCCGCATTTCAATAATGTTACCATTGGCCATAGCATTCAATCTTGCTACTTCATCGGCCACTTCTTTCTTAACATCATCTGTAGACATTGTAGAAAAAGTCATTTCAGTTTCAACAGAAACTTCGTTACCTTTCTTCTCGATGAACCCCATTTCCTGCCCAGTCTTCAAAACGTCTTTGTTAATCTCATGCTTCATTTTTATACAGGCAACCAGTGCTGTGTATTGATGCTTCCATTTAAAACGTTGTTGCATTTCTTCCAGGTCATTTATGTTTTGACGGGATTTCTCAACGAATTCTGTATAAACTCTTACGTTGTTTAAGTTCTGGAAATTATCTGTGTCAGTTACATGGATTCTTTTTTTAACTGCACTAAGAACTTGCGGTTTAGAAGTCAAACCTAACTTCTCTAAAATTTTAAAGTCAGAGTGCCCACGGCCAATTAATTGCCTTACTTCTTCTTCAAGTGCATTCTGTTCAGTGGCCGTTAGTCCCTTACTTTTTTTAATTTTATTTTTTTTCTTTTTAGATTTTGTTGCCATAATTATTCTTCTATTTCGCCTGTGTCATAAACTGTTATTAAATTTTTACCTTTATCTAAACCATCTGGTGAAATATACGGAACGCCTAAACCCATTAGGTCATCCCAATTAACATCAAGTATATTGTCTTCATCAGCTTGTGTTACTAATTGTGAACAGTAATTTGTTGGATGTATCTTGTCACCATTTTTATTTCTAGGGTCTAGTTTCTCTTTGGCCAGAAATGCGTAATTATATTTTGAACCTTTGTGCTTCCAAACATTAGTAATAAATTTATCTACACCCCATCGTGGGTCAACAACTCTTTTTATTCTTACACGTTCACTTTCTGAACATACTTTGTGTAAATCAGTTTCGTAGAATCCTTTATGGGTCATTTCTACAACTTCAATTAAACCTTTGCCCTTGCCAACCACGATAGCAGCATGTGACCAATCACCTGGAATAAGTATTGAAGTTAATTTCCTATAATCAACGGTAAGAAGGATGTCACCAACTTGAACTTCACTGTAGAATATTTGGAATTTAAAGCGTGGGAATCGGGGGTAATAGGTAGTAAACCGAATATAAGGAATATATTTTTCCAATATATTAGACCAGAAATGACTTCCAACAATTGCGTAAGCTAATTTTCTTTTTAAACGTACAAGTAAACTAGGTTTCTTTTCTTCCATGTTTCTTCCCTGATTTCCTAACGAATCCAAATCCATTGCATTCGTCACATTGTTTCCTACCGTGAACTACTGTTTCGATAATTTTTTTAACTGTCTCACTATTTAGTTTACCATCATCATTTAATTTTTCCAGTATTTCATTACCCTTATACTTGATTGTTGTGATTCCTTCTAATATGTATTCACTGGAAGAACGTACTTTGTGCCCTTCACCTTTACAGTGCTTACAGATTTCAAAATCTTCATTGAACTTGTCCATTGCTTGACCAACAGTCATTGGTTCTGTGCTTACGCAATTTCTTACAGAGATATAACCTTTTGAACGTTTTGGCATAATTAGTCCTTTTTCTTGGCCCTAGTTGAAACATACTTTTCATAGAATGCTTTCTTCTCTGTTATCGCATAGGAACCTAGAACTTTACCCGTCATTGAAGTAACAACCAGTGTACCGCCTTCATACTTTTCAACAATTACTGGTTTACCCGTTTTAATACTCTTATGGGTTGATCTATCATTTTTTGCCATCTGTCATTTCCTTTGTATAACTACATTGTAAGAATATGTTTCCTACAATGTCAAACACTATTATTAAACTTCATAAACTGATAGTATAGCATCTAAAGCTTCACTCATTGAACCTATTCCATCTTCCAGTAGCACCCCATCTTTATAAACAGCAATTGTGCTACCCATCTTATAAATTTCATAAGTAATACCATCTATGATAAATGTTCTGTCCATATTAAACCGCCTTCCCTTCTTTCACCCTATCAAGAACAAATGAATTACCAGCTTTTAAGTCATCAATTATTTTGTCCATAATTCGGCCTAATTTTTTCAAGCTTTGTACATCTTTTTTATCGTGTGCTAACCAAAAGTTCTTTTCAAATTCTGGTAAAACTTCGTGGAACATTTTGCCAACCATATCTTCAATTGAATTCATACCTTTTAAGATGTACTTTGCATGGTAGTTAAATTGGTCAAACATATATTCCCCTTGGTTGGTTTGTTAATATTATTATATCCTACATTGTAGGATTATTTTTATTCAATGCCTACAATATTAAATAGTGGTTCCATCTTGGATGGATTGTTTGCCATCTTACCAAGCCCAGCAAATTGAACTATTAAAGTTACAGCTGACATTTCTTCACCAGCTGTTTGCATGATTTGTTTGCACCCAATACCTTTCATACTCTGGAAGTAGTATTGACCTTTTCCCATTTCCTTTTCAAAGCCTGTATCATCTACCAGTTTAAGGTAAGTAAATGCGCAAGCTGATGAATCACCATGTGCTGCAATCATTGTGTCACCGATAACTAGAACTTTAAACTTCTTACCCATAAAAAACTTAGGGTCATTAACATAGTCATTTGCAATACTAATGAATGGTACTTTATTTTGCTTTTTCTTCTGTACTTTCTGGTGCTTCTTAAACTCTTTTTCTGTTACAACTTCACTTTCAGCTGGTGCTTCGTAATTAACATAATCTGTCCCACCATTGCTGTGTGCTGATTGCATGGCCCTTGTGTTCTGTTCATTGATAGCCTTAATCTGTTCTTTAGTTAAAGCGAAGCAATTAATTGATACTAATAAGATTAATAGAATTTTCATATTCCCCCCTATGTATTAGCTGGCCACGGCCATTTTGTATTTTTTTATGTACCCTTCTAATTCATTAACATCTTTAGCGAATATTTCCTGTATGTCGTACTTCTTTTTATAGCGTTCTTTGTCCATAACAATATCAAACCAAGAAGTGAAAAGTATTACTGGTATGGCCTTATTATTTTTTCTAAGTTCCTGGATGAATTCTAGTCCGTTCATTCTAGGCATCTGGTAATCACTTACTATTAAGTCGAATTCTTTAAAATCCCTTAATTGCCTTAAACCTTCAACACCATTTTCTACATGTACTATTTCGCAATAGTCTTCAAGAATCATTTTTACAACCCCAGCTAATTCTTTAGTGTCTTCTAATAATAAAACTTTCATCTTATCCCCTTATTTCTTGTTGTAATATCTAATTTTAATAATTTCTTTAATCTGTGACTTAGGTATCCAAACACTTGTAAATGTACCTTGTTCCTTACTAAGTTTCTCTAAAGCAGCAACAACTTCTTTAGCCTTTTCCATAGTTGGTCTTCCTAGGCCAATCTTTTCAGCGCAAATAGGGCCAATTCCAGTAGCACGTGAAATATCATTAATTAATTCACGGCCACAAACACCGCAACGTGAAGTAATACCACTAAAAAATTCAGCGTCAACACAATAAGCTTTAGCAGTTTCACGCTTAACTTTAATTACTTTAAGGTTACGAAATGCAAAAGCAGTACCCATATTTTCTTTTAAACGAACAGAAAGCCATTTTGATACTTCAAAAATATTACCGTCTAAATCATGGGGTAACATAATAGTAGGGTCATCATCCATAGAATTAGATTTAAGTTCTAAATCCATAGACTTTGCTTCTTCAAGAAAAGGTATAATGTCAGAAAATTCTTTCACATAAATACATTGAATATCATCACCAATGGATTCTACAGCATCACTCCAAAATCTATACTTATCTGACAAAACTTCTCTATACCATGCCCAAGTGATACCAAATTTTTTAAGTGTAAAACCTAAAGCTTGAAACTTATTATTTAATCCGTAAGTCTTACCATAAGCAATAGCGTAACCATCAGAAATGGGTGGTAATTCTAAAGTATCTTCTATTTTTTTAATATGGCTTAAAGTCTTTTTAACTACTGTTTTATAATTAGTGCGTAAAGCATAATCTACTTCATCACGTAACGACTTACCTTTGAACTTAGTGTGCGGCTTAGTAGCTAAGGTTGCACCGTACTTATCAGATAAAATCTTAAGTTCAGCTTGCAATTTTAATAAGTCAGACATAAGCATTTCCCTTGATTAGTTTCTATATAACTATAATATCCTACATTGTAGGAAAGATCAAACAAAATCGTGCAACCTAAGTACATGTTTTTCCTACATTGTAGGATTATTTTAATCTATTACCCTTTTGGCCCCAATGATTTAATCTTTTTAATAACTCTAAATCCTTGAAGTCAACCTTAACGTTACCATTTTTAAATATTGTCAAAGTAAAGTAAGGGCCATCAACGAATTTTGAACCTTTCCTTAACTCTATGTTTGTAAGTGCTGTTATGTTATTCTGTACATCTGGTTGAATTCCACTGTCAACTAGGTAACAGGCCCTTTCTAAGTCATCTATTAAGTTAAATTTAGAATTCATGCTGGAAACATACCATGGTAATTCTGAACCGCTGTAAATGTGGAATATGGTGGCCCTAAAACTCTTTGGTATGCCAGTCTGTATTCTTTTTTCACGGTTATTGTGCTTGTTACCTTTACTAAAGACAATATTGGTTACTTCTTCATAAATCTTCTTAATCATTGCCGTTGCTGTAGCATCTTTAGAAGTCATAAACTTATTTATAGTGTTCATTACATTATCGTAATTAAATACAGGTGAATTGTTTTCCAGATTTTCAAATAGCTTTTCCTTGTCTGTAGTGGTTAAGTATTTTTCCACTTGGTATTCATTAAGGCAATCATGCCAGAAAGTAATGTCCAGTTTCTTCCTTACAACTTCAATGTCATCATCGCCAATGAATTCTGGGTATCTTATTATTTTCGATAACTCGCATGTTGCGTGCTTTAACTTCTTGGCCAGCTCTATTATTTCCATTATCAGCTTGGCCTGTTCATCCCTTCGCTTGCATTTTTCCTGTATTGATTCCTTTATTGCTATTTCCCTATTATACATAGGTTACCCCTATGGCCCCGAAGGGCCTTTTATTTATTATGCTGCTATTGCTTTTCCTAAGTGTCTAAAGAAATCTAAAACATCACCGTTAGCAAAATCAATTTTAACAATTACGTTTTTGATTTGTACTTGTTCAGATGATGGTGCAATTAATATGTGTTCAAGGATAACACCGTAAGTAAAAAAGTTTGTTCCACTTGGCCCTTCAACTTCAAAAGATGCTTCCATGTCTAAACCTTTTTCTTCAATAAAAGTATTAATCCATTTTGTAAAGTTCATATTAACCCCTTCGGTTGTTTTGTTAATACAATAATATCCTACATTGTAGGAAAAGTAAAGCGAATTCGTGCGTGTTAAGTTGCTAAAATTCTTACAATGTAGGATTATTTATAGATTATAGTTAGGTTTATCATGCTTTAATTCGTATTCATCAGAAATGTAACCCTGCTTTTCAAGTAAGTTCATAAACTCAATAGCTATTAATGATTCAAGTTTCTTGTGTGCTGGGGTATGGTTCCAATGGTTCATGTGCGCTAGTTCGTGGGCCAGGTGTTCCAGTATCGTTATTTTACCGTAAGTAACTTTGTATCTGGAATATGGATTAAGCCTTTTAGTTCTGTAAACATATAGGTACAGAGATATATAAAAGATTTCATCAGTTAATTCATCCTTCATAATAACGGCCCTGAAATTATGAACCTTATCTACCCTTCCCTTTAAGGCCTGTATCTTAGGAAGCCTAGCAATCGGTACTAAGTGTTCTACACATTCCAGGAACGGTCTAACCCACTCAAGTTCTGGGGCAATCTTTGTTTTATTTGAAGATGACAAGTTTTTCATTATTATCTTTTACCTTATCTTCGTATGAATCACATAATATAGGTGTTCTTAAAACCATTCCATTTTCAGGGTGGTTTATAAATAATGCTTGCTGTGGCCTTTCAAAAGAGAAGTTGAATTCATTTGCAAATTCGTCATAGCCTTTAATAGAACCATTAACAATTAGTTGATTGGTATGAATGTACTGGTGAAAATGTCCTAGCATCATTACATCAAAGTTCCTATTGATAGCTTGCGCCTTCTGTTGTTTCCTAGAACGTCCCAGCATTAACGGTGTAAAGATTCCACTAATACCACTACCACCACGGAACTGGTCACCGTGTGTTAGTAGGAAACCTTGGTCATATATTTTGAAATGTGCATCAGGGCCATCAGGTATTAGGAAATTTACACGTTTATCATTTTTGAAATGTCTCTTAAGGAATTGGTAAATTAACCATTCGTAATTATCGAATACTTTATTTTTCATCCTTTTCTTTTGGTGATGCCTTCCATGGTTCCCAACAACAGCTGGAATAAAAATCTTATCAAAGTATTCCAGGTGAAGTTCAATTCCACCAATTAATAAATCAGTTAATAGCAGTAATGAACGCTGGATAGAATCTTCATTTGTTTCTGCAAGTTCTTCATGTATGTTACCACTTAATAAATCACCACCAAGTGCTATAACCATTCCATCGTATTTAGGTTTAACAGTTTTATTAAATAGAATATCAATTGAGGTATTGAATGTGTGCTGAATCCTTTTTGTTGCTACTTCTCTGTTGTATTCATTCACACCGCCAATCTGGGTGGAACTTACCACTTCATCAAAATGTATATCAGAAAGAAATAGGCAAGGGATACCATGCGTTTCACTTTTATTTT